TCAGGCAGTGCTTGTTGGTTGCACGAGACGCTCTGACGCGGATGCTGTGACCTCTGGTGAGAGGTGTGCGTAGCGGGCCGACATGCTGATCGTCTTGTGGCCGGCCAGGACTTGAATTTCCTTGATTGAGACCCCGGCCATCGCAAGCCACGAGCAGAATGTGTGCCTGTTTCCATGCCAGGTGTAGTTCGTGATGCCGGCCTGTTTGAGCGCAGGCCGTAACCAGGGGCGATAGTCCGCGTATGGCCCTGAACGCGGAAAGATCGAATCGGTCGGCTTGTGAGGGACCATTGTTCGCTGCGACTCCAAAGCCGCGCGTGCGATGCTGTTGAGAGGAACGTTTCGCGCCGACCCGTTCTTCGTATTGGTCAGCCTTATTAGGCGCCTGTCGAAGTCCACCTGGGCCCACGAGAGGGTGAACTGCTCAGTTAACCGCATCCCTGTGAAGACACTCACGACAAACGACGGCAATTGCTGAGGATGGTCCCGCTTAATGATCGTAGCCAGTTTGTCGTACTCTTCGCGGCTCAAGAACCGGAGACGCGCGTTGTTCTCGCGCCGCGGGCGGACCAGGCGGGCCGGATTCACACCAACTTTGCGATTCCGTTGACCCTCCCGATAGCAGAGCGAAAAGAATGCACGATAGCGGTTTGACGTTGCTGGTGTCTTGCAGTGTGAAGAAATCCAGCGGTCCAGTTCTTCTGGCGTGATCTCCTCGGCTGGCCGCGAGCCAAGAGCGGCCCGGGCAATCTTGGCCTTGCACTCATAGCCTTTCACGCTCTTATTGTGTACCCTGGCAAACTCCAGCGCGCCGTCGATCAGTGCGGAGAGTGTCACCTTGCCGTTTCGCAGATCGGGCAATTTGATGCCTCGTCTTGCATCAGCCTTCCGGACACGATAAAGATCGACGGCAGCAGACCGAGCCCCAGCCTTTTCCCGGTGCTGCTTTCCGTCCTGGTAGAAGTTTATCCACCAGATCCCCGACCCCTTCGGACGCTCAAAGATTCCCCTTGCTGGTTTCACTTCCCGTTTTGCCATTTCGCTGCTCTTTCTCGGTGCCTGTTTTAATGGACTGATAATATCGTGAATCCCCAGGGAAGTGCACTGATGCCTGTGCCGGCTATCCCGCTGCAAAACGATGCCCATCCTGTGTAGCTAAACATCAGGCTTCAGCTACGGCTTGCGGCCGAATCGGATTGGTGTGGTTTCCCCTGGCGAACAGACGCAAGCTCTCGCGGATCACCAGTACCTTACGGCCAACGCGCCGCGTCTCCAGATCCCGGTTGCTGATGAGGTAATCGACCGATCTCACTGACAGACCTAGGCTGAACGCCGCTTCCTTACGTGTGAAAAGCCACTTCTCGACTTCTGGCATTGCTTCAACTCCTCGGCGCTGGTGCGCTATGTGTTCAGTCTGTGCGCTGGAGTGCCTTCACTGAATACAGGAAATCACCTAGTCTCTTATGAAGGGTTTCTTCAATAGGGCTCCCGTTATTCAAGAAATCGATCGAAAGCTTTACTAAGGCTCCTGAGCCTTTGGTACATATTTCTGCTCTCGCAAGCTTGTTGCATGAGCGAATACCACAAGATCAAGAACATGACCGAACTGCAGGTTGCTTACTTTGCAGGCCTTCTCGATGGTGAAGGCTGTGTACGGATTGGCACCTTCAAGAACTCCGCAGGAAAACTGCGTTATCGTGCACACGTCGTTGTCGGAATGACAGATATTCGACCAATCAACTGGCTTTATGAACACATCGGAGGCCATATCTATGTGGACAAGAAGCTGCGAAAGAAAGGTTCCAAGCTTTGTTTCTGCTGGAACATCAACGCGAGCGAAGCTGCAGCCGTTCTGACTCGCGCTCTTCCTTTGCTTCTCGTCAAACAGAACCAAGCCGAGAATGTTCTGGCATTTGTACAAACTCTGAGAAAGAAGAAAGACCCAAGGGAGCTGGCTCCTACTGTTCTTGACATGCGCAAGAAACTCTTCCTGGTCAGCAAAAGCCTGAACCAGAAAGGAAGAGCAGCCTGAATGTCCATTTTCCACAAGATTGAAACCCTCTACGAACGTGACGAACACTTCAAAATCGGACCGGATTTGGTTCTGAGAAATCGCGTCTACGACACCCTCAAGACTTGGTGCTGGACCGAGAAGGTTGACGGCACCAACATCCGCGTGATCTGGCAGGGCGGCAAGCTGAGCTTCGGCGGCAAGACCGACAATGCGTCGATCCCGGCCGACCTGGTGAAGTGGCTCTACGAGAACGTCACCCCTGAGAAGCTGGCAGCCTGTTTCCCCGACGGCGACGACGTCGTCATTTACGGCGAAGGGTACGGCGCCGGCATCCAGCGTGGCGGCCTCTACGGGCCGACCAAGAAGCTCATCGTCTTCGACGTGTTTGTGATCGACACCGACATCGAACACACGCGCATGGGTGGCTGGTGGCTTAGCGACGAGAATATGCGGGACGTGGCCAGCAAGCTCGGTCTGGATGCAGTTCCCTATATGGGTGAGATGACCCTCGAAGACGCCACGGACAAGGTCCGCGCCGGCTTCCGCTCCTCTCTCAACGGCGGCCTGGCTCAGGCCGAGGGAATGGTCGGCCGTCCGATCGAGACCCTCTTCGACAAGAAGGGCCACCGGCTCATCGTCAAGCTCAAGACGAAGGACTTCGCCAGAACACCGGCCAAGGTTCTCACCATGCCTGCGCTGATCGAACTTCCACTCGCTGCCTAACCGGACTGGAGAATCATGAACCTCGCTCTCATCAAGAAATGGATCACGCGCTGGGAATCAACTCGCTTCGCCGCCTACGACGACAAGACCGGCAAGCCCATCACTCCAACAACGGTCCTGGTGGGCAAAGCTCACATCGGCGTTGGCTTCGATCTGGAAGCGCCTGGCGCTCAGGCCATTGTGACCGGCCTCCATCTTGACTACGCGGGGATCAAGGCCGGCAGAGTCATCATCACCGCCAACCAAGTGGACGAGCTGCTCGACACCACGGTCGCCATGGCCGTCACGGGAGCCAAGAACCTGGTTCCCAATTTCGATGACCTGCCCGCCGACAAGCAGCTCGTGCTTGTCGATCTGGTCTTCAACATGGGCGAGCATGGCTTGTCCAAGTTCGTGAACACCCTGGAGGCTGTGAAGACCCAGCATTGGACCGTCGCCGCGGGCGCTCTTCAGGACTCGTCCTGGTTTGACGAGGTAGGTTCCCTTCCCACCCAACGTGGCGGTGCCGATGTAGCCGTTCTCGCTGGCACTGCAACTTCCGCTAGCATCCTGGCCAATAGAGGAAAGTAATTGACATCCATGATGGGTCGATACAGACAAAGGTGCCTGGGCGTTGGCCCAGGCATCTTTGTTATGCTCGCAGTCTGTGTTCGCAGGTCACGGACCTTTCACATATCCCGCAGCTGGCATGCCCTCGCGGGCAGCGCGCCACCGATAGAGGGTTGGTGAAACAAAGCCGAGGTCCTGCATGGGAATTGTTCGACGTGCTCTCAGTTGTCGCGCGAAGAACTTGCCGCAGGCCATCGCGCTTCTCATAAAGCGCCAATAGCTGCGCTTCAACTTCCTGAAGTTCAGTCTTCAGGTGAGCCACGATACGAACCAAAGTAACCTCAGAGTGTTACGGATTTTAATCCAAACTACTCTAGCATGTGGAAATCAGGTCAAACCATAAGGGAAACACCCTAGAAGCTGTTTCATAACCCGGTTGGAAAGGACACGGTTTCAGCCGTACAACTAAGATGTCACGGACAGGCCGAGAAGCTGCCGGACGGATGTCGTGAATGTCGCAATGCCGCTCTTGAGCGAAGCGAGCTGGCTCTCCAGGTTGGTCACGACCTGACGGATCTTGGTGTCGGTGCCATTGGCCCGAGCTGTCAGGACCGGCACCTGTCCCTGTGTGCCGGCGGGCAGTCCAATCCCATCGAGAGTGGTCACCCTCGACGTCAATGCATCCATCATGGAACTCAGTTGGGCTGTGGAGTACGGTGTCGTTGACATATCTTTCTCCTGTTCTACTGATGCATCAGGGCAGCTTCCTTGCCCAGGTATTGCCGTGCGTTGAGGGCGCTCGATCCCATCTCTTGAACGGCACGCTGCCTCATCGTCCAGGCGATTTCGGTGTCATGGTATTCGCCGCCGAAGTTCAAGTGGTATGTCTGGTGGCCGAGATCATCGAGAGGCTTCAGCGTGGAGCCGATCTTTTCTCCTACCGTGCCACCGATGATCTGTCCCGCGATTTCACCTGGCATGCCGAGGAAAAGGCCGCCTACGGCACCGCCCAGGGCTTGGCCGGTGAGCATTCCAAGACCTTCAGTTCCCCGCTTGACCATCTCTCCTTTGGGAGCTGTGGCTACGCCCAGAAGAGCAATCGGAACGCCGAACTTCAATCCCGTCCTGGCCTGCTTGCCCCAGAGATTGTCGGCAAACTTGTTGTAGCCATACATGGGACTGCCAGTCAGAAGGCCACGAGGCATCCTGGTCTTGCCGCGCGCGATGTTGCGGGTGATCTCGCTTTCGACTACTCCACGGAAGAAGGGCCGGTTCCATGCGGAGCCGTAACCTTCTTTCTCGAGACGCGCCAGCGCCCGGTAATCTCCGGCGTGCGCATCCTGGAAGAACTCGGGACTCCCGAACGTTCCGCCGTTCCGGCCCTCGTAGTCAGGAGCCTTCTTTCCGAACAAGCCGCCGCTGTACCGGGCAAACAACCCCAGTACATCATCAGCGAGTCCAGCAAGCGGGCCAATCATGGTGTCTCCAAAGTTGGTGAGGGTGAACCGGTGTAGAATCCTGGCATGAACCCCTTGTCAATCATTCAGGTCGCCACAAGGACTGCCACGACCTTATACAACCGACGAGATGAGTTTGGGTCTGAAGGGGTCAGCCTCGACACGCGAGAAGCAATCCTGGCAGAAGCGGCATACGAGAAAGCACATCATCCCGTACGCTATGCCTGGAAGAACTCGATCCAGCCCGCCCTGATAAGCATCTGTCTTGTCCTGCTTGTTGTCGGAGGAATCATCGGTGTGGGTGCTTTGGGAATCTATCTTCTCGGCCACTAGACCTGCTTGAGGCTGCGCAGCAGCGATCGAATCCATTCGGGATCTTTCTCGATCTCGCACTCCCAGATCACGACGACCTGATAACCCAGAGCCTTGAGGTAAGCGAAGCGATCGCTGTCCCTGGCTTGAACGGCCAGATCCTCGTGCGTCCAGCCAGCCTTGGGCCGGTGGCAAGTGTGCTTGTGCCAGTAGCAGCCCTGAATCTCCACGACCGCGCGCGGCTCGATGAAGACGTCTACATGACAACGGCCGATCTGCTTCTCCTTTGTGAAGAGAATCTTCTCGGCCTTGAGCAAGGCATAGACTGCCTTCTCAAGCTTCGATGACGGCCGCTTCTGGTTGTGCTTCCGCCGGACCGAATAGGAAACCAGCTTCCGCGTCTTCGTTGCCACAGGCACGCTGCCTCCAAAAGCTGTCTAGTATAGCCAGCCATTTAGTAGCTGCCGCAGACGTAGGTGAAGTAATAGGTGGTCGACGCGGTCAGGGCCGCATCCAAGGTCACCACAATAGTGCTGGTGGTGGAGTTGGTGAGCTCGTAGGTAAGGATGTGGCCAGTGCCAGGGAGCCAGAGATCGCTCGAGCAGTCGAGGATATTGTTCTGTGTGTGATTGAGGTTGATCGTCACGAGAGTACCGGTCGTGGGACTGGTGCCCGTCTTGATGCTGTAGGTGCCCTGGATGTTGGTGCAGGTATGTGTAGTGGCGCAGGCAATGGTTGGGCTGGTGCCGGCCGCTGCTCCGGCCGTATAGCTGGCCGTGTAGTTGCCGAACCAGCCCTTCGAAGAGAGGTAACCAGTGGCCGTCGTGTTGCCAGATCCGGTCACCTGGAACTCGGTCGTGGGGCTGCTGCCTGTTCCGTTCTGGACAACGAAACCGCTGGTGCCGGTGTTGTTGTCGCAGTTGATGCAAACGTAGTAAGCCCCAGCCGCCGCGTCCAAATGCATGTTGCCGCTGGAGACAATGGTCTCTGTTGGCACCGTAACCGTACCACTAAAAGTAGGCGAGGCCTTCGGCGCGTACGTGCTGGAAGCCGAAGAAGTGGTCAGGAAGCCGCCGGCTGTGATGGATGCGTTCACAAAGGCATCCGTTGCCAGGTCAGTTGTATTGTCGCCGGTAGTCTGCGTTGGTGCGGAGGGTGTTCCGGTGAATGCCGGCGAAGCCAAAGTAGCGTAGTTGGCGATGACCGCAAAGGCGCCCGTGCCAAATGCCGTGCCGTTGCTCTTGGTGCAGGTGATCGCACCAGCAGCTGTCAGAGTGCAATCTCCAGAGACCGTCTCCGGCGCGTAGGCCGTCGTCGACTGCGCAATGAGGATCTGGCCGGACGAAGGAGCTGTGGATGTGTTCAGGCCTCCGAATCCCACTCCGATCGCCGTGCCTTGCCAGACACCTGTGCCGATCGTGCCAACCGTGGTCAGTGAAGAGGTCACCACGGTCGACGCCAGAGCCGTGCCTGTCAAGGTGCCGGCCGGCGCAATGACTGCCGTCGAGCCTGCTGCTGTGATAAGCCCTTTGGCATTGACGGTGAAGGTCGGGATCGCCGTCGAGGAACCGAAGCTCCCTGTATTGCCATTCACTGAAGCCAGTGTCAAGGCGCCGCCGGAACCCAGAGTTGCATCCCCCGACATGGTTTCGGCAAGCAGATCTCCGCTGCTGTCGGTCCCGATCAGATATGCAGAAAGGATGCCCGTGTCCTTGACACCCGCCGCCGTGATGACTCCGGCCACATTGGCATTGCCCGAGCTGGTCACCGCGAAGGCGAGGGTCGTGTAGTTCAACCCACCTTCATAGACCACAAAGCCCCCGGAGCCAGAAGAGCTAGCGCCGTTGATGGCCACCGAAGAAGTTCCACCGGAGTTGATTTGTGTCTGGCTGCCGGCATATTGAATGAAGCGGTCAACCGAGTTGACGGTGTCCCGGATCCGGAAGGTGTTGCTCGCGTCCTTGCGAACTTCCCATTGGCTGGTGCCCGCGTAGTTGGCGAACTCCAGAGCACCAATGTAGTCGGTGCCACCTGTGCCTGGCTGGATGATCACGTAGTCCTGGCTGGCGGCATTGTTCGCGTGTGTCGTGACGTTGCCCGTGAAGGTCGGTGCGTTCACCAGCGCGACTGCTCCGGTGCCGCTCGTGCCGTTACTCAGGTTCGCCGCAGCGATTGCGCAGGATGATCCAAGCACGCAGCTCTGGCTGGCCACCGTCACCGATGAGTTGGCCAGATAGGCATTCGCAACAGGCGTGCCCTGCCAGACGCCGGTGGTGATCGTCCCCACTGCCGTCAGATAAGAGGTCACGACCGAACTGGGAAGGCTCGTACCAGAAAGAGAAGCTGTGATCGTGCAGGCGCCGCCGAGAGCACATGGCTGGCCGTTGACCGTGGTCGAGGAATTGGCCAAATACGCGTTCGCAATCGGAGTTCCTTGCCACACGCCTGTAGTGATCGTTCCGACACTGGTGAGGTGGGACCCGGTCACCGTGCTGGGCAGAGAAGTGCCAGAGAAAGTGCTGGTGCTCACCGTGCAGGGCGATCCCAGCGTACAGGTCGTTCCGTTGATGGTGATCGTGGAATTGGCCAGGTATACATTCTGGATCGGCGATCCCGACCAGCTGCCTCTCGTGATGTCACCGGCCATCCCCATCTCGAAGACAATCGTGCCGTTCTGCCAGAACTCCATGAGATCGTAAGCTCCAGAGTTCGGAGCCACGATGCCAAAGTAAGTAGGCATGATGAACATCGGCACAACAGCACTTGTGTCTGCAATGAGGAACTCAGGAGACGATGCGTACGGCGCGCCGCCGATCTCGGCGTAGCCTGTCATGGCCAGATCATTGATGACCGGACTGGCCGAAGTCACCAGTTGGTTGCCAGTGCCGGTCACGCTTGTCAGCTTGATGCCGAGGTTCCCGGAGGAAGTGACAGGACTGCTTGTGATGGTGAAATAGCTCGAACTGTCCGTCTCTGTCAGCCCGACACTGGTGACTGTTCCGCCCGTCGATCCAGATCCGCAAGCTGAGCCGGTGTTGGTGACCCAGCCCGAGTTGTCGATCTGCAAACAGTTGTGCCCGCTGCTCGCGGCAAGCCCAGGGATCTTGACAGCATTCGCTGCTGTGAGGCTGAAATACAAAGTCGAGCTGTTGCCACCGTAGACAGCAAAACCGGAGCCAGAACCGCTCTCGTAGTTGATGCGAACATTTGCACCGCTGCCCGCATCGATGTAATCATCTCCGTTCTGGTAGGCCTTGAAGTGATCAAGGTTGTCGATTGCGGAGTTCAACACCCAGTTGTTGTACTGATCCTTCTCCATGTACCACTGGCTGTTGCCGTTCCAGTCCTTGTAAGTGAGAGACTCCTTCTGAGCGGTCGTCAGACCAGACCACAACGAGAAGTCAGACTCTGCATCAACACCGTTTCGCACCTCAGCAGAGGATTGAAAGACCGTCTCGCCCGCCACAGTGAGAGTGCCATCGAACAAGGCATTTCCATTGCCGTCGATCACTGCAACAGTGGTCTCGCTTGGACCACCAGATCCCAAGACGAGGCCGCCTGTGCCGGAGTTATTGGAACCATTGATGATGACCGCGCCAGTGCCTGCAGCATTGAGAACCGTCTGGTTGTTGGTACTTCCAGAAAGGGTGATCTCGGCCAAGGCGTTCGGCGCCTTGGTTTGGTTGGAGCCAGTAAATGTGACCGTAGGCGCGCTGGTGTACCCGGCCCCGTTGTTGGTCATGGTAACTGAAAGCACGTACCAGCTGGTGCCGCTTCCATACATGACAGCGGTACCAGCGGCGCCTGTCCCGCCTCCGCCTGTGAATGTGATCGTCGGAGGTGTCGAAGACGTATAGGTACCGCCGTTGTTCAAGGACACGGCCACAACACTATTCGAGTTCGCGCTCAGGTATTGCCCGATCGAAAGCCGGTAGACTCTGTTGAGCATGTCCTGGACGTAATAGGTCTGCATGCCACCAGTACCATCGCCGAGGCCGTAGGTCCAGCGGTAGCCGTAGTCGGTTTGGATCTCGGTCAGCCGGCCCCTCTCATTGCCCAGACCAATCCCCAGTCGCTGGTGATCGACGATGGTCGTGTCCTGCTGGCTGGCGTACCAGTCGCCCTTCATGCCATTGGAGTCGCGGTGGAATGCATCCTCGAAGTTGTTGCGGCTGCCGTTGTCGATCAGATCGCCGGTAAAGAAGGTGCCGCCTGTGAGCACGGAATTGAACTGCGAACCCGAGTCCGCCTGATACTGAATGGCGGAGACCTCGTTGCGCAGGCCCAGGATCGTGTTGTTCTGTGCGTGCGAGCCGAGATGGAACATGGTCCCGCAACCCTCGACATCGCCGCCGATGAAGGTATTCCCATCGCCTGCTTGCAGGTTGATGCCGTAGATACCTGTGATCGGATTGCCATTACTCTCCGGGCAATCGATGTGAACTCTGATGAAGGTGCTGGCATTCATCCAGTCCGTTGTGGCTGCATTCGAGATCAGATGGCCCGTGCCATTGATCGCCTGTCCGAAGCCAGTGAACTCCATGTCCTCGAAGGTGCCACCGGCATAATTGCCGGTGCCGTCAATGGTCATGCCAGTCTGGTTCTGATTGCCGAGGAAGTAGCTGCTCTCAAGGCGGATCTCCTGCGCGCGATAGGCATAGAAGCCGGTCGCCGCGCTGGTCGATCCTGTGGTGTTGATGGCCACGTTGTCCATCTTGAAGCCCATTGTGTTCTGGGCATACGTGGTATCCCCGACCTGAACGGCATTGCTCGGACCGGAGTACAGAAGAACGGTGCCTCCCAGGCTTCCACTCGCGGTGCTAACACCTCGCAGAGAACAGCCATGAAGAACCACATTGCGCACGGCTGCCGGCACAATGATCTGACTGGCCGTCGAGATCGTGGCGCAAGGCAGATAGATCACGGCGTTGGTCGTCGAGATCGTCAGGTTCGACGCCATCGACAGCGTTCCCACAAAGTTCCGTGCATCGCAGGTGCCGCCGTAGGTCTGATTCAACCCACTCAGGCAATTGGCAATCTTGACTCCGATGTCCGAACCAGAGAACTGATCGACCTGGTAGACACCGCCGATCTGCTTTGCATCCAGAATCGCGCCATTTCCTGAACTCAATCCAGGGACCGCCGGAGGAAGCGTCGTCAGAGGACTATTCAGGTTGCCCACCTGAGTCGTGAACATGTACGGCCGCGTCCAGATCAGATTGCCGGAGGCGTCCGTCAGAGTGACCTGGTAGTAGTCTGTTCCGATGCACTTGAAGCTGTGGTTCCTGGGGATCTCCGCATTGATATAACCCCCGGAGGTGGTGATCGCCACGTCAACTGGATTCGTAGGCGCAGATGACCCGCAGTTCGTCAGGACGAACGTCACCGTGGCATTCGGTACGGCCGCATTGGCATTGTTCTTTACAGGCCCGGAAAGCTGCGTGACCTGGCCGTAGGCCAGAACAGGCAGGAGAACGAACAGGAATGCAAGGATGGATTTAAGCTGGCGCACGGAGTCCCTCGGAAGTCAGCAGTTGTGCTTTCCTACTAACAGTTAGGCAGGAATGGCGATGGCATGAATGGTGCCGGTGTGGGCCGCGGCGGAGTCGGTGTTGCTTACCTTGACGGTCACACCTGCCCCTCCAGCGTTATAGAACCAGGAGTCGATCTGCAGGAAGCCGGTCGAGTCTTCCACCGAAAGGGTGACGGTGTAGTTGTTGCCGGTGAAGGAACTGGCCCAGCCCACAACGACATTCGTATGGCTCGATGCCGCGATCGAGGGCGTCACCACCTGCGCCGTTGTGGCCGCGTTGTTGTTGACAGCAGTCTGAAGGGCATTGAGAGTCGCAGTCGTTGTGTTCAGCACCGACTGGAAGTTCTGCAAGGCCAGTGAAATGTCGTTCTGGTTGGTGGCTGACAACTGCGAGGAGAGAACCGCCACATGTGTGCTCAGGCTGGTCATCTGACCCTGCAAGTTCGTCTGCAGGTTCTGCAAGTAGTTAAGAGACTGGGCGACCGTCAGAGGTGTCGAAGTCAGAGCATTGAAGCACAGCGCCGTCAGGTTGGTGGAGTCTGTGTTGATTGCGCGGCCTTCGAGGCCCGCGGTCGCAGCCAGACCAGGCAGCACCTGCAGCAGTGGAATGAGTGTCCCATTGATGAACGAGACGATCGATGTGAGATCGATCAGCCCGTCGTTCTGGTCATCGTTGTAGTCCTGCGACGTTGGGGAACCGTTCAAGGGCACGGTTCTCTGTGTGGAAACCAACGCGAGAGATGTCAGTGGAAGGGTGGCCATTATTTCGCCTCAACGTGTGAATTCCGGGCGAGGTAAGCCTCCAGCCCAGTCTGATTGATGACCGCAAGTTGCTGCTCGAAGTCCGAGGCGTGATCTTCTTCCTCGGCCAGGATGTCCTCGAACAGGTTCTGCGAGGTGAAGTCACCCTGTGTTCCGCAGAGAATGGATGCCTCTCTGTACTGAGCGATCGCCTCATACTCGGCCGACAAGTCGTTCTCGAACTGGGCCGGGATGTTGTCGCCGATCTTCAGGCTGGGCATGTGGCTGATGTCGGGAACACCTTCAAGGAAGATGATCCGCTCCATGAAGAGACGGAGATGCCTCTCCTCGTCTTCCAGGTGCTCGCGGGAGAGCCGTTTGGACAGCCTGCTGTATCCCGCTGCCTTTTGCATTTCCCGGTGAGTACGGTACTGACAGATCGCCTGAAGCTCGGCGCGCGCGGCCTGGTTCAATGCATCGATGACGGGTTGCTTGCCTTTCATTACATCTCCTGCAGCGACGCGCCGGTGAAAGTGGGCGTCACGGTTCGATCTGAAGTGGACAGTTGAACTTTGAGTTGCACGGACCAAGTGATGGGAATCCAGTTTGCGGTGACCCCTGAGTAGGAGACACTGTAGGTCTTCCCTGAGAAGGTGTTGGTTGGGTTGCCGGGGATCAGCATCAGACCGCCCCCATACCCACCCTGCGCCACATAGTCATGAGTCATCCCAGGAATAGGTCCATACCTTCCACCGTTCACCCCAAGGGGGTTGGCAAATGCAGGGTTCAGCCCCGGTGCCACTCTAAGCGGAAGCCCAGTTGTCAGGTCAGTGACTTGGATCGAGTTCAAGAAGATCGTTTCAAACTCACGAGTGCCGCTTGGCATATTGACGCTGTAACCGCCATATTCCGGTGCGCCCGACATGGCCGACACAGTGACGCCTGTAGCCGAAACTGTGCCTGTGTTGGGAACAGGAACCACACTGCCGGCTGCATACTCTTGCCAAAGGCCCCCATTGAAGCTGAGGAAGTAAAGAATGCCTGGAGTCGCAGGTGCGACCAGTTTCAGGTTGGCGCTGGCGGGAGTGAAGAAGATGGGTTTCGTCACCATCTCGGACACCATCTCGAATTCTGTCTCAGTCCCGGCGAAGTCTGTAAGGCCGAAGGTGTATGACGAACCTCCCAGTGTGTCGGGCGCCGCCGGCGTAATCGCCAAGGTGATGTAAAGCATCTCCATCGGCGCGAACCAAGCCGTCAGGCGATACCCGTTCATGCTCACCTGTACGGCTTGCGTGAATGTGGTTCCGTCAGGTGATGCTGAGACCTTGAAAACCGGAGTCGGCGGCATGGCAGCCAGGTCAAAGGTCAGCACCGTCATGTTCAAGGACTGAGCCAACTGCACCGTGAATGTGCCAGTTGGAATTGAACCGTCCGTCGTGTTGACGCGAAAGAGCGAATTGTCAGTCGAGATGGCTTCTGCCGTTCCATCCGATGTTGCAAAGGTCTGGTTCCGGATGACGGCATTGGTTGTCGTGGATCTCTCTTTGAGAGTGACGGCCTGCGCATCGGCGCGAACTGTGGCCGATGTCTGAGTCTGATCGATGTCCAGAAAGTCCGTGGTGACGAAGTTCACGGTCGTGTAGGGCGGGCTGATGCGATTGGCCCGTTGCAGCCGGCTGTTCAGGGCCTCGACTTGCTGCTGGAAATCCACCAATGACAGATTGCGATAGTTGGTCAGGGCATTCAGGATGTCCTCTCCCTGATTCCACAGAACATTGAACGCAGCCATCAGCTGCGACGCCGAAGCAACTTCACCAAATTGGAATGTAGGAAGGGATGTGCTCATGATTAGACTGCCTGGAAACTGGCTTCGTAGAGAAGTGGGGAGTAGTAGCCTTGCAACGAAGCAAGAGCCGATGCACCCAGCGCGGACGTCTGATAGGAGATGGTCACCAGAGATTGCGTAGCAGTTAAGGTCAGAGTGTTGCCTGTCAGCGTGAAGTCGGAAGTGTTCTTCAAGAAGAGCGATCCCACCTGCGCGCTCAGGCTGCCGGTGAGCGGTGCGTCCTGAAAGACCACAGGGCCTGTGACATTGCTCAAGACGATAGTCTGCTCGACCATCCCGTTATTCAAAGTCGTGGTGGTCTGGCTGTTGATCGTGTACGGCGTATTTGCAGCCGCACTCGATGGCAGCGGCAACAGCGGCGAACTCTGTTGGCTGAAGGCGCTATCGCTGCGATTCAGAATCGCCCGATACCAGAAGGGCTGTGACACAGCCACGACCCCAGGTGTGATGCTTACGAAGTTCACACCATCCGTGGAGATCTGGTGGGTGATGGAAGTGTACGGGCTGGTGGTGACCTGCTCGGCGGCGAATTGGGCCGAGGTGCTGGAAAGATAGATTGGCTGGCTGGTCACCATCCCCGACGATTGGTAGGACCGTTTGTAGGCATTGAACGAGCGCAGAGCAAAGCTCGTCTGGCCCGCGCGGCAGGCAATCACCACCCTCATCTGTTGAACCAGACGGGGCGGAAAGTCGATGATCACATCGCCAGAGCATTTCCCCGATGTGGCATCCAGAATGATCATGGGCACATCGAGGTCTGCCAGCACGTCGTTGAACACCAGACCATCGGGAGAACTGGTCAGGTTGGTGATCTCAAGGCCGGAGTAGGTGTCCAGTGCGATCTGCAACCTGTTGACGATCGTAGGGCTGGGAAATGACAGGAGCAACTCCAACGAAGAGCCGGACCACTGAAAGGACGTGCCCACAGCCGTGGAGGACAGGTTGCTGATGGCATTGACGGCGCTCCCTGAGCTGCCTATCCCTATCGAGAAAGTCGGCGAAAGCAGGGTCTGTGTGCCCAGCGGAAGTGTTGCCAGACCAGCGTTGTAATCAAGCGTTGCCGTGTAGCCCGGCTGGAGAACGGAATCGTCAATGAACGGCGCCAGGAACTGCTGCTGGTTCGAGATGTAGATCGACTGACGGATCAGCTGGCGCAGTGCGTTCTGGGAAGCAGCCGCAAGGTTGTAGAGGTCGCCGGCGCTGTTCTCGATCCGCAGGATCTCGGCAGCGATGTCGTTGGAGTCCTGATTGAGCAAGGTCAGGTTCTGAGACAGATCACCGACAATGGCAGGCTTCGACCGGATCTGCGTCAAGGTCTGCATGTTGTCACCCAGATTCAGAACCGTATTGACCATGGAATACACCGCGGCTTGGTACTCCTCGCGCGTTGAGAGAGTGAGTCCGCGCAGGGAATCCTGCAGCCGGGAAAGCCGGTCCGCGATGACGCTGTCGTTGCTGTCGAGCAGGAGGGAATTGAACATAGTCTTCTTACTGGCCGGTCACTTGCAACATGTAATGCTGGGCGACGGCCGACGAGCTCCGATGGACAATCTTGATGTAGAAATCGACATGATCGATTTGAGAAAGGGCACCAGATCCGATGCTCCATCCATTGATAAACGGGTAGGTGAAAGAGAAGCACTGGCCGCTGCCTCCTGCAGGCAACAGATACCCAGTCAGATTCTGTTTGATCACTGTGCCTGTATTGTCGAAGGCCTGAAAGCACAGGTAGAAGTCGACTGGACCGCCCGAGGTGTCCTCTGACATAGCCAAGGACTCGCCACTCATCATGTGTGCCAACGACCCCGACGAGTTCTGAGCAGAGGGAATCTTGTTGATGAGATTCGGAGGAACGTAGGTGCCCGTGTAGGTAGCGTTGGAAATACCATCCGTGGAAACCGCATCAAACCGGATCAGTTCAGGGATGCCCACAAACCTATTTGGACCTGAAACAAACACACCTGAAGAGGCCGTCCAGGCTTCTCCGGAAACATCAGCCACCCCAAACTCATACTGGGCACCTGTGTAGACGACGGCCGGCGGAGGAACCACATTGCGGGCATTGAACGGAAGAACTGCCTGCAACTGGCTCATGACATTCAAGCGCAGGGCGTCAGGAGGGGTAACCGTTTGCTGTTTCAGGGAGTAGTTCGGCTGGTAAAACGTCAGGAACACCTTTGAAACCAACGGGTTAATACCCATTATCTGGTCAAGGTGGAGAGCAGTTGGCTGGTCGATCGGTGTCGAACCACTCCACACTGTCTGTCTAGTATTGGTTGTTATCCCCTGAATCTCTACTTTTGTCAGAATCATGGGGAAAGTTGTGAACGGCGTCATTCTGAGAACCGTCAAATAGCTGAGCTGGGCGAAGTCGATTTCAAGCAGCGCCGTGGCTCCCACCGTGTTTGGGGAAGCCTGGCCCACCGCCTGCAAGAGGTAAGCCTGCGTCGGAACTGCCGATCCGATCTCGATGTACATCCCTGTCGGCGTGCCGATCTCGTCGGTGACGGGCAGGGCAAGGTTCCCTTTGCTGTCCATACTCCAAGCAATCGGCGGGAACGAGGTGGCTCCGTCCGGATATGGCCGATCCGGGTCCAGCATGAGCAAAGGCGACCAGTTGACCTGATCAACCGAGCACTGGTACGCCGGGAACTCTTCCTCAAAGAAGATGTCGACTGTCGTGGCGGCCGCGGCGAGTGTGATGGGTGTGAAGTTGCCGTACTGATCCACCGTGTAATCGGTGGCCGAGGAAAGCAACTGCTGCTTGGTGGTGCCATATCCGACGAAGACGAAGACTTCATCGGTGTACACCCTGTAGGGAGACAGAGAGATCGTCGTTCCGTTGGTGGCCGAAGCGGTGGTGTGCCTTTGCCGTCCAACAAAGGACGTCTGGATGTAAACCGGAAGCGAACCGAGGTTTGAAGTTCCAGTCACAACAAACGGACTCGCCGCAGGTGTAACACTCGGCGTGGAAGAGAAGTTGATGAGAGGCTGAGGTTCCAGCAGGGTCAACTTTGTCCAACTGTCCTGGTTCAAAACCTCGACCTGCGCATTGCCCTTGGTGTACGTCCAGGTCAGGTTATTGACCGGCACCGTGGCAATGTTCTGTGGGCAAGTCAACCCTGACGCGGTAGCAGTCAACCCTGGAAGAAGCACCGTCGCCAGATTGGAAGACAACGTCGGATTGTTGGGGTAGGTCGCGCTCGTGGCAGGGTCGGTCCAGATTCCTGTCAAGGACAGGGGAGCGATCGGACCGTAGCCCACTCCGAAATCCCACATGATAGGAGTGGCGCCGGTCACCGCGGGAATTGTGCTGGCCCATGTCTGAAGATCGGCCTCGGCCAGAAGCTGATCGACAAGAGCCGTGTCCTTGCCGAGGACTGAGAGCAGAGCAGCCATCTGCGTCGCAAAGGCATTCGACTCATTCAACAGTGCGGTGAACTGGGCAGCCAGCAAGGTGAAGGGATTGTTGAACGACTCATCCGTCACCACCTGGCCAGCGGAAGGCTGCGGCAGTGTGGAGAAGTTCTGCGCCTGCTTCTGAAGGGCCACCAGGGCGGCCTGGTCGAACACCTGACCGCCACCGAAGTCGCCTGCCTGGATCGCCTGCTGCAACAGCGTCACGAGCTGCTGGTAGTAGGACGAGCTGAGTGTGGACTGATAGTTCCCGAGGAGTTGCATTCTTTACACCACGTCGCAATCGACTTGCAGTTGAACGTCAAGAACCTTGGTCAGAGAGACCGATGGAGGGATGACATATCGCACCAGCATGTGAGCTGTGTCGAAGGCCCCGATCTGGCCGGTCACGCCAACAGAACCGACCGCTTCCTGAGGAAGCGGCAGCCATGTGGAGGGAGTGCTTTCCAGACCGACCGTGTTCGAGAAGCGGTTCCAGGTCAGGCCGTTGTCGAAGCTGATCTCAACACCGCCGGTTACCGACGCCGTCGCGTTGCCATAGGCATCGGTGATGTAAGGCCACTCGCCTTGCACCGTAGGCGCATCGCTGCCTGTCAGATAGAAGGCGACGTTGATCAGTGTCTCGAACGTCAGATTGATGCTGGCAGAAGAACTCAGCGAGAGCGCCTGAGCCGCGGTCGTGACGCCGGGGAACACGATAGGAAAGGTCAACTGACCGTCGATCCAGTTGGCGCCGTCGTAGCCTTCGAGGACGGTTGTTCCTTCCTGCCAGATGAGATAGAAGGGTTTTGCCATTAGACTGACTCGTTTCCTTCCGGATCGTAGTAGCGAATCGCGGCAATGGTTCCCATTGGCAGAACGGAATTGACGATGCCGGTAACCACATCACGGGTCATTGTGTTCAGAATGCGCGTTGGCAGGTAGACCACCAAAGCCCCGCCGACTGGGTAAGGCCGCCCATCAAGGTAGCCGAGATCCCAGAAGTTGTCCGCCTGGGGAATGTTCTGATAGGCCGGGGCGAGCCCGCCGCCGCGGGTGCGGACGTCGGTCATTTCAAAGGTTGCAATGCCGAAGGAGACACCCACAACCATCTCGGCAAAGACGGTCCCACTCGCCGGGGTCTGTCCGCTCCAGGTCGGAGGGTTGGGATCGTTGGTCATCCCCGCGATCGGGCCTGAATCGTTGAAGACCTGGTGGTAAATCTCCTGCAAGGGATTGCTTGTGGCACGGTAGTAAAAGCAGATGACCGTGTTCTTGATGCTGGGGTTGGTGACAGGATTCACATCCAGCGCTGTGTAAACAACGTCCGGCTCAAAGTAGGAGTAGAACCCATAGACGGTGTCGGTGGTGAGCACCGTGGGCACAACAGCCACTCTGCCCGTGAAAGGATCGACATCCGATATCTGATTTCGCTTCCAGGGATAGAGCGTGCCGTGCGTTTCAGGCTCTCCATTTGCAGAGCCATCCATCGCGTACTTGATCTTCTGGTTGCTGTCGAATACAACGATGTCGGGCAGATGGTTGGGGTCGTTGTAGATCCCATGCCTGTCGAACTGGATCAGGTTGGGCCCGAGGACCGTGCCCGGAATCCAATAGCCCAGCAGATACGGCCGGGTGGGCAGGAAACTCTGGATGGGATATTCCAAAGCCGGAGGCTGCAGCGAGAATCGTACGCGCGGGAACCATGGCAGATAGGAGGGCGCCTCGTAAGGAGGCAGCGCCTGGTAGCCGTTCTGCACCAGAAAGCGGATGGAGTAAGAGACGGCCGCGCTGGCAAGCTCGATCATTCCACCCATGAAAGCGTAGCCCTTGGAAGTGTCTCCATTGGTGCTCAGAGGCATCACCTGGTTGTAGTGAAGCAGGCTGATCTGAACTCGGCCGGCACTGTCCACATAACGCACATGAAAGGCGAGCGTAGAAGGAACATCGTGGTACATCCAATTGCCGCTGAACAACACAGTTGGTGCTGGTGTGACCACTGATCCGTCCAGATTGAGGATCGTCGCGCCAGACACCGACTGCCCGAAGTTGTGGTAGAAGTAGAGCGGTGTCACTCCATCGGCGGCGAACTGATTGGTGATCTGAAAGAACTGGTTCTGGACCATGTACAGAACATCGCCAGTGATCGTCACCGATTGGTTGTAGTCAGGAGCCGTGAAGTTCGGAGAAGTGGCAAGACCTTCCGATGCCGCCCAGATGCCCAGCGAACCGGGCAGGTATGGTGTGTTCACAATATCGATCAGGTCGGCGGGACTCACGTCTTCGGCCGTCACCTGTGCAATGGCGATGGCACGGGCCGGCAGGTTCTTGCCATAGTAGAAAGTCTGGATTCCAGTTGGCGGCATTGCATTCTCCAAACGAGTTAGTTACCGACTGCGATCCAGTAGACGGTCCGGGCAGAAGGCGGTCCGCCAACGTAGGCTGTAAAGCCATACGTGCTGGGAGTGTCAGAGAGAACAAAGAATCCAGAATCGAATCCTGGAAGGCAAACTGCCACTCCATACACCCCGAAGCAGTTGTTGGGAAACGCCGGATTGAAGGAGAAGGATGAACCAGGTGCGCTGTTCCCCACAGATGCCATCGTGCCCCACTGAATCATGAACACGTTGGTTCCCATGGCAAACTTGATGTAGCCGTTGTTCGCCACGAAGTCGTATGAGATGGTGAGACCGAGATCGGGCAGCGTGATTCCGTGTGGGTTCTTGTGGCTGACCTTGTTGACGTGCCCCACGAGAATGCTGGCGATTGCGCTCATAAGACCCAGGGAAGTTGTAGTCATGGGGCCGTCGCCGTCCACCGCGCCGGGATAGGCGGTAATGCCCTGGCTCAAAAGCCCATAGACATCGCCGTTGTGCAGCAATCCTGACTGAAGGACGTTGGCCATGAGAATCCCGAAACCGGGATCCATGGCAGCCGCGGCCGCTCCCGGATCGCGGAGAACCTCAAAGCCACCTGAATCGGCGTCGACCTCCGGGGGATGGGAAGTGGAGAGTCCAAGCACCTGGCCGACGTGGCTGGCGGGAGCTGCCCCAACTTGAGATGCAGTGGGCATCTGATGAACGCCGTTGCCGAGAGGCGCCGGCGCGTGGGCCGCAAAGGCTGCCTGAGTGGCATTGGTCTGCGCGCGCACCGCCTCGATGACTGTAGCCCCGGTCTGGCTGGTTGGAACGTGAATGAGTTTGGCAGTGGAGATGCCACCAGGATCTTGTCCCGCTCCTGTGCCGATCGGCAGCGTATTGCTTCCGGAAAGCACCGGCACGCGCACTGCGGCGTCCGTCACACTCAGCGGATTCGGGTTGCGGGAGTTGGTCACACTCGGATCATCGGACGACAGAGCTTGGCCGCTCGATGTCGTGGTGGTCAAAGAGACCATGCCGGCCTTCGCGCCAGACGCCAATGCCTGAATCTTGACGCCTGAAGAACTCACCACCGTGAGAACGCCTGTCCCGGATGCCACTGCAAAGGAGAACAGCACAATCGGGTTCGAGTTCTGCTGGAAGTAAAGGGAGGTGTTCAACGTCGTGGTAGACGTGTCCGCCGCTGCCACCTGCAGCACCAGCTGCCCCATCTCGGCCGTGGGCTCTCCTGTGGCGGAATCGACCAGCGATGGATCAACGGTGTTGTTGACGATGACCAACTGCCAGTTCAGGTAGAGATTAGTCTGTCCCGACGTCAAGGTAACCGGGGGCGCTTCGCTGGTCTGCAGGATCTCCCAACGTCCGCGAACGAACACCAGCATCGGCTGCGAGGAATTGGTCGCCGTCAGGGTCACGGTTGTTCCGGCGACCGTGGGAGTCACATTGAAGGTTGCGCCTTCCTTGTAGATCGCACCCAGATCCCAAGCCCAGCGCGTGACGTCATCGGGAGCAACACCCTGCATGATCTGCTGAAGCCTGTCCAGTTCGCTGGCTTCGAGAATGCGCTCAGCAATCCAGTCGATATAGCGATAGCGTGCCTGATTGAAAGTGGACATGAAAACCTCGTTTGGAAATTGGAAACTGCGGACCAACGATTAGCCGGGAGGCAGTGATGTAGGGCCGGATGACGAACCTGCATTGGACTGGCCGAGCCTGTACTGGGCCAGGTAACCCTGAATGGCGTCGCTGAGAACGAGCCACGGATTCTCAATGATCAGAGGCGGATCGGCCATCTGCAGCAGGACCGTGTTCGAAGACAGATTCGAGTCGACGACTTGAAGATTGATCTGGACGCGCTGAAGGAACGTCAGGAAGTAAGCGCCCGTTGTGGTGGAAGACGGGATCGGCTGGGCATAAACCAGAGCCACAACCTCGCCGGTGAACAAAGACGAGGTGAAGTTGTTCCCGTTCACATCCAACGCCTCGATCGGTACGATCGGGCCTTGTGCAGTCCTGGGCGGGTAAATCAGATCGCCGACGGAAATGGCCGCCGTGATGCCTGTGACACCTGTCAGGGCTGTCGCGGTCTTGCCGGTGTAGGCAACGATCATGTTGTCGACAACGGCCGTTCCGGATGCCGGAAAGTTGCCAGTCTGATTCAGGGAAATACTCGATGCGCCGATGGCGGCAGCCAGTGTGACTTGTGCGGTGTTCGGACCGATCCATGCCACGAGCTGGCCATTGGTCTTGTAGTTCGCTTCACCGGGTGTTCCCGATGTTGTCCATGGAACCTGGCCCTGAATGGTGTTGGCGCCGATCATCCCGTAGATCGGGCTGTTGTCCAGCACGGAGTAGAGAGTGACGAGCCAGTTGGCGCCATCCCACACCTGTGAGATCGGCAGAGCTTCTGGAAGGACAACCGTATCGCCGGCCTGGAAGGTTTCTTTGATGCCCGCCAGGCCGCTGCCGGCGGCCGTTGTCGGAACGTAGACACCCCAATCGGCCTTGGGCGTGTAGATCATGTTCACAACGCCGTCCGCGCCGGTGGTGACCGTGACTTCTTCCGCAGTCGGATCTTGGTAATTGATCAGACCCGACCAGGTGTCCGTGTCCACCACAACCTTCATGGTCACGTTGGGAACGACCTCTCCATTGAGAGGTCCATGAGCCGTTGCACTCAGGAGGGAATAGTCTCCGTTGAAATAGACCGGACCGTAGGCAACCAGATCGATGATCGACTCAAGGGTTGCAGGGATCGCAATCAGAGGCTTGTCGCAGGCCAGAGAGATTGAGACAGGCGCGAGCTGTCTGTGCTGGAGGTAGACAAACCCGCTGGTGATGCCGGAGAACGCAGGATTCAAGTCAACCGGAAGCTGCCGTGTGTTCGTAGTCGTGTTGGCTGCCGAAGGAATCACGGGGGTGTTGATGCCCGGAACATTGCCGGCGGTGATGGTCAGCGGGATACACAAAGACGCTGTCGGATCGTTGTCACCCGAACCCTTGTAATACTCCAAGCCATTTCCATATCCAATCCCAGGAATACCCACGAGGATGTAGGCGGACTCCGCGCAGAATGCCGCGGACGTGTAAACCGGGCCTCCTCCGCAGTTCCGAATGGCAGCAAGCAAATCAGGAACCAGCCGGTTGGGTTGAGGATCACCGTAAGACACGATGATGACGATCTTGCTCGAGTCCAGACTGTTCAGGAATTTGGCCATCACTTCGGCTTCAGCGGCCTGGCTTCCCATGATCTCGAATGTCGTGAAGGAGTCGTTCACCATCGTTGCCCGGTCGACGACCAGGACGTTGTAGGATGCCGAGAGGTTGTAAGCGAGAGCACCATCGACCCAGATACCGGACGAATAGGTCAGACTCGGGTTCAAGCTGGCCAGGGCCTGGATGAGCCCCTGACCCGCCGTCGAGAGCCTGTAGGTGTGCGACGTGGCATAGGTCTGAGCCGCCAGCTCGTACTGGAGGGCAATCGCGGGATTGCACACCGCATAGACGGGCTGCCCTTGTGTGTAGAGGCCGCCCGGTGTCGAGGTGACGGAGACCGTGCCATCGTCGGAATCGAAGTCGAAGCTGTTGAGCGCCGCAGTTCCCAGGTCGCCGCCCAGCGCGATGTACATATTCTGAATGGAATAGATCGGGTACACCGGCAGGTTGAACGTGTCGTTTCCTGTCCCGCCGAGAACGCCGAGGAACAGAGTTTGCTGAGTCAGGGGCTGATTGATCGTGATCGACTTTGTCGCCTGGTTCAACTGGAACTGCGGGCTGCCGTCGTTCACAAAGGCGGATGCCTGGTAGCGATAGCTGGTGGCAACTGAATAGAAACCGTCAGAATTCTGCTGCCAGGTTCCTACGAAGATCGGCTTGTTGGGATTAGGCTGGTTTGCCAGAATGTGTGTGAGCACCGTACCGGGATGAAACTCCAAACCCGGTGTGCCCGGCAGGAAGTAACGCACGGGCCCGGCAAAGTACGAACCGTCCTGGATCTGGAGGAAGACGGAGTTGGCGTCGTTGCCCGTGCCTTCCACAAACTCCAACGGCTGGAGATCGTTGTTGTCACCAATTCCGCTGGTGAACTTGTCGATCCCGATCGCGTTCACATCTGCATCCCATTCGATGGGCACAAGCGCCGCGGCATTGATCTCGTCCTCGTCGCGCCAACGGTACTGGCCAATCACAAAGCCGGGAGTCGTGGCAGACACCTGACGGTTGGATGGCAACAGACGAGCTGCCAGAGGAACCATCTGATCACGGCGGATCACATAACCAGCAGCCATCGGAACAACACCCAGAGCCGTCGTCGGAATGGCTGAGGTGTTTCCTGATTGATACGCGAAGAACGAACTCGTTGACACTCCCCAGTTGGTGAACTCCTGCTGCACACCCGGCGAAACTGTCACGCTGATGTCGATGCGCATCATGTTCTCGGCGCCGGCGGCGATTGATTGAGCCGCAGAAATGTACGCGCCACCCGCAACCCCGAAGGCCGTTGATCGGCACGAAGCTGAAGGGTTTGTGGGAACCCCAAACGCCACCAGCAGGTTGTTAGGCACATCCGAACCGGAGCCGAAGAACACCACGTTGCCGCGCGAGCGCCACACAATGTTCGGGCGAATCAGATACTCGTCGCCGATGGTTTGGATGATGCCTGTAACCCCGGTGAGGCTGTTGTTGCTCGTCCCGGTATAGCTGATGGTCATCTGGGAAGCAGCGGTCGATCCGTTTGCCGGGACGTAGACAACCGCGGAACCCGATGCCGGAAACTGGAAAGTCTGATCGAGAGAGACCACGGCCGCGCCGATGGCAGCAGGTGCAGTGACCGTCGCCGTGTAAGGGTCGCCGAGATAAAGAGTGCCTGGCTTGACACCGCCGGCGAGGGGCAACAGGAATCGCTTTGGCGTGGCCGCCACAGCCGAGTCTTGAAGTGCTGCGTCTTGGTAGAAACCGATCATTATTGTGCCCAGTAGGAGGGATCCGCATTCATCACGGCCTGCACGACTTCGCGGAGTTGGTAAGCAAGCACGTTGTCAGAGCTAACGCCCACGGTAGCCAGCGAAGGTTCGACCAAGCCAAACAGGCCCAACTCGCTGCACACGATGTTGTAGGGCATGGCGATGTACTGGTAAGCCACGGACAAACCGGACGGCAAGGTACCGGAGAAGATCAGCTCTCCGGTTTGAGGATTGAAAACGTAACTGCCCGGCGCCACACTGAAGGTGAGAGAGGACTCGATCACATTGGCATGAGCCAGCATCTGGTCGGTCATGGTGATGGCTTCACTGGGCACCGTGAACTGATTGCTCTGCTTGGCGATCTGAAGCGCCGGCCCATCCGGGCCGAGCAGAGTTGCCGTCACACTTGTGATGGCATTCAGGTCGTTCACGACATCGCTGATCTTTCTCCAGACCCAGTAATCGTCGGGAGCCATCGTCACCGTAGGGATGGTGTAAGTGACACCATTCAGAACGACCGTGACCAACCCGATGCACACCATAATGGTCATGCTGAGAGACGTGGAGCTGACTGCGATTCCTGCCCACTGGTTCAAACCAAGCTGCAAGCAAACCTGGTCCTGCTCGCCTTCATAGGTGCTGTCCTGGCGGCACGTCGTGGCCAGATAGCAGCGTTCGAGGAAAGCAACGGAGTCCTCGCCCTGCATACGAGTGAGGCCGACATTCAGGCCTGCGACGTCCGCATAGGTCAAGCTGTTTACGCGTTGAATCTGCGTGGAAGTGTTCATTGGTTACTCAAACGAAACGCTGTCGTAGGTGTCGGTCAAATAGATGGCCAGACTGTTCGGATCGAGAATGTATCCGTCGTATCTCGGCTTGACTGCGACTGCATTGCTGCCCGTCCACAACCAGAGCCTTCCCATCACGTCATAAGCAATGCCTTGAATCGCGGGCACGATGTTGGAAAGGTCGTAGGTGTTGATGACTGGAGTTGCAAGGTTCGGATAGGGAACTTCATCGGCAGTAGCTGTCTGGCCGTTTCCCATGCACTCCAGCATCAGGACATAAGTTCCGATCATGGTCAGAGCCAGAGAAACTGGTGCTGGGGTCGAAAGTGTCCCGGATTGCCATCCTGCGCTTCCCGAATACGCAACGAGCGTTCCATCCGGAAGCAGGACTTGAAAGTTGCCGTCAGGAGTCATGACGAGGTAGCGCCAGTTGGAAGCCGTTGATGCGGAGCCGTAAGGCACCGGCAAGAGAATCGCGTACCGAGTCGAGCCGGGCATGGAGATGGGCTTGGAGATGTCGTACTTGACGTTGAGTCCATACAGAGGTTCGGTCGTCATCGCCGGCGCGGAGAGCTGGCCAGGAAGCGGCTCGCGCCTATCCCAGTAAATGAGGCTCGTTCCTGACGCTCCCAGAATGCCCCAGGTATTCGGCTCTACAGCGATCGCACTCAAAGGCGTCGTCATGGCGTAGGACTGGATGTATTCGAGGGTGCTGTAGTTGTCCATCATGTACAGCTCTTTGAGCAGGTTCTCGCCTGTCGAGATGAGCCAGTACCTATCGAACAACGTATCCCGGAAGATGGGATGGGTGTACGGCCGGGTGCTGTCTGGGACTGCAGGAAGGTTGAACGGCATCTGCCAGCAGCGCAGTCTGACGCCGGCGGGAAGCCCGCGGACGATGATGTTGGAAATATTCTGCCAGGTTTTGATACCGGTGAAGATGCCCTCGTTCGACGAGGTAATCGTCTCGCTGGCGCCTTCCTGCTGGTCGGCCCAGACGGGCAAAGGATATTCCTCGCCCTGCACAAAGATGCTGAGCGACATCTGGCTGCCTTGGACGCCTTCGACCCAGAAGGTCAGGATGTTCGGAATGGGCAAGGAAAACGGACCCAGACTCTGGGGATTCCAGATGCTCACCGCAGAGTCGCCGCTGCCGGTCACGTCGAAGAGGACCGGGTTGGCCATAGCGACCTGGGTCTGCGAGGGATCGGCGATGTATCCAGTGGGAACCGGCAACCTATCGTCGTACGGTTGAATGGCGATGTTCTGCGAGGTCGAACCGGAGGTGATGATTCCAATCACCTGGTTCAAGAGGGTCTGCCCTGGTGCCAACGGAAAGTCACTCGGCAGCTTCACCATGTAGTAAACACCGCGGTTGTCGATTCCTGTCGGACATGTTGCCAGAGTGCGCGAAGCGATCTCCCGCGCAATGCGCTGCTGGCTGTCGTCAAGAGCGATGGCCGCCGTGTTCAAGAGTTGCGCATCGATTGTGTAGGGTTCTTCGCGGACACGCCGGTCAGTGATGTCGAAATAGTTCAGTAGAACCTGAGTCCGATGGGATCGGTAAGAAGGCAGCACAGGTGTGGCCGCCGCAGTTGTACCCACCACGATCGAGATCGCCATCGTGCCTGTGATCCCGGTCAGTGTGGCAGATACCGTCGTGGTGAACTGCGGTCGCGCGCCGTTGGTCTGAGGATTGGGCGCTCGGACCGCGATGACCGTGCCGCCGCCGGTGACCGACAGGCATGCAGTGTTCGTTGACCAGGTGCAAAGCGCCGTCACATTGAGCGTCGACCCATCGCTATAGGTAGCGGTGGCCGTCAACTGCTCCTGACTTGAAATCGACAGGGCCGTATGTGGTCCGGAAACTGCGATCGAGACAAGTGTGGCCGGCATAGGGTTCCTGATTACGACGCGGAAGTCAGAACGATCGGATTCGAGATGGAGGTTTCAACCACGATGCGTTCGCCTGTTGCCGGGGTGTAATCCGCCACCAGGTAGCGAGAGTAGCGCGTACCGTCATCGCGGCTGCGCCAAATGAAGATCTCGTTGATGGGCTGGTCCGGAGACCCGATGTCCAGGATGTTCGGGTCGGCGTTCTGAACCTGATCCGCCAGCTGATTGATGACAAACTCCTGGCCCATGGCCAGGTTGTTGATGTAGCTCTGCGCTGCGGACATTGCGTTGGCGATCGCGTTCTGCTGATCGGACGAGTTCGCACTGCTGACAAATGTAAGTGTCGTCGAGAAGGAGATGCCTACCAAAGCTGGCGAAGTCGCAGTACCCGAGAGCGGATAAGAAGTGAGGTTGTCGAGCGTACCCTGAACCAGATTGATGAGCGACGGCGGAACTACCGGCGAGATGCCGTAGACGTAGCAGAGGAAGGTGCCAGCCTGTCGTACAAAGTCAAGATCCTGGATTCCAGGGAGTACAAGAACCGCGAGACGAAGGTCCGCTTCGGCGGCGCCGCCTTTGGATTGGATCCAGAGGTTGATGCGATAGCGATAGTCGTCGTCGGATTCTGCATCGCGGCCCCCAATCAATCCATAGTTGTTGGTCACCAGGAGTGAGCCGTATGCGGAATCGGCATAGTTGGTGAAGTTGCTGTTCGTGAACACTCCGGCCGCGGCGTTGCCGGCGGAAGCCGACTGAAGGTTCGTTACCGCAAACGGGGCGCTCGACTGGGAAGCCTTGCAGGTCACCGGATTGGCGGTCAAAACTACCTGCCCACTGAGGCCCTGTGCCGTGTAGATCTGAGTGCCGGCAGGAATCGTGATGTCCTGACCGTTGTTGATCGTTCCGAAAGTCCCGCGCGCAACGTAGAACTCGAAGTTGTTGTCCAGAGCCGAGCTGCTCACATCGGATGCCTGCAACCTGGGGATGCCGAACATCTGGCCAATGAAATCCAGATTCGATCCGGTGGCATAGGGCAGCAACGTCTGCGCGATCGATGTGAAGCTGTTGGCTTCCGACTGGCCAATCTGGTCGCCCACGGCATCGGTGAAGGCGCGCGCCTTGGCACCCGGAGACGTGTTGGTGATGCCGGTCAACTGGAGAGACGCCAGAATGTTGGCCTGGTAGGTTGATGCGGTGCTGGGTGTCTGGATCATCGGTTTATGTGCTCGCCGGAGTGCTTACCGTGGTGCTTGCCACCAACTGGTTCTGGATGAAAACGAAGACCTGGTAGGCTTGGTTGCCCACCTTCAATGTGCTGACCGTGAAAGATCCCATCGGCAGGAAATCCTGGCTCATGGACGACTCCACTTGGCGCTGAATCGTGGTTTCCAACTCGGCCGCGACAGTTGATCCGATCACGTTCTCCAGGTCCGCCCCGATCTGGTAGCTCTTCCAGCCCTCGAAGGCAGCCTTGAGGCGCGAGTTTGCCATGCTGCGCAGGCATTCCCAGGGCGACTGTGTGAACGACACATCGCCGGTGCTGTCGAGCAGCACGCCGCCCCGAGACATCCATCGAAAGTCAACGGCCATTAGGCAGCATCCGAATTGCTGGTCAGAAAGGACATGCAGGAAGCCAGCGTGTCGCTGCCGGTCAGGAGATTGGGCGTGTCCTTGACCAGCGTGGGAATGGGAGTGGGAGTGGTGGAGGGAAGGCAGGTCAGAAGCAGCGGATTGAGGCGGTAATAGCCACCGCCGAAGGAGACCTGTTGAGGCATCGCCGACAGGCTCAGATTCCCGGAAAGCAGAACACCGAAGTCCGGATCAACCCGAATGACGTTGTTCGAGTCGCCGGCTAGGATGATCTCATCCTCGGTAACGGCGACGGACGGCTGGCCCTGATACGAGTCCCCGGCATAAAGCGACTTCGGCTGGAGCTCGTAAGTGCCATCCTGGTTTTCCAGATCGTAGACGAGAGGCTGGCTGGACATTAAGTTCCTGCGGGACAGAGATCCTTATTCAGGGGCGTCCTCGGGTGGTTGAAGATGAAGTTGACCTTCTGGGCAAAGCCATCTATCAAGACCGGCAACGCGCTGCCGTCCGTCGTCATCTGTTGCCGCGCCGAAAGGGTCACTTCCAGTTGGTCGTTCGCAGCGAACGCCCCCTTCTGGAAATAGACCGCTTCGTTGTCACGGGTCGTAACAGGGAGCGAATGGCACTGGATGTAGGATGTGTTGAAGCTGGGGTCGAGGAGGTTCGGACAGAGCTGATTCCCTTGGCTGTCCAACACGCCGCCGTTGTCCTCGAGAAGGGCAATCCAGATGAGAATGGCGTGCAAGTTGTCTGAATAGACGGGGTTAAGGTAGGAACCGTTGCCCGCCTGCGCGGCGCCTTCCGTGCCGTACAGCGCCAGGTGCTGAACCCCAGTCGTATCGATACCGACACTCTGCATGTACTGGATGTTCTGTTGAGCGACGCGCCGTGGGCAGGCCGGCATCCCGTCATGACTAACAGTCAGTTGGTTCTGACAGGACGAGCACGGACTCACGATCGCCAGATGAACCGGATTGGGAGTACTGGTATCGGGCTTCATTTCTCTCTAGTATAGGAACCCATGTCCTTCCACCAAAGGTTCGACAGTCGGAGGAGCCGACATCCGCCCGGGACGGGGATTTCGAGCGTCAAATCCCCACGACGACAATTCCCCTGAAAAGCCCAAGTTGCAATGAATGGCGCGGTTGCACTCGCGTGCTTAATGGCTTCAGAACCCTGGGACGTTCATCGGGACTCTTCTGTATTCAGTTTGCGCCCCTCTCAGTTGTGCATTTCATTGTATTGAGTCGCGGCATAGCGCTTTATCTAGGACTTTCAAGGCCGCTGGGATTCCTGACACAATGAGGGCAGAGGGATTAGTCCATCATTCTAATCAGATAGCTGCTCAAAGGAACGCTGCCAAGTTTATTGATTTCGCCGTTGCGTGTGAATACGATCTGATGCATCCACTCCGCCACCTCTTCCCAATTGCGAGCCAAATTGATTGTGCAGACTCTGACAGCATGGCCAGACAGTTTCAGGTCGCTTACGAAACCGGACCCTGCCGCGGGGTATACGAGCAGGCCCTCGACCTCTTGGCCAGGAAGTGAAGCCTCCAGGTTTCGCAGGTAGGTCATTAACTGATACAGGTGTGAGGATCGGATCTTTTCCACCGAGCTCCACTGGCTGGATTGAAGCATCTCTTTGTAGAACTTGCATTCCACGACGACCACACGTCCTTCACCCCGGAGAATGGCATCAGCATGCATCTCCGGCAGGAAGTCACTCTGAACGGTACTATCCCAAGGAATATGTTCCTGGGACTTGACAGTCCATCCCATTGCCCCAAGCTCCTTTCGGTAGAACCGAGCAACAAAGCGTTCAAAGAGCTTTGCCATCTGCCGCTTATCCCGGAGGAAGTCACGAAAGAAACGCGTTCCCTTTTCCTCGTTGACGAGGAGGTTGTCATGCACCAACTCGCAGATGTGCATGAGAAGCCGGTAATGCGCGTTGTTTTTGTGCAGCCGCACCTGGGCAAAGTGAGACTTTCGAATGTGTAGCGGGCTGATGCCCTCCATCCTGCGGAGCACTGTTTTGATTTCTGCTCTCTGACCAGAATCGAGCTCTGAACAGGTGCCCAAGGCCTTTAGAGTCTCCTTCAGGATTCTGTTGTGGAGGAGGTCAGGCAGAAATTCTTCGAAATTGCATTGAACCTTGCCGTGCTCCAGGAGAAGGCGGCGGGTGGACACTCCAAAATCGATCCTGCCCCTGACAGTTGCGAGGATATCGGCTTGGGGTATGTAGCCATGATCAATTCCGCGCCGCAGCAAGCGCCGTGTCCCATGAATCAGAATGCGGGCGAGAAGGTCTTCGACTCGCGGGAGGTGCTCGATCCCCACTGCAAGCTCATTAGCCTCCTCTAGAAGATCCCAGGCATAGCTTAGTAGGTAGTAGATATTTCGGATCGGGATTGAACTCATCTCACAGGCCCTGCAAAGCCTTTATCCATTGTTCAGACTTCTTCGGATCATCGAACCAGTACTCTCGAAGGAGAGGAGCGACCTTGAATTTGATAACCTGCAGATATTCCTCCTTTGATGTGATGCGGCAGAAGTAACTGTGGCCAATGCAGAATCCTGGCCCAAGATTTGAGGTATCCTCAGCGATTTCCTTGTTCAGACCTATCATTTTCTGAATTATGTCTGACACTAGAGTTTCTGAGCAATTCTCGATGAGAAAACTCTTGAACTCGCTGCTCTGAAATGCCGGGGACAAATCCACGTAGCAGAAGCGACGGCGCAGCGCGTAGTCCACCACTGCAAGGGACCGGTCTGCCGTGTTCATCAGGCCAAGGATGTAGACGTTTTCGGGGACGAAGAATGTCTGGCTACCCTCTTGATAGGCAAGCTTGAGCGCGTAGTTTTCGCCACGTTTGTCATTCTCTATAAGCATCAACAGCTCGCCGAAGATCCTAGAGATGTTGCCTCGATTGATCTCGTCAATGATGAAGACATGTTTCTTCGGAGATTGCCTTGCCTTGATACAAAAGTCATAGAAGACGCCATTCCGCAGCGCAAATCCCCCTTCACTTTGAGGCCGAATTCCCTGAACAAAATCCTCGTACCCGTATGACTGGTGGAATTGAACCATGGACACCTGCTTCGGATCCATCTCCTTCATGAGTGCGTAGGCAAGACGCTTGGCGAAAAAGGTCTTCCCGACGCCCGGCGGTCCTTGAAGGATCAGATTCTTCTCGCGTTCCCACTGACCGAGCCACTCGGAGACCAGGAGCTCACTTACAAAGAGATCCTTCACCGCATCTTGGACCGAATATTCAAGAGCTGATTCATCCTCTTCTGATGTCTCCTCCTCATCCTCCACGGGACCGGTGCCAAGGATCGTATCGAATTCAATCTTGGTGAGTTTGTAAAGGCTACCCTGCCTATTACCCTGCACAGGCCCACAATCAGCGAGAGCTGGAATTGCCTTGAGTTCCAGAAGGGAGCGAGGCTTCTCCATGTGTCTGAGGATCTTGAAGCGAATGCATTCACCCTTTCCGCTCTCCTCATGAATACCCTCGGTAATTTCAAGAACACTGGTCACCTTCTGTTCGGGTGTCGTTTCGTATCCGATCAGCTGATCACCTGGTTTGACCACTTGGAAACATGCGTAGACCTGGCGTTTGTTGCCTTTATCGTTGTGCGTGGTGTAAGTCTGTTCCTCGCCGACCTGGCCCCCAACAACGCTCCAAATACTTGGGGAACAATTCATCCAATAGTACTTAGGCCCGCTTTCGACATCGATTTCTTCGGCATTGATGCCGACTGTTGACAGTATGGTGGCGACGAATTCCTTATGTCGAGAGATGTTTGTGAGGGTCTTGGTAGCGAAGCTTTCCCCATCGGGAAGGGACCAATCCCCTTCCTGGATCCAATCTACATCCCGTACGTTTTTATACTCCTGGCGGGTGGGGTCATGACGGTAACTGCCTCGAACAATACCCACACCCACGATTTTCCGGTTGCCCTTTTTGGCGATCACCAAATCGCCGTCCTTCATGATTCGGCAGAACTCCCAAGCCGCTCTGGCGTCGTTGGTGGGCTCGACATCCATCTGGTAAAGTACTTTAAGTTTCTGGAGTATCTCTTCCTTTGTCGGGTAGGCGTCCAGAGGTCCCAGCAGGTCTCCCCCATAAACAGCGATTGATTGGTCGCTACAATCCTTCCAGAATCGAGCCTGTGGACCAGGTGCGAAAACCCAGATCTGCCTACCGTCAGATTTAGGAATGTCTCCGGACTTCTTTGGGATTTTGGTCTCGTAGAGCCAACTCAGGAACTGATCCACTTCAAGCCCGATGGGCGCTCCGGATTGGAATCCGACGACACGCCGGTACTCGTCGAAGAGGGGTGCCATTGCAGCATTAAATGCTGTAAATCTCTGCGGGAAATCTGCACCTACCGCAAAGGTCGGATGGACCCCTAGGAATTCTGCGGCACCCGTATCCCTTTGGTTCATGAATAGGTACTTGTCCGGAAAGAGTTGGCCAATCAATTCGGAAACGACGCTTGGGCCAATGTACTTGCTTGCATACTTCTCCTTGTCTCCCATGAAGGCTCGCATCCGTTCTTCCTCAGAGCCCGGTCCGTGAGCCAAGAAATCGAAAGACGCCCTATATTTCTCGATGGGGTAATTCGGCTTTCCGAATGCCCGCATCTTTGCCAGCTTCACGCTATTAAAGGAATGAAGCCGGTTCGCGAGCTCTTGAAAATCCGGCCATTCAGCTTTCTGGAGATTCTCAGATTTGAAGAAAGTCTGAATGAACTGGCTGTATTCGAAAACAAAGGGGCTGTGCTTAAACCAGGACTCGGCTTGGGCGGCGAATTCACTCAGCAGCGATTCGAGATTTGGGGTGGCAGGTTCTTGGTCAGGCATTCGAGCATTCCTTGGACATCTTGATCCGACAACCCTCATTATCTACCACAATTCATCTGGTTCGCTGTGAGGGGAGGCACCCGGGCGTATACTTTGTCCGTGTCTGAGGGACAAAATGGAAATCCTGGGTGGCATCGCCCGAATCAACATCGGCCAGCGAATTGCAGCGCTCAAGACCCTGGGCAGCGGAGAATAGAAGCATGTACGTCGATCCCGGCACGTTATTGCGTGCCCAAGGTTGTTTACTGGGCCAACTCGCAGGAGATTCTTTAGGCAGCCTCGTTGAGTTCCAGTCGTCGGAACAAATCCGTTTCAACTATCCCGACGGCGTTCGAGAACTTGCGGATGGCGGTACATGGGGTACGATTGCCGGGCAGCCAACCGACGACTCCGAGATGGCGCTGATGCTGGCAAGGATGCTGTTGAAGCAAAAACGCTATACCCCGGAGGAGGCACGCAAGGCATATGTTTTCTGGTTGAACTCCTCTCCATTCGATTGTGGCAGCACCGTTTCAGCCGGACTTAGAGGCAAGCCGAATCGCGAAAGCCAAGCGAATGGAGCGCTAATGCGGATCAGTCCGCTGGGCGTGTTTGGCTGCAATTACGATCTTGAACGGGTATCCGAATTCGCACAGCAGGATGCGGCGTTGACACATCCCCACCCGGCCTGCCTCCAAGCTAATGCCCTATTTGCTATGGCTATCGCCGATACTATAGGCACTTGGAAGGATGCTCGGCAAGTCTACGAGCTGACAAAGGAACGGGCGGTGGAGATGAAGGTCGAAGCTCCGCTGATGAAGGCAATTGTGGATGCGGCTACCGATGCACCAGCTGATTACCGTCACCAACAAGGCTGGGTACTCATTGCATTTCAGAATGCGTTTTGGCAGCTTCTTCATGCTAAGACCCTGCAGGAAGGCGTTGTGGATACGGTAATGCGTGGCGGAGATACGGACACAAACGCCGCAATTGCCGGTGCCCTGTTGGGGGCTGTATTTGGGCGCGATGCGATACCTGAACAGTGGGTCGAGAAATTGCTCAATTGCCGTCCTAAAGCTGGGAATCCCAATGTGCGTCATCCACGTCCTGAATGTTTTTGGCCTGTGGACGCCCTGCACATTGCGTGGTGCTTGGTTGCAGGTGGGGAAGTTGATGAAGGTGATCAGCCCGAGCCGGGGGCATAGATTCAAAAATGTGAGGGTTGGCGCGTGAAGGCGGAGTGCCCGGTGGGATTAGTCCTGTTAATTTCGGCTTGTGGTAAGGTTTTCCCGAGGGTTTGGCATTGTTCCGGGCGGATTGCAGTCGACTCAGAAGAGATCCTTCCTGGAATTGGCGCTTATGGAGCAGACAGGCCCCAGGAGGGCTGAGGAGTGGGCGGAATCTGGGCTGGGTAGCCGTGAAACGCCTTCCAGGCGTCGATCAGCGGGAAGATCTCGTCGGCCACAAACTGCATCGCCTTGTTGTTGACCACGCCCACCAGATCGTTGATGGACCAGCCTTCGATTCCGCCGACCCACGGCCGCCCGAACTTGGTGCAAGGGCAGATCACGACGGGGTTCAGCTTGGCTGTGCTGTCGGTGAACCACCAGACCGCGGCGCCGACCGCCGCGATCGCGCAGAGGCCCAGGATGATCCAACCCGGAGGGCCACAAAGGAAGGCCGCGCCGGCAGCCGCCCACTCAGTAGTTGCACCTGCAGCGAGAGCCACCAAGCCGGTGCCTTCCGCTGCTGTGGCCACTGCGCCACTTGCATAGCTCAATCCGGCCACCACCGCACCGGCGCCAACCGCCGTGGTTGTGGCGACGGCTGCTCCTTCCATCCATGAGTAGACGGAGAGATTGCTCAGACGGTGGATCTCTGGGATCACGGTTCCCATAGCCATCATCAGCATTCGGAAGAAGTTGGCCGATGCAGCTTCGTTGATCGTGATGACCGCGCGCGGCTTGATGATGGTGATGAATCCCGATTCCAGGTTCATCACATGGGTGACGGTCTCGACCTCGACCGGCCCGACCATCCCCGTGGACGGATCGGTAACGAGAAGAACGTCCTGCGGTTCGATCTCAGGAATGCAGCGCAGCACGATCTCGCCCCGGTACATCTTGCCCAGTTCTTCCCTCAGGAAGCTCTGGCCATAGGCCATGATCAGCCCGGTGTTGCCGGAGAGGGATTGGTCGATGACATTCTGCTTGGGGTCGTTGATCTGGTCGGTGACATCGAGCGCGCGCACATGGTTGGGAGGAATGCTGGCGTTGGCCAGGATGGGATAGGTCTTGCCGTTCTTCTCTGGATCGCCGATGCGGATGCAGTTGTAGATCTTGTCGTTGACCCTCATCCCGTTATGCACGATGGACTGATGGTCGATGAAGTGGTAGCGCCGCACCGGCTTCAGGAAGTCGGTCGACTTCTGATCCCCGGCCAGGATGGAAGCGTAGTACGCGCTCTGCACCGCGTTGATCTTCTTCTGGAGATTCCGAAGAGCCTCTCTTTCTCCGGGGATGATGGTGTAGATGAGCTTGCCAGGAAGAGCCAGCCAATCGTTGGCAGTCTGTGAACCCGTATCGACACCATCTACCGCGATCGTCAACAGCGACTGAAGCGCCGCGGCAAGCCCAGACGGACTCGCGCCTGCTTGCTGGAGCAGCTGGTTCTTGTAGAGAGCCACGGTGACGGGCATGGTGCCGTCCCCCATGACATCGAGGAACATCTGTTTCCCACTCGCATTCCACCACTGGATGTATGCCTGGTTGTTCTGGTTCAGTGCGCGCACACGCTCCGTGTCGCCGAGCATCTGAGGCCGCGCCGTGTACCAGTCGAAGGGATGGCCAAAGACCAGGGTCGCGTCACAGCTGTAAGGGAAGCCGTACCATTTCTCCAGCAACAGGTATTCCGGATAGCGTCTGGCGATGTCCTGAATGAGTTCCCACACCGTCAACGTGGTCTTGGAATCGACATAGTAGGATGCCGGCGCCCAGGGATACTTCCGCTGATCCATCCAGCTCCGGGATTGAGAGTGCGTCTTGGGGTCCGTGCTGACCGACGTCCCGTCATACTGAACGGCCGTATCGACCATGATGTTCTCGTCGCACCGGTCGTAGACGTTCTGAAGCGCGGCGGCCACGTTGTCCATACCGGCAACACTGGCGGCGCCGGCGGCCGGCGCGGCGGCCAGTTCCTTCCATGAGAAGCCCTTGAGCAAGGAATTGGCAGGACTGTTTACCTGCCAGTGACCGAAGTGCTTGGCTCCGGAGTTCTTGAGCATCATCCAGATCACCGTGCCCACATCGCCGGCATCGCCGAAGATGGTGACGCCTCCGTAGGCAGGCCCTTTGGACATGCCGCCACCCGATCCCGGAATCAGGATGTTGACGGTGTTCTGAAGCAGTGACCCAAGCTGGAACCATGAGTTCGAGTTCATCTTGTCGCCGCTCAGGGATGCAAGCTCAAGAAGGTAGCTCTGGGCAGTGACGGTCAGGATCTCGTTGCCCTCGATCTCGGTGACCTCGCCACAGAAGACAGGTGTCAACTTGTCCGGATTGTTGGAGAACCCCACGCGAAGCTGGATCTTACTGCCCGTCTGAAGAGGAAAGTATTGGAGCGGTATCCTGCGGTTGGACATGTCGCCGCCGGCGTAGCCTTCGGTGTTGTCCTTGCCCATGATCTGATAGGGCGCGCCACCGATGCCGTTCCGTCCGACGAATCCTTTGGTGGGAACATCCGAGCCTGTGGCCGCGGCCGTGCCACCTGTGTTGATGGCGAATCGGTCGAGCGATGCCTCCCACTTGCCGGCCAGCGAAGCATCATAGAGCTTGTGGCTCAACAGGTGCGTGAGATTCATCAGCTTCATGCGGAGGGTCGCCGGCTTGTTGGTTGGCCGCTGCACTTCGATGTCGATCACCGCACTGTAGCTGTAGAAGTTGTCGAATGCGTAATAGATGCCACTGTTGGCGTCCTCCATGAAGAACAGTTTGAAGGTGGGAAATGCCTCGGTCATGCTGTAACCCGGAACATTGATCATCTTCATGATCGAGTCCATGTTGCCGGGAATCGAGGTCGTCGTGGACAGAGGAATCGTTCCCGCAGGAACCTGGTATCCGTTGCTGTCGCTGTTCAGTTGGCTTGAACCTGAGGCAATCTGCGCTGTGATGTTCCCGAGGGCTGTCCTCGTCTTGGCCAGGTAGGTCGTCTTGTCGCTCGTGAAGTACATTCCGGGGTTGAAGTCTTCCCCGTCGAGGACCTGACTGTTCAGGCCCATGTCGCGGTAGGCGCCATGGTTGGCATTCGAAAGGGCGGGGTCGCTTGCAGAGACGGAGTTCTTGATGCTCGCGCCAAGCGTTGGGCTCTGCATGATCTGGTTCAGGGCGTTGCGCAGGCTCGGATCGTTCTCCGCGAAGTAAGGGAAGAGCCGCGAATACACATCGCTGACCATCTTCTGCCGGCTCAGATCGGTGTCGGCTGCCAGCCCCTGATCGATGCTCGACACGAGTGATGTGATGGCGCCAGTTCCCGCCGCGTCATAAGCGCAGGACTTGAACATCAGGTAATCGGCCATCGTCCACTGCGTTGTATTGCCGGACTGCTGAAGTTGCTTCACGCGCGCCGCGGCGACCGGGTAACTGGAAGACTTTTCCATAAACTCGTTCGTCAACGCATCCGCATCTGTTTCGCTGACAAAGAAGGACTGGGCTCCATTCATGAATCCGAAGGGCGACGAGTCAGAGGGGTTTTCGGCGGCATTGAGAAGCCGTGCGCTCATATCGTTCTCGTCGGAGCTGGCCATGTGCTGGCGATAGGTGAAGGCCGCACCCATCAATGCCCTCTCGTCAGGCGACGCCGCCGTTGCCGCCTGGGCAAGCGTGTCCCCTTGCAACACGGTCTGTTGCAGGGCAGTCATGTAGACGCCATCAATCGCATTGACTTTGTAGGAGGTGAGTTCTTCGAACTTGTTCTCGTACTGGCAGGCTGTGAGCTGAGCCATGGCCATATCCGAGGAATCGGGCACGGTCTCGGTGGTCACCTGATCGAGCATCAGCCCGAAGATCCCGAGCATGTTGAGAACCTGGTTCTCGACGTAGACCGCGTGCATCCTGTGAACCGATGCAATCGAACGGAACTGTGTGCGCAGGCGTTGGTACTGCTGTTCCAGCATGTGCGCCATCGAGGTCAGAGTCATCAGGCCGTTGTGGATTGGCTCGTCCGTGTTCGGATTGTTGCGCGTTCCCTGGGAACCGAACGACACCTGCACAAGAGAGCTGCAGGGTCCGACATGCTGGTAGGTCGGATACTGGAAGCCGGCCAGCGGGATCTGCGCCAGGTTGTTGACGAAGAGCACCGAGATACCTTCCGGCCAAAGGCCGGGCTGCACACCGCCTGAATCGGAATCCTGAGGAGCAACTCGGAGTTCGTTCTCCTTGTACAGGAAGAGAACGCCGACGCCACCGGGATCGGCCCGGTGATCAACACTCCAGCCTTGAGCCACAAGATTGGTTACCTGTGCTTCAAAGGCAGCTTCGGTGCTCGAACTGGTCGTAGTTGTCGGGTTTGACCCTGAGCTGGCCGGTGTCGTTGCATTCGTTGCCGGCGCAGGGCTAGGCGCTACGGTTGGCGTTGTAGACGTGGCGGTGCCGTTGTACCCAAACGAGGACTGAGCTGCGCCCATGACGGCTGCAACGTATCCCGGCGCATTGGCGCCAGCAGGCATCCCGGCTGGAGGAATTCCGCCTGTGACCTGTTTGCCAGGATTGATGACAGTCCCATTCCGCAGTGTCATGGTCGTGCCGTTCAAGTAGCACTTGACGTAGGCCGGACCCACTGCGTAGGCGGCCAATGCCAGCTCATAGGAACCGAACTGGTTCTTCAGCGACGATATGTACTTGCAGGCGCCTGTGGTGTTCTGCGTTGGGTCGTAAGAGTTCGTCACCCCGAGAGTCTTGGCAGTTCCGTCCAGCAGCTGGAAGAGTCCCTTCGCAGTTGAGTTCGGGTTCTTTGCATTGGGATTGCCGCCGCTCTCATGCCAGCAGACGGCCTCCATGATCGAAGGGTCGACACCAAACTGAGGCGCAATCTGCTGAATGAGCTGGATGATCGCGGGCGGAAGAGAAACCTTTCCCTTCGGAGCCTTTGGTGTGACTGTGGATGGAACAACCGTTCCGCCGATGGTCGCCGGTGCGTTGAGTTGGCCGGCGTAGTCCGGAACTTGCCCAGATTGGATTGGAAGGTAGGTTCTCCACTTGAGAGCCAGCTCGCCAGGATTCTGTGCCAGCCACAAGGGGCAGATCGGGTCTCCTGGGTAGCGGAAGGCCCGCTCCATGTTGATCTGGCGCCACTGGGAAATGTACTTCTTGAACTTCTGTGACTGGTAAGCACTCACACTCTGTCCGGAATCACCCTGGTATCCGAAGTCCTGGGTATAGGGCAGACAGTTGAAGTAGGTCATCGTCAGGGTGACCTTGAGTGCGTCGATGACATCGGGATGGTTGTCGACGCGAAGCTGGCGGAGGCCCATCGAGAGGCGTCTGGTGGAGAACTCCGGATCATGAGCAGCCAGCATCTGGCGCAGGTGCGGAGACTCCACCTCTACGAAAGGAGCAGCCTTGAAGATGGCGACCATATTGCGAAGGTCTTCCCACTGCTGATACCTGGTGACCTGATCGGCGTCATTCAACAGGGCCGTCCAGCTCACGGTCACATCCCAGCGAGCTTGCCCTGTCTTCTGGAACATCTCGTTCATGCCGCGGAGAGGCGTGATCTTTTCGTTGTTCACAACACGCGATGTCACAATGTCATGTGGTGGGATCTGCAGGGTGACAAACCCGACGCGGAAGTAGCCCGCGTCGAGTGGATTGTTCGTGCTGTAATCCTTTTCGGTGGTGATGACGCTCATGGTTATCTCTCGTCCATTGCCTCGCGGATCCGTTCTTTGGTCCGCAAGCTATCAAGGCGCGTGGTGTCGCGGTAGGTGATCGAGACGTGGGAGTTGCCTGCTGGAGCTGCCAGACGGGTCGCTATCTTCGAGGCTTCTGCAGCCCTTCCGCGATCATCCGCTTGCATGTGTACTTCAAGCTCCGTCGTGCGACCGATCGGCGCTACGACTGCGGTTCGTACTCCGCCCTGGGCGGGCCTGATTCTACGAGGAGGGTTGGCAGGCGCCATAACCCCGGTCTCAGGTTCTCCTGGAACATGGCCATCCACGCCGATCTTTTCTTCCGGGCGGAAACGGTTCCCGGAGGGAGCCAATGCCTGTCCCTTTCGAGGACTGCGCAAGGAGCCAAACAGGATGCCAGCCCCAACCGCGACGGCCGCTCCAACGCCGAGCACCTTCATTGCGCCGGTCCCGCGCGCCGCCTGCACGACCTCTTCGACAGAGCGAGCTGCCTGGTTGAAGACGCCCTCGGCGGCCTGGCCTGTCTTCTGAGCGAACTTCCCGGCGGCCGTGCGGGCGTTCTCCGCACCCAGAGTGGCAGCCGAGTAGTCACTGGCGCCCCGGTGGGCAAATGCCTGTACTGCAGGCACCTGATTGTTGAACAGGGTGACGATGTCGCGCCTGGCATATTTCGCAGCATTCTCGCCAGTCACGGTCATGATCTGCTGGATCTCGCTGACATTGGAGTCGTGGCCTCGCCACAGTTTCTCCAGCAGGTCGCGCCGTTGCTGCGCGAACTCAAGGTACGGATTGATCTCTGCGGTCTCGTCGGCAATCTTGAAGAATGCCTTCTGGGCATCGTTGACCGCGATCTCTTTGCCGAAGTTCTGTGCGCCTTCCGTCATGGCGGTGATGAACCGGTTCATGCCCTTTTCGCTGCGATCGTTAAGCGCCGAGCGAAGAGAGTTGTTCCATGCCATCAGCGTGGTCAGATCCTGGTACGCTCCGCCGCCCTTCAGCTTTGCCGCGGCGATCGATGCCTCGCGCACGATGTCGTAGGAGAACTCATGGGTGATCAGCTTCTCGAACGGATCGCGGAAGAGATCGTTGTGAGCCATCGAGGTTTCGAGCAAGTCGAAGGTGTTCGACAGCATGCCCACATCGGCCGCCGCAGTACGAGCCTGGATCGCTTTGCGGAGATCCCTTCCCGCGAACTTCCTGACGTTGGAGAAGACATCCGTCATCGATCCCTTCACGTATTCACGAGGGTTCGATTCGTCGCCTTCAAAGACGCGGCGGAAGGCTCCGAGCCTGCCTTGCAGACTTTCCGGATTGTTGATCTGTTCTGAAAACCTTTGCCAGCGGGCATACTCTGCCGCGCGCTCACCTTGGAGACCAGCCGGATCGGCAACGTCCTCTGCCCACTTCACGGCCTGGGTGTTTGCCATGTGGAACGACAGCCGGTCGCCGTCGGCGTCCATGCGCATCATGCGCTGCATCACCGGATCGGCGCCAACCTGCCACGATCCGTTGAGATTCGGATCGTAGCGCACCTCGGCCATAACCACGGCGTTGATCGGATGACGAACTGATACGGCCTGCACGCGGCCGCCGCCTCGCAGGATCTCGGCGTGTTCCTTGGACATCAGGTCCAGGTATTCTTTGCCAACCCCGATCTCGAAGGGGTTGACGGACCCATCGGCATAGCGCAGTGTTGACGCGCGCGCCGTCGCCCTGCCCTCAAACCCCAGCGGGTCGATCGTTGGGGCTCTCCACACTCCTTCCTTGCCGACGCCGTAGGACTCCCGGACTTTCTGGACGTAGCTGGCCAGTACATCCTCGAAAGGAACCTTGGCGCCGAAGCCCTCATTCACGTCGTTGGCCGTCTGCAACACGTTGCGCAGCTCGTTCTCCCACTTGTTTGCCGAGTAACCCATCAGGTCGTGGGCATTGGCCTTGCCGCCGTATGCCTCACGGCCGAGCACCGGTATGAAATAGTCCTTGCCGCCGACAGTGGTCTTGATCGAATAGCTCTTCTGCGCCAGCTCGTGAGTCGGATCGAAGATCGTCGATTTGATTCCAACCTTGCCGTCAGGCCCGGTCGCTTTCATGACGCGGCCTTCTGCAGTGCCCAGCCTGTCGATCAGGCTGTCGCCCACTGCTTCATCGATCGAGATGCTGGCTTCCCCAAACGGCTTCGAGAAGTCGCGCACGCTGGGATCGGTGTGCTGCATGAAATCCCAGGTCATCCCAGTAGAGCCATCCGTTTCGAGCCGGCTCAGGATCTCGCGTGCGGTCTCATGCTCGCCGGCCAGGGACATCTGCTGGAGAGCATCGCGGGTGATACCGACACGGGAAGCGTGGTTGAGTGCCATGTGATCCGACACGCTCATGGACTCAGGCAGCGCCCGCTGCATCAGGTATTCGAGGTAGGTGCCATCCTCATGCTTAAACGACCAGTCGATGTAGCTTTCCATGAACCGATCGCCAGCGATCTGCTTGTTCTTGATGCGCGCCCCGACTTCATCCATGAGGTCGCGGATGTAATCGGCGGCCTGGGTGTAATCCGCAGCCGAACCTTGAAGGTCGCGCAGGTTGCCGGTGTGCGTGATCAGACGGCCGTTCTCGTAGGAGTAGCCCAGCTCGGCCAGGCGGTCCAGGTGACTGCGGCCGGAGAACTTCGCTTCGGTGAGGAAGGCCGGTTTGTTGCCTGCACCGTAAATGCTGTCGAGCCGGCGGAAGGTATCTCCCAGAGAGTCGTTGAGGATCTGCAGGGGATTGTTTGCCTTGGCGCTGTTGAACTGTTCCAGAACCACGCTGTCAACTTCGTCGGCCACGGCGCCGCCCTGGCCAGAGACCCTGAAGTAGTTGTTGAAGCCGCGGATCACCCGATCCATCTCGACGTCTTCGAGCGCGCGGCTCACCGTCTGCTTGCCCAGGTTGTGAGTCTTCATGCCCTGAACGCCCAGGCGCTCTTCAACCTGGAGAAGGATCGTTCCGTCTGCCTCATTGACCGAGTGGTTGATGATGCGATTGCTGTCGCCCTGGGCGAACATGGAGGTGCCATACTTCATCCCGAGGACTTGGTCGCGTCCGAATGTTCCTCCTTTGAGGAGGTCCTCGGACAACATGTTCTCGTGGACGAGGTAGTTCACATGGCGCACAGCCTCGGCGCCGACGTTCTTCTTCATGATGCGCGCGCCCTCGCCGATGTAGCCGACGTTGCGCATAGCTTCGTAGTTCTTCCGATTGGACAGGAAAGGCAGGAGCCTGTCCCACATGTCCGCGGCGATCATCTCGTTTACGCCGGCGTCCTTGGCGATATAGCCGACCGCCCGTTGCTTCGCGCCGATCTTGCTGAGGGCCATATCGAGCGAAAGGGCTCGAGCTGAATCTTCAAGTGCCAGCCTGGAATCGAAGCCCGCCTCGGCAACCTGATTCCATTCCGGCAGGTCGCCGAACAGCGCGCGTTGGCTGGGAGTGATCTGGAGGGAGTGAACGCCAAACTCCGGAAGATCGGTGTAATCCGTCGCGGAGAAACCCGCATGGCCTTCGGCCACTTCCGCCCAAATCGACTTGTTCATCGACTTGATGCGCAGGCTTTCCTTCTCACGGTTGTGAACACCCATGGGCTCGATGAGCCGGGTTTCCTCCCGTTCCAGGGTGTCGATCTTCGTGCCGCCCGTGGTGCGTATCTTGCCGCCGGAATCGACCTGGTGGGTGATCTCGGCTACCTTGCGCTCCGGCCGCATCCGACTCCAAACACCGCGGTCCTCGCCGTCAACGGGGAAAGACCCGGGCATATCGGCAAAGACACCTTGGTTGCTGTAGAACTGCTGCTGGCGGCGGGTTGCCTGGGCGACACCGGCATCTTCGGCCTGGAAAGGGTTGCCGTTGAGAGGATCACGGCCGACAACGAACTGGGCCCGGCTCAACTCTTCGCGCACGAAGTCTTTCCCATAGCGGAGGCCGCGCACGCCGTAGACATCGGCGCTGACATCTCCGCCGTGCTGCATGAAGAAGCGGGAGACGCCGGAGTTCTCGAAGGAGCTTCCCAGTCTGATGCCACCGTTACCATCGATGACAGGGATGGTCAGGTCGCCGTCGATACGCAGTCCAACGATCTCGTTGATCGGTCGGTTCCGGCCGGCAGGCAGAGTGATGACTTCGATGTTTTCTGCGCGATAGCCGTACTGCTTGACGGCGGCTGAGTCCTTCAGCAGGTCGTCGATCTCTTGAGCCAGGGCAGCATGTTGCTCTTCAAGCAAAGCGCGCCCACGGCCCGCGTAGCTTTCGGATGTCATGAACTCGGCGTTCGTGGAAGCCAGATCCTTGAGCTGGGGAACCACTGCTCCTTCGCCGGCAACCTTGGCCTCGGATGCCTCACGGAGCCGGAAGTTCATCTCCCTGATCCAATCGATGTCCTTGGAGTTGGCGTCGATGACATCGCTCATCTCGTTCGCCGTCATCGTCGGCGCCACGGCCGTCAGGCCCTGCCAGCCCAGCTTGTCGGCGGCGCCCGACTGCTTCAGTTGGGCGTGAAAGAGCGCGTTCTCCAGCAGGCGGTGTTTGGTCGGGTCTTCGTAGAGGCGATTGAAATGTGAGGTCAGGGCGGAGAATTCACGCTCGATCTGGTTGCTTGTGATCTCTTCGATAGGCAGGCCGGCATAGAAGCGGCTCTGTCCGGCGAGATATTCGTTGATCGAGATGCGGCCTTCTTCATAGGCGCTGCGCAGCTCGGCGATGTTCACTGCTCCGGTGGCGGCCTGGTAAACCCCATCGCGGAACCCGTAGTCCGTGGGAACCTGCTTGACGACATCGATAAGCCGCTTGCCTTCGCTGATCGCCGTAGGGATAAGGCGGGGCGCCACCATGGCTGCGGCGACAATTGCCGGCGTCGTCATGGCGGATGTCTTGAAGTAGCCCCGTTCGTCGTTCTTCATGAACAAGGGCGCAGCCAATGCGGCCGCGCCGGCGCCGAACATCAGACCAGGCCGTTCTGCAGCCCAGCCGTAAACCCCGGTCAGGTTCTTGAAGATGTCACGAGGGTCCATAAGGGTCACAGGAAGGGGGTTGGGCGGATGCTTCCGATCAAGGCGAGGAGCACGAGGACGAGTGTGCTTGGGTGGAAGTCCAGGTTTTGATCCGCCCGGCAGGGGCCGATGAGGCTGTTACGAGTCTCTCTGTTGGCAGGGATCTACCAAAGCCTCATCCGACCACATAGGAACGGTTACTTGCATCACTGGTAATCCTCTGGATTCCGGCGAATCTCTCTCAGCAAGTCTTCCGTCTGATCTATATCGGCGCGCACGCGAACATTCGTGTGATTCACATGTCCTGCATGAACGGAGGTTCTGACGTCCGCCTTCTTGTCGTTGGCTGCCAGCATGATCTGTTCCACCGCACGCCGAAGCTGGTCGGGAGAACGATCATCGCCGCTGGTCAATTCACGAACAGCTCCATCGATGTACGGCTTCCGCCACAGGAGGGAAGCCCTGTCGTCAAAGATGTTGAAGTCGTGTGCGTCATACCCCTCCTGCTGAATTATCTTCAGCTCAACATCCTGGTAATCCAAAGCCTCATCAAACGCTTCAGAGCTGTGCTCGGGGAGAGCGAATCCAGTCCGGGAGAAGAAGTCCGCAATCTCTTTCGAACGCAGCCAGTTGCCGTAGTCGAGGCCGGTGTCAGCCTTCTCGAACTCTTCAACGTCGGCTTCGTCGTACAGCCGGCCGCCCTCGCCAATCTCCTCGTGATCCTTGCCTTCCGCCTCGGCAATGCGGGACTTCTGCACTGCCCATTGGGCGGACAAAGCGCGTTGCATCTCTGGGGATGCAACCTTCAGAATCTGGGATCTCTTGCTCGGATCGGTCTCGGCAAGAAACTCACGGAAGTAGTGGGATTCACGAGCGGGAAGGGTGGAAGCAACGAATGTCGGCGCGGCAAACAGGTTGGCGCCGATCGATGTCCTCTGCCCCTTATTAGTATAGGAGCCTGACGCACGACCATCCAGATCGCGCAGGTAGGTCATGACGTCGGCCAGAGTGTTGAGGTCCCGGCGTTTCTGAACGTCGCCAGGCAGCACAGTTTGTCCGGTCACGCGCTCGACCAGACCGCGGGCATAGGGCATGAGGAAGTCGTGGATCGGGCGCTCCCAACGCCGCATCCTGGTGCCTGCAACCTCATTGTTGATGTACTGGGCCAGCGGGGTGCGTTCCTGCCAGAACTTGGTGTGGGCCGGTGAGGGCACATACCTCATCGGATTCAATGCACTGGAATCTCCCTGGAAGGCCAAACCCTCGGCCATGCTACCGACTGCGCGTCCCAGCTTCCCATGCATGGAACGAGCTTCGGCTCCGCCGAGGTCTTCACGGTACTGCCCAAACCCTTGGTCGATCAGCTCGCGGTTGACGTTCTCTCCATTGGCCAGGATGACAGCCCGAATCGACTCGGCACTGTCCGTAGCTCCTTTGGGAACAACAGCCCGGATCCATGTTCCTTCGGCCAAATGATCGGCCAGATACAGCTGCATGGCATCACGACGGCGGTCCACTTCGAGGGCCACCTCGCTGCGGGTCATGTCGTTGTTCTCGCCGAGGATCTTCGCGGACAGGTCTGCCGCACTCATACCCACGGAAGAGAACTGGAAGCGCCGGCCGGGAAACTCCTTGAGGGTGACTCCGCCGGGAGAAACCTCATCCACAGTGCCGGAGATCTCATCGACAGGTGCGGTGAAGTGCCTGTCGTTCATCCGGATGATCGATTCCCGGGTCTGTTTGACCCGGTTCATGATCTTCTCGTATTCGATCTCCAGCTCGGTATCGCCCTTGGCTTGCTGGGCTACGCGCTGCCTGACGTTGTGGTACTCCCGTGAGTATGGGGCCACGTCGGCCAGGATGGCCATCTTGTGGATGTCGGGATAGTCTTCTGGATCGACTCCCTTCAGCTCGGGATGGATGGCTTCGTAGCCGGCGCCGGGCAGACGGGCAAATCCCTGGTCGACCTTGATGAAGGGATCGCCGACATGGAAGTTGGTGTAGTAGTCATCTCCTGGCAGCCAACTGGCGGCCGTGTTGGGGATCTCGTTGGCCTGGGGAGAGAAGCTCTCCCGCTGGACAAAGCGGCGAAAGGGTTCTGTATAGCCGAAGTGCTCTGTGCCTGAGAGGGACGGACCAATGCCGGCGCCCAACTCCTTCTCGTAGTAACGACGGGAGAAGTTGTCGATCTGACGAGATCCTTGATAGTCGACTTCCTTGCCCAGACTATTGGAGTTGGGAAACAGTCCCTGATAGCCACTCTTGGCGATGAAGCCGTAGAGACCGGTGTACTCGGCAAAGATCGTCGCTTCCTTCTTGAGGGCGTTGCCGATCGAGAATTCGTCCTTCGGCAGTGGCGGAGGAAGAGCCTCTGGACCTTTGGGCTCGATGCGTGTCGAGTAGAGGGTGTACTCCTTGCCATCCCAATCCTCTTCGTGCATTCTGATCGTCGGCTTGACCAGTTTGCCGATCGTGGCGCCAAGCAACGGGCCGATGAGTGGCACGTTGGTGAATGCCGGCGACGCCACTGGGTACGGGCGGTCCTCGTAGTGCAGTTTTTCGAGGTAGTACGGATCCTTCAGCCAGCGGAGGGGATGCAGGATCGGGTTGTGCTTCCACTTCTCCTCTTCCGATCCGAACAGCGAGATGTCTTCCGCGCGGCTCTTGTGCAGGACGCTCCAGTGAGGCCGCCATGCCTTGATGCGCGCGCCTTCAAAGGGGGTTGATCCCAGCTCCCACCAGCGTCCACTTCGGATTGGAACCTCGTCCAATCCGGAATAGACATCGCGCAACTCGTTGCCAGTCTTGCGAGAACCAAGCATTCCAGGCAGGAAGGGCAACGCTGCCACCAGACCGATTGCCGCTCCTCTGCCGGGTGTGCCCAGACCTCTCCAGATCTGAGCCAAGCCTTCGATGGATGCCAGCTTCTTACCGCTGGTGCCGGCCCATGTCCGCAGGGCCTTCACATCCGGCAGAAGACGTGAGCCTGCTTTTCGGAGATCCTCGGTGGCGAACTGGCCGCGCACGACGCGCGAGTAGTGCAGCAGGCCGCCGGCAAAAGCACCGGCTGCGGGAAGCGCCAGCGGACCATACTGTGGCCCGGGGACAGTATTCTCGTAGAATTCGGTGACCTTGCGGCCACCGGGAAGCATGTCTGTCAGATCCGCCCGGAGGACGTTGGCCTTGAGGCCGAGATCGATGACCTTGTCGCTGGGATGCCCAAGCTTGTAATCCAGCCAGCCTGCAGCGGTCGCGGCCAGCGCGATCGGCAGCACGCGCCTGGTGAGCATCTGGTTGACGATGCCACCTTCACCGGCGAAAGGAAGATGGAAGGTCTTGTTCCAGGTGCCTGCCTTGAGACCGAATCCTGCTTCGGCAAAGAGTCTCTGAGGACGCTCTACTGCTTCGAGAGATTCAACCTGAAAGCGCGACCAGACGTTTCGAGCCGTCTGCGCGACCTCCTCACCCAGATTGCCTTCGACATGGGCCCGGCTGTGGAACGGCCGGAACTTCAGATCAGAAGCATCCTTGGCGGCCTCTCTCCAGGGAGACGCGTTGGTGATGCGCTGCGAAGATCTATAGGTTTGGAAGTTCTCCCACATCCGCTCGCGGAAGTTGGGATTCGTGGACCAATGGAGGGGCGTCTGGCGCAGATCCTGGCCAAGACGGGAAGCAGTGCCGGCGAGACGGCCTTCCGATGGAGTGAACCGGGTCTCGAAGTCGATCCCGCCGCGGCCCACCAGCTTCATGTAGGCAGAGCCCGCGCGCCGGCGGCCCTTGAACAGCAGGGGGTTGTCTTCGGTGACCTGCTGGAGGACGTCGAAATCTACGCCTGCAGCTTTGAACTGACGTTGGAATGTCTCGCCGACGGTGTTGAGCGACCCGTCCAGGTTGGTCAGCATCGACCGTGTGAACTTCAACTCTTCGGGAGTTGTGTAGGAAGAGAGCCGTTCGGTGAACGCGAAGGTCCGGCCAATGTGGAAGGGAGTCTGATTCTCGAACTTCTGCGCCCAGTTCTGAAGCGTCGGGGCATACTCCGGCACCGTCGCCAGCATCGTCCGATGCGTGGCATACAAAGCCGTGCCCACAACCCCGACTCCGATCGCTCGGACCAAGGGATTGTAGGCCTCTTCACTTTCCAGTTGAAAGGATTTGTCGGAAGCGAAACGAGGACGCCCGGCTGTGGTTTCGATCACGGGTTGGGAGGAATCCAAGGGCACAGCATCCCCTTACTTACGGGAGTTGACTACGCGATTGACAACCTTCTGTTGTGCCGGACTCAGCTCGCGCTTGGCAGGCTTCGGAGGGCCTTCAGGGTGACTAGGCTTCTTCCCAGAATGCTGGGCATCCAGCTTATCCGGATCTCCCGGCTCGAGCTTGCGCCCAGAGACGAACTCGGCGTAGGCGAGACGCTCGAAGAACATCTCCGCATCCCACTGCTCGATCTCCTCGAAGGTGTAACGGAAGATCCCGGCGATGATCGACTTGGCGGAGTTCAACCAGCTTGACTTCAGTTCGATGCGCTTCATTTCGAGCGCGCGCTTGACGTCCTTGTATTCTCCGTTGAACGGATTCGAGTCCAGCAATGCTCGGGCAATCCATTCGACGAGTCCGGCCGGCGCCTGGTAAACAGGGTCGCCATCCAGAGGTGGGCCATCAAGCACAACTGCCCGGTATACGTCGCAGTAGACGGAAGCCGGGCAGTCATAATCGAGTTGTCGATCAAACTTCTTGAACTCTGCCCAGGTGAGTGAACGCCACTTCACTTTACGGCCGCTTGGCCAACGGGCAGAGAATACCTGCATGGCGCTCCTTACAGATCGGCGCTGAAGCGGTTGATGTCCATCGGGTCCATGTAGTCAGAGAGCTGATAGATGATCTCTTGCAGCGTCTGGGGAAGGCCTGCGCCTGCTCCCTTCAGTGCGAGGTCGGACAGCTTGTGATCGATGGTCGAGCTGGTCCACACACAACAGCGGATTGCCATAAGGATCTGGACCTCGGCTTGCACCTTCTCTGGCGGGATGTTCGGGGGCAGGCTCGCCTGCAGTTGCCCCAGTTCCTGGCCGCCGATGGCCCGCAGCACATAAACGCGCTTCCCATCCGTCGAGTGCCAGATACGGAGGCGCGCGCCTGGCGCCTGCTGCTTCCACTGTTCGATCTGCTCCAGGCTCGGAGCCTCCGGGAATGTCTGGAGGAACTCGAAAGGGGTGATTTGGGGTTGTTCTTTGATCTGATCGGACATGAGTCGATGCTCCTAAAGGTTGGTCGGTTAGTTGGCAGAGCGGGCAACGAAGCCATAGCAGTCCAACAGTGTCTGGCCGGATTGGTCGTAAACCTGCTCGTTCGAGATCAGCAGGCAGTTGCGGAGAATCCTCTCCACCGTGCGGCCCGCGCCTGTCAGTTCGCAGTGAATGTCGAACGGGATGTTCAGCACAATCGCGTTTGGAGTGTCGCTCTGAACAGTGGCGGATTGCTTGGCGGCGTTGATCGCGTCCGGGCCGCCCTGGGCGGCCAGAGACTGGATCTGCTGGCTGATGATGTTCAACTGCGCCTGGTAGCTTGCGGTGGCAGACGGCGACAAGGCGCCTTGCATGGCGTTAGTGATCTGCTGACTCTGCTGCACCAGAGAAGCGATCTGCGCGCCCGCCTGTCCTGTTGCTGATGCCTGAACCGGCTGGGTGTATATCTTCGAGAACTCTTTGAGGACCGTGTACAGGTAGCCTTCAGTCACGAAGTTAATCGCAATCTGTCCTTGTACCAAAAGCCTGCCGGTTCCAAACGCATCCGCGCTTCGTGAACAATACCCAAACATGGGAATTCGGTTGCCCTGATAGGCAAACTGCAGGTTCACCAGTTCGTCGATGAACAGGTTGCCGATGTACATCTGGGCCTGTGTGGCGGTGAAATACTTGCCATCCGTCGAGTTGGGATAGATCCACTCGTAGTTGGGGGCAAGCGAGGGGATGACGATACCGCCGGGAGTGTTCTGGGTATTCGCCGCAGCCGGAGTGGCCGATCCCGGAGCTGGGGGCTTCTGAACGGCGTTGGAACTTGCCGTTGGTGCCATCGGACTGCCGGCGATTATCGTCACGTCGATTCCTTACTGAGCTGCCTATTGGTTCAGGACCGTGCCCACGGTTCTCTGCGGAGCCGTCACGGTACTCCCGGCGGCGGCTCCGTAAAGGCTGCTCTTGTTGAGAGGCATCAAGGGCGTGAAGTCCGCGGCAACGTAGGAGATTGTCTGTTCGCTCAACATGTCCTGGATGGAGTAGACGTCACCCGACGTCACAAGCTCGACACCCAGCAACCGCTGAGAGCTGGTGTTCCCATACTCATCGGCGAACAGAAGAGTGAGATTGAAGGGAGGAAGCTGATCCACCTTCATGTAGGTTGTGTCTTTGGAGAGGTCGGATGTGAACGCGCCGGAATTGAGGAAGGCGTAAAGGACGTCCGTAGTGAACTTGGTCATCACCAAAGTGCCGGCGATTGTGCGCCGGCCGCGCGCCCAGCCTTTGGGGTTGATGTATCCACAGGCCACCGCGGGAGACTTCACACGATGGACGGATACCGTAATGGTGGTCAGCTCCACAAGCTGCTTTGCCTGGCGCGCAGGCTTGGAAGTCGCCTGCTGGGAGACGCTGTTGGAGTTGGTGGTTGTCGACAGGCCAGTAGGATTGGTCGTGTTGGTGCCGTCATTGGCCACCTCGATCATCACCTTCAGGTTCGATCCCGTGTAGGATGCCTCGTGATACAGTCCGTTGCCTGGATTCAGGTTGTGCTGTTGCGCGGGATTGTTCGCTGGCACTGACGAGGATTTGAGAGCAGAGCTGATCGGGTTGAAGGCGGAAACGGGAGGATCCGTGATCCCGCCACCGGCAGAGACACTCGATGCCGGATAATAGTTGCCGTCGCTGCCCAGGACCATTCCGGGTTGGGTGGAATCGGTATAGCTGGTCGATGTTTCCGAGGCGTTCGGCAGCGCAGGCGCCGGGCTAGCGTCGGTCTGGAGACCTCCAGACACAATGGGAGTGGCCTGTGACGAGAAGGACTCGACACCGCTGGTTACCATGCTTTGGTCGGAGGAGACGTAACTGATGGGAGGGATGCTCATATCTGAACAAAAGGGCAGCTTCCAGCATGGCGGAGAAGAATAAAGAGCCAAAGCCAGAAGCTGCCCAGAGAGCGAAATGGGAAGCGATTACAGTGTGAAGGATGTGCCGCCGATGCCACTCGCAGACTGGAACGGACTCGGAACGGCCGACATGGGCTCGACCACGCGGGCAACGAAAGTCGCCTGCATCTCGGTCACGGCATCGTCGATGGAGATGCCCATTCCCTCGTTGAGGATCTCAACGCCGAAGATCTTGGCCGCGCACATCGCGCCGTACTCATTGGCGCCGCTCAGCGTCACGTCGAAGGGCAGGATCTGGTCGGAATACCAAGGCGTCGCCAGTTCGCTGTTGGAGGCGCTGCTGGTCATGGTCATCTGATCGAGCTGACTGATGGTCGAAGAGATCGAGGGACCTGTGTCCCGAACGACCGAGGACTGGAAGACAGCTGTCCCGTTGGCCACATTCGAGAACTGGGGCCGGATCTCATCGGCATCGGCCACGAAGGTGCCGAGAGCCATTTGGAAGAGGTTGAGCAGCGCATGGCGATCGAAGTTGATCCAGACGAGCGAGCCGGCGATGCCGCGCTTGTTGCGCGAGTATGCACGAGGATCACAAGAACCCATCGTGTAGATCGGTGCCTTTTCACGAGTCACGGAGTAGGAGATAGCCTGGAGCTCTGCAAACTGGAACTGACCAATCACAGCAGTAATGTCAGCACCAGCAAACGAGTTGTAGGAGCGGCTGATCTCGCTTGCAAGGACGCCGCCGGGAAGAGAAGACATGTTTACTCCTTGGGAGGATGAAGCTCACGTAAGATCGTGAATTGCAGCTCCGCGGGGACCAGGGCGATCCCCAGCGGAGCGAGACCGCGGCAGGTTAGCCACGGTAGGTGAGGTTGGCTTACGAACTCAGGCCGACGTAGGCGCTGAGCTGAACGAGTTCATCAGCCGGATGGAAAGTGAGGAACAGGTTGGCATGCCCGATCAGAGATTCGGCAGCGGTCGTGGTGATGGTCACCTGCGGATTCGAGATGTAACCACGTTGCTGCAGGGCCACCAAGCCGTTGTCCAGAGCGGTCTTGAGCGACACGAGCTGGAGGCCGTCGAGCGAGCTGGCTCCGACAAACGGATCGCCGATCGCAAGCATGGTCGCAATCACCAGGCCTTTGATGCGAACACGAAGCAATTCGGTGTAATCGCTGATGTCCGTGGCGCAGGTGAAGTCATGCAGCAGCGCGGGGTTGCTGTAGGACCCCTTGGTGCGGAGCACATTGATATTCGCCTGGGTCAGGGAGTCGAGCTGTCCGGGTGTGTAGATCAGGCCCGGCAGTTGCTTGAGCGGCACCTTCTGGTTGGTCAGCGCGGTCTTCTCATCGAGAGCCGAGCAGAAGCCGGCGACATAGTTGGCCAGATTGCTCACATAGTTGGTGGCATATCCATTCGACATGATGGCCTGATCGGCCACAACGTGCAGGTACGCACCGATGTCGATGTTGTTCTGGTTGATGTCCTGCATGACGGTGCCGTCATACTGTCCGTTCTCGGTCTGGAAGAAGCCAGGTTGGCGATAGCCAGAGCTGTAGTCAAAGCAAAGGGCGTTCAATCCGCTGGCGTTGGTCCCGACGGTGTAGGGGATACCGAGCAGGCCGGCGCCTGGATTTTGCACGTCGTCATTGGCGTTGTAATGGGGCAGGAAGCCGACCCACCGACGGACATCCACCAGCTTGTAGGTAGCGGGGACGGACGTGCCGATAAAACCGATGCAGGTCTTGTCCAGCGTACTGATCGATGCGCAGAAGCTGGCGATTGCATAGCCCCAGTTGACTTCGGCAAAGCCGAGCGCCTGGCGCGCGGAAGCGGTCGCAACCGTTCCGGGCATCGCCGTAACTGCACCGGCCGTGATCGGAATCGAAGTTCCGGCCACAGTCTGAGCGGTAAGTCCGGCGGGGAAGGTGGTAACTTGGGCACCATTGGCCCAGGCATTAGCTTCCGAAGCCCACTGATAGGTCTGGTCGCCGAAGGCATCGCGCGCGATCAAGAGCCAATCGAGCGCGTTGGGGTTGGTTGCCGGGTTGTTGACGGCTGTCGCTGTGTTGCCGACCGAGTAGAAGGCCACATTCGGCGCATCGAAGGTCGCGGCAGGAACCACAACTTCCTCAACCTGGAACCCTTGCAGAAGGTTGATTGCGTCCAGAAAGGCGAGGTAGGTCTGGCGGCCTGTCAGGCCGATGCCGGTGATGGCCGCGGTCAGGGTCGGAGGAGGAGTCGAAGTTGCACCGACCAACGCAGCCGCAGCCTGCACCGTGATCGCATTTGCGAAGGTGGCGCTGGCGCCCGTGCCGAGTTGAAGGCCGGTGTTGCCGGAGATGGTGCCGGCAATGGAGATGTCACCGTTGTCCGTGGTCTGGAGAGGATCGTTCGAATACTCCAGATCGCCCTGGTAGTACACGGCCACAACGCCAGCCTTGTACCAGATCTTGTAATCGGTGGCAGATGTCGCGGTGGCCTGCCCGAAGCTCAATGAAAAGCCTGCAGTCGCACCGGTACCCGTCTCCACACCGATGCCCGCCAGGACTTGAGGCTGAGCGCCCATACGGAACAGAATGACGTTGTCGGAGTTCGCAGCACACTCTTCCATCGAACGGATCAGGTTTCCGTTCAGACCGAATTGGAGAGCCGCCATCGCGCGGTTGGTGACCTGGTATGGCTGATTGATCACGCCCTGGTCGCATGTGCCGATAATCAGGATAGAGTGGTCCTGCGGCGGAGCGGCAGAGACGAGACCTCCGTCAACCGTGTTGACGATAATCCCAGGCAGGTTATTGAAGGCCATTCTGTTTCTCCTCGTAGATCTCGGGTCAACAAACTAACGGTTAGTCTGCAACCTACACAGGGTTGGACACAGGGAATCGGAAACGTTCGTGTTCCGCGTTGTGTTGTTGAGCGGTGTCAAGTTCAACGGTTTGAACGTCCCGCTTGATCTTGAAATTCAGAGTCAGGTCGGTAAGCTGCCGCTCTGTGAAGGTGTCAAGGAACTCCAGGCGGAACGAGTACCGAAGCCGACGGATTTGGAGCTCTTGATTCTCTTTCTCGTCGGACTTATCTTCCTGGCGCCCTGCGAACTTGAATTGCTGGACTCCGAATGCCTCGAAGAACTTGTAGTAATAGGCATACCGAATCAGAAAGCGATGAAACCATACTGCCAGAGAATTGGCCACAGAGTTGCTCTTCGACCAAACCTCAAACTCGACGGTGTAGTTCTCCCACCAGCCGTACTGCGCCAGGTTGTACCCTGCCTGGCTCGGGATTCTTGCGACGTTCCGAAGCATCGGCGAACGGGGAACAGTAGCGCCGTCATTGCTGGTAGGCGCCATCTCACCGCTGACTACATGGAAGAGAATGACGTCGAACGCTGTGTCCGGCTCTGAAAGCCGTTCCTTCGGGAAAGTCTCCACGTAAACAGGGACTGTTCCCTCGGGAGCACCTTCCGTCTTGATGAACTCTACGAGAGCCTGCCCGACAATCTGGAAGAAGCCGTTGATGTCTGCCGCGGGCTTACTCGAACGCAGCGGAGGCAAGATCGAGGAGGGCTTGGTGATTGCAGACATGCACGCTCCTCGCGGGGAGAGCCCCGGCAATCCTGTCTAGTATAGGAAGACACGACCAGACTGGTAATTCGGTTACACGTTCTCCTTTTCGAGTCCCAGCTCGAAGAACTCGATCCGTCCGTTATCTCCGAAGGTGGGCACTACCGAGAGGACCTTCCATTTGACCGTCCGGGTAAAACGCCCGCTGGAATCGGTGATGGAGTTGCCTTCCGGATCGACCTTCGTTTCGTAGAGTTTGTCGTAGGCCTTGGCAGTCTGGAGGGTGTACCTTTCGTAGTCGGGATAGACCTGGCTGCCGTCATCCCGAAAGACTTCCACATAGGCGGTGCATCGGTTCTGATCGGTGTAGCCCATGGCATTCTGAGGATACTCACCAGTGGCCAAGACTCCAGGCTTGTAGACAGGAGCCACGCCGCGGTAGAGCGCCATGATCTCCTGGGTCTCATAGAACTGCCAGCCTTCGCCTTGGCAATACCGACAGTTGGGCCGGACGCTTCCGCCTGTCTTTGGATCCCAGCAGCCGGGGCAGGTTGTGTTGGTCATGCGGCGCAGAATTACAGTGCGGCCCTGGCCGACGATCTCCTCGCTGCCATGAATGACGGAGTGAAGCTCCTCGCGCAGGTCGATGGTGGCCGAGATGTCTCGGTAGAAGTCCACAGTTCCACTCCAGTCCTCTTACTGTCCCATCGCGTACGGATAGAACTGGGAGACGGGGAAGCCCGGCTGGTAGACGCCGATGCGCATGGAGGACATTGGCGGGGAGCACGTCGGGGATGCAAAGAACTTGATGGGCTTGCCGCGGCCGCCTGTCGGAGATCCGGGGTCCATCGAACTGGCATTGGCTCCCATGCCGTTGGCGAACCAGGTGCGCGCCGGTGTGCGCTCCGCCCAGTCCAGAACGCCTTTTGCTGCGAAGTGGAAGTCTGGGCGGCCGCCGGGCATCACCCGGCCGCCGCTGCGGAGAACCACCTCGTAGAGTTTGAGAGACTCCTCAAACTCCGCCAGACGCTGCTTATTGTCCGCCTTGCGATCGACGGAGAAGTTTGCCAGCACATGAGCGCCGGGGCCCAGCAGCGAGACTACGTTCAACATCAGATCGCGGGAGGCCAGGGCCGTCACATACTGCAAGCGGCTGCCGATCAGGCGGGTATGCTGCAGCCCGGAAAGCGGGACGCGCGCAGCGGTGATCAGGTCCGCTTCATTGCTGGACCGGTAGATCTGGCAGGCGATGGTGATGTCGGAGAGCTTCTTGAGAGTCGGGCCGGCGGCCAGACGGACCATATCGATGGTCGAGTAATACGGAGTGATCTGGCTGATGAAATCGAAGGTCACGTCCTTTATCAAGGTCGCGCCATTCATCAGTTTGATGCCCTTGGGCAACGAGATGTGGAAGATCAGATTCTGCATGATTAGGAACTCGCAGGCAGCGTGATCACCAGGTTGAACTGGAAGACAATCACAGTTCCGGTCCCGTTCATGAGCACGAGATTGTAGGTATTCGGCAACAGGTTGAGAAGCCAGTTTCCGGTCGAATCCAACTGGTAGGCTCCTCGAGCATAGGCCGGGTCGGTGTTGCCAACACACCAGTCTGAGCTGAGGAATGCGTAGAGGACGAAGCTTGGAAGGTTGGGATAGGAGGGTCTGAGCGCCCCGCTTGCGCCGTAGTCCTGGCTGGCAGGAATGGTATAGGAAAGCGGGCTACCAACACTGCTCATTACAGTCTCCAGAACTCCGGAATACGCAGGAACCCGGTCGTGACCTGGCCTGCGGGAACTGCAGGGACCAGCTTCTTGATCTCCAGCACTGCATTCAGAAGGTGTTCGAAGTGATAGGCGATGAAGCCCAGAACGATTCCGCCTCCGGTCAAGACCCACTGAAACCGTTCGGTCACGCGAAGCCGCTTGCCTTGTGCATGTACTGTTGCTGTCAGGTCCTGAAACCTGCCGGGCTGGCCTTCGATACCAATGAAGACTGCGTGAATCTCTCGAACTTTGGTCAAAAGCTCGGTTTCAGCTGCTTGAGAAAGGGCCATGGGTGGACGTCCTAGAGGGAGGATGGAGGGAGCACACCGCTCCCTCAGTCGTGTCTAGTATAGGAAGATGGCTTCTTTATGCGCTGACCGTGCGCGCCGCGGAGTTGTCGTCCTCGGTCACCGTGAAGGTGGCGAGATTGCTTCCGTCGAGCCGCAGAAACGACATGACTTTCGGATTCTGGGTCTTGTCGACAATCCAGGTGCCCAAAACGGTGTCGTGAATGTCGGTGAGAAACTGAACCAGCGCGGTTACATCGGACTGGGCGGCGGGGATCGCCGGCAAGTTGGCCGTCTTGGCCTGAATGGCCAGGATGACGGACGATGTATTGGGATTGATCGTCGCCAGATCCGTGAGATGAGCCACGGTCGCGTCCTTGGCCACGGTGGCATTGAGCGCCACGGTAGCGTTGAGGGCTACCGGCCCGGGAATGTTGGTGTCGCCCAGCCGGATCTGATCGAGGTACTGCCCGTTGACGGTGTTGCCGTCTGCGGCGTAGGAAACAACTGCCAGATAGTCACCATTCAGCATGCCGGCCGTATTCCACGCATAGGAGTAGACCAGGCAGGTTCCGGCAACCAGAGTCATCGCCGCGGCGGTCACAACAGCCGCACCTGTCGTCAGGTTGATCACCGTAACGAGGGGCGCCGTGGTCACGGAAGGAGTGGTGCCATTTGCGTGCGAAAGGGAGAAGACGATTTGGTGTGTATCTCCGGGGTAGATCATTTACACATCTCCAAGTAAGGCCATGTGGTCTGCAACACGTTTTACCCAAGTACGAAACTCGCCTGTAGTCATCTCGCTCTTGGCAAAGTTACAGGCCTTGCAGCATGAGACCACATTGTCGCTGAGATAACCTCTCGAGCTGTCGATCCGATCAATCCCGTTGTACAAGAAAGTCTGCGTACAACCGGAGCGTCTATAGACGGTAGAAGGTTGGATGCCACAGTAGTGACAGGTGCCTGCGAACAACAGATAGACCTGGTCTTTGCTCAAATCCCATTCGATCTTGCGCCTTTTCGCAGCATAGAGATATTGCCAGTATCTGCCTGCGGGGCTAAGACCTGTCTTTTGCTTGCGTGATTCTTGGGGATTTGATGCAGGCATCATTTGCCTGAAGGCTCCGGCCGGACATGAAACAAGAGGGCGGGATTAGCCGCCCTCCTGCTTGTTGAAGATCACTACACACGATCCACCTAACTGTTAGGCCTGTCGTTACTTCTTGGACACGAGGGATGCGATGAAGCCGCCGATCGATCCGAAGCCCTTCACGGCGGCTTCAATGGCGGTGATCACACTGTTGTCCAGACCTGCGTCCGAGAGCGACTGCTTCTGGGCAGCAGTGCCTGTGGTGATGACCGAAGCAATCTCGCCCAACGCGGCATAGCCGAGATCGGCCAGAGAGGTTGCAACCCCACCGTATGTCGGGACTTCGGGAAGAACCTCATCCACAACGGTCTTGGTGGCTTCGATCTTGGCAATGTCGGCCGGCGCATTGTTGGCCACCCATTTGAATGCGGTGGCGAAGGCGTGTCCGAGGGACTTGAATGAAATGCTCATAACGGGTGTATCTCCTATCGTGAATGTGGCGCGTTGGCCCGAACTACCAAAGCTACTTGGCTGCTGGCCGGTGAGTGAGGGGTTTGGCGATGTGCGTGACAGCTGCTTTGACGGTCTGGACGGTTGCACCTGGGGCGACTGAGGACAGGTAGTAGTGCATCTCGATTGCGTCGGTGGCGAGCTGGGCCCCGAACACGGTGTAGGCCTTGACGGCTCCCCAGAATCCTGGGTGAAGCATCTTGTCGACCTTGTGATCCAGATTGTCAGCAGTGTGAGCAACGGAACCAGCTGTGAGAGCAATTTGATGAGTACCGTCATTGATGTTCTTCAGAGTTGCAGGAATGTTGGGATCGGCAAGATCCTTGCTGGCCTGCTGGGCCATGTTCGATGCGGATGTGGCGGCGGCGGCGGTGGCGACCAAGGCTGGTTTGAGAGTGGTTGTCGTGTCAGTAATGTCGTTCGTAATGGTGGTCAGATCGGCGTCGAGACCGTCTGAGGTCTTGCGGAAGGAGGCAAGCAGCGCATCGGTGCGGTCAAAGGTTCCGTTCGCGCGGGCAGCCAGGACAGGAACTTCGTTATCCCAGAACTGGCGTTGGGAAGTAGCGGCCAGGCGCGCTTCCTTCGCGGTGAGACCTGCCTCAACAATAAGGTGGTTAGTGTTGTTGCCCACAACATGTACCTGCTGTTGGGTGTCAACGATGAAGTTCTTGGCCGCCTCGTCAGTGGCTTCCAGGCCAATGGTTGCCTTGCGAGCTTCGAGGCCGGCCAAACCGAGACAAACACAAAGGAACGCAAACGGAACTGCGAAGACGGCAACCTTCACAAAAGGCATGAACCACGCCGGAAGCTTGAACTTCCGGCGGGATCTCAGTGCTCGTTCTTGAAAGCGAGGATGAAAGCGTCTCATTACGCGCCTGCCACTGCTGGTGTTGGGGGTGTTGGGGTGTTGCCGCCGCTCGCGTTCAGAGCGAGCATCAGCGCGCCATTGGTGCCTGCAAACAGGCCCCAGAGCTTCGTGCTCAAGTCTGCAAATGCAGGCTGAACGGAAGCCCCGATCGCGGCGGCGAAGAAGAGAACGTCCAACCCGAGAACGATCGCAATGGAAGCGTTCCGGGTTGTCAGATCGATCCTGTATGCCATGAAGGTCTCCTACTTGACTTCCACTGGGGTGTACACGGTTGCGGCGCCGGTGTGGCCGATGAATGCCTGGCGTCTGGGTGGATTGAGGCGGTCGATCTGAATGTGAACGCAGGCTGGAACTTCAGCCTTGTTCTTCTCGAAGATGACCTTGTCGAAGGGAAGCTTGCTTTCGAGACGCAGCCAGTCGAACAGAACTTGCATGGAGACTGCGGGCGCATCGACATCGACCGCTGCGTGCCCGCCGATGCAAAGGTGAAAGGAAGCTGTCTTGCCACCGACCTGGGCGTTGTGGCCAGGATCACGGTAGCTGTCATGAACGCGGACAACTCCGAACTTGTCGTGGATGGGCTCGAGAACCTTCTCGCAGAGGAAGGTGACGTTCTCGATGACGTGCGAGTCAGCGCCTGCCAGGACAGTCAGTCCGGGTTCAGTGTCTGCGAAGTGCGGTGTAAGTTGTGACATGTCATTTCCTAACTTGACGGCCAACCTGTGACCGTGATCTGGATTTTGTTACCGGTGATGACGGCTGCATACTGCAGAGCTTGCGGCACAGAAACAGTAGGATCCCCGAGGAGAGGCTCGATGCTCATGTAAAGGTCCTCGACCGAAAATGAGGTCGGATCGATGTCATCTGGAAACAGAATGTCGAACGACTGACTCAAATCCTGGCCAATCCGCCGTCTTGGAATGACCTTGATCTGATCGAGCTGAAGGGCTGGAAATGCATCCAGAAGAGGAGAAACAGGTGGAGGTGTCAGCAGGTTCAAAATGCCGGTGGTGAATGTCCACTGGTAGCTGACATTCATTGATTCGCCGGCGGGGTTCATCACGTCTTCGGTCGAAAGGGACGCATCAGCGCCCAGCAGCATCGCCGTGTAGAGCGAGTTCTCCTGGAAGTGTCTGGTGGGTGTGAAGGTCGCAATCGTGCGACCTGTTGAGTCATCTGCGAACGACCAGGCTCCTTCAACATTGAATGTTGAAGGAGCGGCCTCGCCAGCAACGAGCTGGCCCGATGTGAGAACTTGAGTTGGAGCGGGGAACGTCAACGAGAACGTGCTATCGTTCAGCGTCGAGGTGTCGAGCGCCTGGTCGAAAGCGACGATGATCGCCTGGCCAAGAACCACATCAGTTTCTTGATCGGACGGCGTTGCCTGAAGTACGACGGGTGCGGACATTCTTCTTGGCCTTCTTCGCAGACTTCTTCGCGGGCTTCTTGACAGGCTGTTCGCTGGATTCCACTACCTCTTCGGTAATGGCGCAGAGACCTGTGGTCTCGGTCTCGAAGTCAACGCTCTTGAGCGTGCCAGTCGTCCGGATCTCGCGCTCGAATCGTTTGGCTTCGGTCTTGGATCTGGGAGTTGCGATGTAGAGATTGCCGCGGCGATCGCGGCCGACGAATACCTTCTTGCCGGTGTCTTCTTCGGTAATTGCCGAGGTCTGGCCGCCGGTTCCCTTGAACCCTTTGGTGGCCATGTCCTTGCCGGTGACGTCAATCAGCTTCTTCTCTTCCAATGCCTTGCGGATCGGAATCTGCTGAGACTGTTCGTCCACAATACCGATCGGCCTGTTCGGGCCCAGGACGAAGCCGCCACACTGAAAGGTCTTGACCAGGGCTGTGTTCAGCATCAAGGTGTGACCTACGAAGTCGACAGGTTGTACAAGCTTCTGGCGGCTCGGCGCCTTTGCTATCGAGGCCAGCGTTTTCTTGAACTCTTCGCTGCCGGGCATCACGATCAGACTGGACATAGGATCTCCACTTCCGAGTGTCTGTAAAGGCGGAGATCTACCAAAGACTCAGGGTTGGCCAGGCGGAAGTTAAAGGCCTCCGCCTGGACATGATTTGGTTAGCTGGCCGCGGGAACGGCGGGTGCAAGCGCGGCCTGGAACTTGACCACCTCGGCCTGCACCGCCTGCGCGGCGGTCTCAATCGTGGGGTCCACGTTCGGCGAGTTGGCAATGGTCGTGTTGAGCGTGGTGACCTGTGCTTGAAGACTGGCAAGTCCGGCCAGCACCAGCACATCCTCGGCCTGAAGCGCCGCGACCGCCGTGTTAAGATCGTCGATTGCTGCCATGAAATCCTCCTTGGTTACATAGGGTGGGTGTTTGTGTCTAGGCCGATTGAATTTCGTGTACATAGGGCCTCGCTGAGAAACGGTTGCAAGTCACTACACGAAGGGCGGCGGTTGCCCGCCGCCCGGTTGCACAGAACCGACTGTTGGTTAGGCGTTGACGTTGAGCGGGTTGGCCGGATCGAAGATCGGCGCCGTGCCCAGATCGGTGTAGGTGCTGTCCGAATCCGACAGGTTGTACACGGTGCGGGCGGGCATCACGAACTCGTTCGGGCGGATCTTCACGTTGCGGGCGACCGCGATGGCCTGACCCTCGTTGAGGATGCCGAAGCCGTAGGTCTCTTCGATCGACATGTTCTGGATGTTGTACTGGCCGTCTTCCCAGCTCTTGACATGAGGCTCTTCAGCCACGATCAGGGCGCCGAGGTTGCGGCTGTTGAACATCATGATGTCGGTCGTGCGCTGCTCGGGATCGAAGTTCACGAACGGGCTGACCAGGATACGGAATGGAATGCCGAGGTAGTTCGGCAGGATCGGGGCCGACGTCATGTTCTGATAGTTGCCAGAAGTCGCCTTCGACACTTCGCCGCCGGTGAGCTGACCGTTGGTGTACTGCCCGGTCTGACCTTGGCCGATGCCGAGTCCGCCGTTGTTGTAGAACTTGTTGCCAAGCACCGCAGGGTTGCCGGTGAAGTTGGCGAAGAAGCTGCCGCCGCCTGCCTGGATGGCAAACTCACGGAGGACAGGATCCTTGACCCACATCAGCCACGCCATCGGGTGGACCAGGAGCGTGTCGGGCACGAAGCCGTTGAGCAGCACAGCCGCGTACATATCGAACACGTCGTCCACTGTCATGGAGCCGTTCAGCACGCCCTTGTAGTTACGGCCGGTCGTGACGCCCTTGATCGGCTGCAAGGTGGAACTGGACAGACGGGAGTTCGGGTCGTTGTCGAAGACCAGCGTGCCGAGCTTCGTGATGAAGTCGAAGATGTACTCTTCCTTGTGACGCGCGAGAGCATTGCCGGCCAGACGCAGCCAGAAGTTGATCCAGGGATAGGCCGATTCCTCGACGAACCGCTTGGCGATCTTCAGGCGAAGGCCGTGACGCTTGACGGTCACGCCGAAGGACTGCGCACCACCAATGTTGATGTTGTAGATCGGCAGATCCATGCCGTCACCGGTTTCCTCTGCACGCAGAGGCTCGACGGCCGGGAATACGGTCATCATGCCGGGCTTGTATTGGATCTTCTGAAGCAGGTGGGTGCCGATCAACATCGGCTCGATCCCTTCCTGCACGATGGTCGTCATCGCCTTCGGAATCATGAAGGCAGCGTTCTGGATGTCCAGGGCATCGTTGATGTCGACATTCTTATCGGCGACCGGGTCCCACCCGTTCGTGCGGAAGATTGTCGCAAACCGATCCTGCAGTTCAAGTTCTGCCTTGAATTGTTCGGGAGTGACCTTGGTCTTTGACATTTGGAAAATACCCTCCTCAGGGCGGTTTGGTCCAACGTGGGCCGGCGGATTGTAAAGGTGGTGAGTCAGAGACCGCAGTTAGCGTCTGGTCTCGACTTGGATAAGCTGGCGACACCGGCGATCGGGGCATTGGAATGCCCCGGCGATCTCACCCGCGGGGTTCTTCTTGACCACAAGCTTGTCGCAGACTCGGCCTGTGCCATCGGAGCGTTTGGCCATGCACCGCAGACCGTCACCCTTGACATACGCTTGACCCTGGGTAATCACGATCTGCGGCATGGAGTCCTAAACCAACTGTTAGTTAGGTATATGCGTCTGGATTACAGGAGCACGCGAACCAGGACGTAGGTGCCGTACTCTGCCCGGGCCTGAGTCTTCTGCATCTGCGAAGCCTTGTAGATGCCGTCGGTCGTCAGGTTCAGGTCGTAAGGCAGGCCCGCGGTGGCCGAACCACCCATCATGATGGCCGCCGGGTTCGGATCGGTCATCGGACCAACCATGCGAGACGGATCCCACAGGGTCTTGATGCGGTTCGAGAACCCGATCTTGTTGATCATGTTCACGACGCCGATGACGCGCCCGACCAGATCCACAGGAGAGTTGACCGCCGGGTTGAACACCGTGTAGTTGCCTTGGTCACCTTGGAAGGGCGAGAAGGTCACGCCGGCACCGGTGGTGGGAAGGCCCGTGAAGTGAGCGAAGGTGCGGCCGTAACCCTGCACGTAGCCCTGAATGCCGTCGGCCGTTGCATCCTGCTGCAGTGTGTTCGGTGTGGCGCCAATCCACGGCACCTTCAGAACGTACTGAGTCTGGATGGCCGTGCCCATCTCGTGCATGTAGTTCATGACCTGGAAGCCGATGGGATTCAGGCCTTCGAGACGGTACAGGACGCCGCCGGCGAGCGACTTGTCGATGATGCTCACGCCGCCGATGTACTGGAAGACGTTCCGGGTGCAGACGCCGATCGGGCGAGCCGTGCCGTACGAGTACGGAACTGCTGTGCCCACATGGCCCACGTCGTCGATGTCGCTGGTGAAGACGAGGCTGTTGGTGCCGGCTGCGAGTGCCCCATCAACCACACCCGTAATGGTCAGGGTGGTTGTGGTAGCCACGGCTGTCACGGCGTTCAGGTTGAATGTTGCGGTGTAAGCAGCCTGTGCCGCGACTTGAGTCGTCTGGGCAGTCGCCAGGTTGGCCAGAGCAGTGTTGTAGGCCGCCAGGGCCGCCGACTGGTTGGCGAGATCCGTGGGTGTCACGTTGATGCCGGCCGTGGTCACAACCACATTCGCGGCGGTGAGGGCGGTGTTGGCAGTCGTCACGGCGGTGTTGGCCGTGGCCAGGGCGGTGTTCGCCGCGGTGAGGGCCGCATTCGCAGCAGTCACAGCAGCAGCAGGTGCCTGAGCGGTAACCGCGGCCGCGACAGCTGTTGCAGCCGCTGCCAGCGTTCCGTTGAACTCAACCGTCACCTGTTGGCCGGCCGCGCCTACTTGGAATGCCAGCTGACCTGCAAAGGTGTCACCGGCCGCAGCGATCGTGTAAACCAGGGTCGACGCGGTCGCAGCAGCGGAGTGAGTGAGCGCCGGAACCAGGGGGACATTGGTGGCCGAGCCGGACACTGTCGTGCCGGTCGTCACGCTCGGGAACAGAGTGCAGTTCCAGGCCCAGTTGATGTCGGTCCAGCTCACCGCAACCACGGTGCCGTTGGTCAGGGTCACGTTGCCTGGCGCGGCATCGGCGGGAGCCGCCAAAACCACATGATCGCCAGGAGTGACGGCATTGCCGGTGCGAGGATCGACGGTGAACTGATCGATCGAGCCCGCGCCGTACTGGATGATGCACCACACGTTCGAGCCGGCAGGCGTCTTGCCGCACTGCAGGCCGGACGGAACGAGCGCACCGCTCTTGTCCTGCCCAATCAGATGCTGCGAGCTGAGCACGACAGAAGCCAACTTCGGATGGCCTTGGTCCTGACGCAGACCGGGCAGGTAGGGTGCCGGGTACGGAACAGGCAGCCAGGGCTTCAGGGGCTCAGAGAGCTCCAGATCCGGGGTCGTCTGGCCGATACGGTCTTGCCCGAACAGTTTGCCGGTGTACTGGTTGTTGAGATCAACTGGCATGAGATTTCTCCTGCAACCTACTTACTGGTTGCTTAGCTGAGCTTCACACGTCCGTAACGAACGTCGGCGATGTACCGCTGGCGGTCCGTTTCGTCATGAATGTAGGTGAGCATGCGATCGAGCTTCTGGGCGTCTTGCACCGTGAGCGCAGGGATCAGAGCCGGACTGGGGTCCGTTCCATCAGCCTCATCTACGTGAGCGTTGTCGTTTACCGTGGTTCCCTGGTCGGTGCCAGCTTTCCCCGGTTCGGCCGCGGTGTTCCACTGCAGCTCGGTGAAAAGATCGGTCACAGCGTCTTTCAGACTCTGGATATGGCGCCTGGCAAACTCGGCGATCTTGTCCTGAATCTGCTTCGGATCGAGGCCGACATAGCCGTCCTTCTTCCGCAGGCAGTTGTGCATGACCAGCGTCGTTGCCAGGCTCGTCTTCGAATCCAGGAGGACGGCGGCGAGCAGGCGGTCCTTGGTGGCGACACTGGTTCTGATCGTCGCCAGCTCATCGGTCAGGCCCAGAACGGCGTCGTCCTTCTCGGCCAGCTCGTCCTTGGTGATGAGCAACGAATCCTTGATGTTCTCAGTGAGGTACTTCTTGGCCCACTCGACATAACGGTCTTTATTCCACCGCTCGCCCAGGGCGCTGTGAAGATCCTCCATCTTGTACTGCAGTCCGTGCTTGTCGGAAGCCGCTGACTTGTGATGCTTGTCCAGACACTCGTAGTGGCCAAGAATCTCCTTGACCTCTGCGGCCCGGGTGTCCTTGTCGGCCTCCTCGGCATCGAACAGCTTCAGGTCGGCAGCCAGAGTCTTCAGCTCATCACTGATCGGTCCCCGAAGCTTATCCCTGAGGTTGTCGGAGCATTCTTCGCAGACGTACTCGCCATCGGAAGTAAAGCCGAGGTTCTTTTTAGAACCGCAATTGAAGCACTTGTTCTGTGCGTCCTCGGTCTTCGTAATCCCGCACTTCAAGGTCTTGCCCTTTCTCTCCACGCAGGCCCGTATCTTCTCCTTGGCGCCGTCGCTGATCTTGGCCCGGCCGAGCAGCCGAAGGGCTGCGGTGTGATGCGCGCAGTCTTCCACGGGGAAGGTGCGATTCGGACCACAGAAGGACTTGCCACTCAGCTTCTTGCGGGCTTCCGCATCCAGCTTGGCGTCCTTGATCTGTTCGTCCTTCAACTCGCCGCTGGTGCCGGCGGCATCCAGCTCGACGCAAAGCTCGTCGTAAACCTTCTGTTCGTCGGCGAAGAACGCCTGGTCCTCATCGGTCAGGGTGAACTCTGTCCAATCGCAGACCCCGTCCACGCACTCGGTTGCCTCAGCAACCGCTGTCGTAATGGCAGCCGCGGCGTTGGCATCTTCGGCCACTGCGGGAACCGCTGCAAGATCGGCGCTCATGCCGGCATCTTCGATCGCGGCCGGATCGGCAGTTTCTTTCCGCTTCCAACCGTTCTTGCGGATCTTGGCTGTGAGAGTCGACTGCAGGCTGCGCCGGGAGGTCTTGTCGTCGTCCGTTTCCGGTGTCCAGGCCGTGAGCTGATCCTGAAGATCGAATGCTGTTTCTGCCGTCAGATCAGGGCTCTTGAGAGTCTTCCCAACGGCGGCCACGTCAATCGTCATCTTTGGTTCCTCGTATTCAATCACGATGTCCGACTCGTACAGGCTGTCGGTCAGTTTGAGGCCCCTGTCGATAGCAAATTGCTGGTCATCGAGAGGCAGACCAAGGAAGAACATCTTCTCGAGGGAATCCTTCAACTCATAGGACTTCACCTGAGCAAACGGATCGGCTCCGAAGTTGACGAAGCTGAGCTCCTTGTACTTGAACCTTCCCGAGATCAGGAAGGCCATGCGTCCATCGACAATCTCACCGGGGCGGTGTTCGCACTTGTCTTCAGACGCCCAGTCGGTGTGGCAGATGGAACAAGTGGCCGAGTCGGTAATCGCGCCGGCCGAAACGCACAGATACTCGTCGCGGAGTATCTTTTGAATCGCATCAGGGTTGGTCAGGTTCAGACCCAGTTCGATATGACCAACGCCCTGGTAGCCCTTCACTCGGGCCAGGTTGTCCTGGATCCAGTCCACCGTCTTGAACAGGTTGAACTTGTTGCCGGACTTCGAATCGCGGTTGTAGAAGACTGATTCCTTCAGAACCGGAAAGTCCCTGGCGTATTTCCAGGAGTCGTCGATATACTTGGCCTCACGAATCCGGCCCAGAACATCGCCTTCTTTGTCATGCCCCCGAAGGACGGGAAGTGCGGCGACCCCTTTAGGAACCCAGGTCTGAACCGCGTCCTGCATGCAATCGGGACGGTAGAACTTGCGATTGCCCGTAACGATCCCGGCGTGAGTCGCGTCCACGCGAACGAGCAGGCTGTGGCCTGTCTCGGACTTCGAGTCTTTGCACTCGAACAGGAATCTCTTGTTCTCAAGAACCGCGCTCGGACGAAACGTCAAGAAGTCGTGGATCTTGAGCCAACGGCGCTCGCTCAGCATGTCCTACCTTGTATAAAACCAACCGTTAGTTAGTAGTCCGGGTAACGAAGTTCAGTCCGGCGCCCCACTACTTAACGGTTGAGAGGAATCTCAAGCAGGAAGGGACCTCCCTGCGGGATGGGCTGAATCGATGCGTTGCTCTGGAACAGAGCGGACGCATCCTGCGCAAGTGCCTGTTGCAGCGGAGTCACTCTGGAGTTTTGCATCCCAGGGCCGTTAAGCTGCGCGATCGGCAACGGCATATTCAAGCTCGGCATTATCTACCTCGTCTTCCAACTCCGCTCGAAGAATCACGGAAAGAAGCTCAGGATCAGAAGTTTCAGCAATCACGGACTTCAATGAATTCAATCCGGCGGCTCGTTCCTGTCTAGTATAGGAATCACCAACTGAATCGGTGATTTCGCGCTGGTTGAGTCGCGCAACGATCTCATCGATGATCTGACCGCTTGCTTCACGCCAGTTCTTATCCACATTCAGACCATCAGCAATCAATCGCTCCCGACCCTGCACCAAGCCTTCATAGATCTCGCCGATGAGGCTGTCGCTGTTCTTGCCTGGACCGAGTTTGGATCCATGCTGGTTGGCCGGCCGCATCTTATTGGCGGTTGCCGCGGCGGTTTGTGTGGTCTTCTTGGCAGTGCCTCCACGCGGGCGACCGGCGCCGGTGCCCTTGCTGGCGCGGCGCGCGCTGGCATTGGCCACGGCCACCTTGGCCTTGGCGATAACGGGCAGGTGCTTTGCCTGCGCCTCGAGGCTCTGCTGCTCGTGGCCAGCCTTGGCCTCGGACAGCTTGGCCTGGGCTTCCATCAACTTCATCTGGGTTCCAGCCAATGCCTTCTGGTTCGTGACATCCTGTACAGCGATCTCGATGGCCGAAGCTGTCTTGTACTTGATGATCTCCCGTTCCAGACGCAGCACATGAAGTGCGAAGTGGGTGTCGTTCTGCTCCGCCTTGGACATCGGCTTGTACTTCATCCGCTTGCGGGCTTCCGTCTCCGTGATCAGATGGGAGTTGAAGAGGGCCATCACATGCGTCTCTTCCTTGATCCGATTGTCGAGGTCGAGTTCGTGGAATGACAGCTTGGTCCGGGCCACACCCTTCTGAACGGATGTGGAGTAATTGGCCTCCTGGAACCATTCCTTGAAGATGAGCATCCGGATCTGATCGGCGAGCTCGTCGAGGTCGGCCTTGATCGAATCCTTCAGGTTCTGCGAGATGTTGTCGGCGGTGGCACGGGTGGCGTCGGCGCCTTCGCCCATGTCGATGGCGCTCATGCCCAGGCCGATGTAGACCCGGGACTTGAAGTGCTCCACCAGGGCCTTGAAGTCGAGTGACTTGCCCTCGGCGCCAACAGCGGTGACCGTTACGCGCTCATCGGTGACGAACACACCCTCCTTGGGCATGTTCTCAATCTGATAGCGCACCATGTCGATCTCGGACTCACCGCCCGGGCCGTAAGTGCAGGGCGCCTTCTCGTTGCCAACCTGGACATGGAACAGAGGGAACAGGTGGTTGATGAACAGAAGCTCGATGTTCTCTTCCAGCCGGCGCAGGGCAAAGATGTCGTCACGAACGGCGATGGTGCGCGGGGTTCCGAAGATATGCCCGGGCTTCACATCCCACTTGAGGTGAACAATGTCCTCAACCGGATAATCGATCCAGGGAATGCCGTGATCGAAGATGCGGCGCCACTTGCTGATCTTCCCCTTCTCCAGATAAGGGTGCATCGTGTGGGCGGGGATGATCACATAAGCTGCGACTGGAACCCTGCCGCCCTTCTTCTTGCTCACCGGGGAAGCGTCTTCCTTGCGGATCTTGAGGAGGAAGCAGTTGGAACACAGGAACAGGTTGCGCAGGACGCCCTTGAGGAAGCTCTCGAAGCTGCGCTCTGTCACGAACTCAAAGGCATCGATTCGGGTCTGGACATATTCAGCATCTTCCTGCCGATCGCTCATGATCTCGTAGCCGGCGCGCGCGGCGAGCGCCAGCTTGCGGGCCACGGCCTGCTTGACGTAGACCTCGGTGTCAGAGATGGCGTGCGGTTCGCGCATGTCATACTCCGGCATCAGGATGCCGTTCCACATATAGTAGGTGCCGATGTAATCGGCTGCCTTGTCGAGCTTGATCTTGTTCAGGTCGCCGTTCAGCATCTTGCCGGCGTCCTCAACCTTCATGCCTTCCATCAGCTTGTCGCTGATGCTGCGTTCTCCAGTCGACCGTTCAACAGGCTGAAAGCCCTTATCGGTATACGAGGCAGTCCTGCGCCCCAGCCCTTTGATGTTGGGCTCGATGACCTGGCCGGCGATCGTTCGGCGGATCACCGCGGCTTTGCCGGGCTTGGCCTTGGTGGACGTGCCGTCAACAAAGGCCATAAGCCGTTCCTGCCGGGCCGCTGCATTGTCCTGCAGAGTGGTGTCTGGTGTGCGTGGCATTAGCTCACTGCTCCGATGGTGGGTGCTTTTACAGTCGACGAGGATGCAACGATCAGGTTCACGCCGCCCTTGGTCAGAACTGTTTGCACGTTGCTGGGCGGTGCGGGGACTGTGGGAGAAACTGCCTGCATCTGTCCGTTGGTGACAACGAAGGAAGTGCCTGTCGTCGAACTCATGCCGCTGAGGATCTGGCTCACAGCCGCGGTCTGAGTGACTGAGTTCGTGGCGCCTACCGCAGGCTGGCTGCTGTTGTAAGTCATCACGGCCTTGGCCAGTTGGGTCAGTGTGTTCAGGGCTTGAGTGCTGGCGATGATGTCCATCTGGGTGTTCATGTCGCCGGTCCGGCGATTCAACAGCTTCTGGAACGATTCCTGAAGCACCATGACCCGGTTGCTGACTGTCGTGTTTGCCCAATCGAGGTGGGTAGCCAACGTCATCAGGCCGGGAGTCATTGGCCCCGCCCCGGGAACCTGGAAGGTGCTCGCCGGCACCAGCGCAGACGAACTGACCGGCGCTGTCGGCAGGCCGCTGTTGTAGGCCAGCGAACAACCCCTGAGCCCGCCGGTGGTGTTCACGAAGCTCTGTCTTGCGCCGTTGACCACCACGTTGGCCATGGCCGCGGCTGCCTGGATCTGCGAGACCATCTGGCCGATATTGGATGTGCTGCCTTTGAGGGGCTGCACCGCGGTCTGCATGAAACGGTCGGCCATGATGACCATCCCGGCCGCTTCAGCAATGAGTTGAACGAACACCGTGCCAGTCATCCCGTTGACGATCGAGTCCAGACGAGGCCCTTGTGAGAAGCCTTGAAGTGCCTGCAACATCGGGATCATCCTCACCAGATTGGTGGGAGGTTCCAGGAAGAACTGGTTCAGGACGTTATTGACGTCCTGAGCGACGACTCCTACCCCCACAGTCAGTTGGTAGACCGACGCATAGGAGCTTTGGAAGGAATCGAGCGAGCTGTTCATGGTGCTCGCCAGTGCCGGCGAAACGTCTTGTCCCAGAATCGAGATCTGGTTTGGATTGTTGGTGGCGATCGAAGGGGTTCCCGGCGATGCAATGACCGGATACTGTGACAGCTGGGCTGTCATGTTGTTGAAGAGGACCGCGTCCCCTTTCAATGGGCCCAGAAGCAGAGCAGTCTGGTACTGGGATTGTCCGCTGTTGACCAGGCCGCTTTCGATAGTCTGGTTGATCTGAGTGACGGCTGACGCCTGAAACGGATTCGTCTCGTAGGCAGTGCCGGTTCCCAGACCCGATTCGATCTGCAAGGCCGTCATCTTGGCATCGAGCATCCGGTTGTACATACTGACGGTAAGCGAGGTCGGCACCGGCAGGTTTGAATAGATCGTTTGCAGCGCCCGTGATGTCTCCGGATCCACGGAAGGATCGAACTCGATGCCCAGCCCCGTACTCATTGCAAGGATCACATGCTGCAGATACTGATTGGTGTCCAGCAGGTCTGCCAGTCTGGCGATCAGTTTTCCGGCGGCCGATGCGCTCGCCGTGGCATTCCCGGAATTCGCCAGGCTGCCACCCGTGGCCAGGCTCACAGGCACAGCAGCCTGTGCAGCGGGAATCGCCGCAGAGACGGTGGGCGGAGGGGTGTACTTGAACTGGATCGACTCGAAGGCCATCAAGAACTCGGAAGATTGTTGGCAACGACTGCGCTGCCTGTTGAATTGGAAAGGTCGTCGGGATTGACGGCGAAGGTCTGCTGGAAACCGACCAGTTGCTGGAAGGCATTGCCGACCGTTCCCATCGAATCCGTCGTATAGAGGTTCTTCTGCACATCCAGGTTGAGGGGCACTCTGGGCTGGATGAGCTGCCAGGCAATCTGCAGGATGTCGGCGGCGCTCGAATAGGTCGTCATCTCGTCGAAGAAGTCCTGCAACCCGAGGAATCCTCCCTTCAACCAGTTCAGTTGGCCGTTATAGCCCAACTGCTGGAGGAACGGGAACTTGGACAACTTCTCAATGACCGAGACCGCGATCGGCATGTCGTAACTGGCTGCCACACTCGCCGCGATGTTGTCCTGGGGATCTCCGTTGGCCATTAACCACCACCAAAACGACGACCGGCACTGCCAAATCCGGGCCGGGTTGAATTCTGAAAGAAGCTGGTGCGGGAAGGAACGCGACCATTGCCGGCGGACCCAGGTGAGTTGACAGGCGCCACGGTGTAGCTCTGCCTCGCCATGTGAAGCAAACGGTACTGCTCCTGCAGGTTGCTTTCTGGCTTGGTTCGCGCAGGAACACCGGAGGTCTCGCGTTTGAGTTCACGCATCCTCTCGATGGCAGCCGGGGCCGGCGGCCCTGGCGTCTGGACGGGTGACGCCGCCTGCTGGCTAATTACAGTGGACGGCAATCCCCAGCCTGACACATGGGCGATTTGTACCAAACGCCTGACGGTTTCCTTGGTGTGCCAGAGACCGTAGTTCAGCTCGATTCCCAGCATCGACAACATGAAAGCATCGAGATCGTGATCGCCGGAGTCGGCATCAGTGGAATAGGTGTCGGCCGCGCCGCCCTTGGTCCAGGTCTTGACCCTGAAACCGCGAAGCTGTTCCTCGAGCAGAGCGTACTCGCGCGAAACCTCGACCAGCTCCATCTCGAAGGCCATGACCGTGCCCTCGACCATGAACGGCTTGGTGCGCCGTTTAAGGATGTCGTCCTTGGGATCGGCCAGATACTTCGAATCTGGATTCCGGTTGGGAACAATTGCGTTGGTCTCAAGCTTGGCGCCGAAGTCAATGACATTGATGTACTTCAGCTTCGCGGTATCGGAATCGAAGGTGCCGGCCTGAACACCGATGTCCTTGATGAGTTCGTCTTGAACAAAGCCGAAGCCGGCATCGACGTACACATAGTCGCAGTGCCAGAGCTTGTTCAGCTCGACGATCCTGTTGAAGGACTTCTTGGTCGTTGCCTTGTCGTCGTCGATCGCCTCGTGATGAACCACGCGCCGTTTGCGCGTGGCGGGATCGTATTGGGTTACCACAATCCTGGTGCCAGTGCCCTTGCCATTCCAGTCGATGCCCATGACATGGCGTTTGGACGGATCGTGGATCAGAGTCTTGAGGCTGTAGGGCTTCATGGCCCAGTCGACAAACGCGGACTTGAAGACGCCGGCAGTCGGATCACCAAACTCGGCCAGCCATTCATGCCGGTACTTCTCCAGGGTCTGAGCCTCGGCCAGGCAGACTTCCTCATTCAGCTGATCAGTCCCCCAGTTCGGGTGGTCCATGATCGGGTGGAAGAATTCCTTATAGTCCGGCAACTTGTTGCACATCTGCCAGAACATTCCGCGCAGGCCGGTCGGTGTCGAGGAACCATGGAAGGTGATGTTCTTGAACCGGCGCATCAGCGGCATGATGGCCTGGTAGTCCTTGTCCGCCAGGTAATCCTGCTCCTCAAGCCGGATGCGGCGAGGAGATTGGCTACGGACGGAATCAGCACCCTTGCCGGACTTCGAACCGGCCGTGAAGATCTTGATGACCGAGCCGTTGCCGAACCGCATGTAGTAATAAGGTTGCTGCTTCTTCGAGATCAGGAAGTCGTTCCCGCCGAGAGCCGGCGAGTTCTCGATCTGGAAGACAATCTCGTCCCACCACAGTTGGGCCTGCGCCTGGGAAGGCGCCACCACCATGACTTCGGTGTTCTTGTTGATGCTGATGAAGTGGAGCTCTTCGATGACGCCGCAGAGCGTCTTGCCCAGACCGCGGCCCCACCGATCTACTTTGCGAGGGGAAGTGCAGCGGAGGGCCTCTTCCTGGTACGCGCGCGGCGCGCAGGGCTCGATGTTGCCCTGGTCGTCCCTCAGAACCATGTACCTGGTGGCCCAGAATGCCGGGTCGTATATCTCGCGGATCTCGTCGATGCTGTCGAAGTCGTTCTCGTCGATCGCCTTCTGGTCAGCCTGCATGGCCTCGTAATCAGCCATGTCATAGACACCGACGCACTTGATCCCGAACGCCTTGCCTGGATGCTTCTGCTTGTAGGCAGCGACGCAGTCCTGGCATTGCTTACAGCCCAAGATCCGGCGCAGGATTCCCTCCTGGTCGGTCCCTGCTGCTTCGTGATCTCGTTTGATGGTGTTGGCAAAGAACTCTTGATCGTCCGGCGTGAGGCCGGCAACCAGGTCTGCCAACGGAACGAATCCGCTGCTCACTTGTGTCCTTAAAGGAGCGCCCCGTGATTGGCTGGCTCACGGGACCAGAAGCCACGTCCACACCATGAGGTATGGAGAACTGCGATTAGCCGGTACGCTTGACCAACAGGGTGATGGATCCGGAGCCGTCGTAGTTCGAGACCTGGAAGAGGAGGGAGCCGCCGCCGATCAGCTTGCGTTGTTCAGCGAAGCCGGCATACAAGTTGCCGCTGTTGAGAGTCGACACGTTGTTCCAGGTGGCAACGACCGTTTCGCCGTCCGCGAGGAAGACCGTGATCGTGCAGCTGGTGTGAAGGTCGCTGAAAGTTGCGGTCAGTTCGATTGCGTTGGCAGCGACATCGATCAGCCCAGATGTCGCGTTCGCCGTAATGGCATTGAACACAGGAATGCCTGACTCGAACTGAGTCGGCAGATCACCCACACCGAAGCCGGCAAGGTTCCCGCCGTAGACAGGATGGGGTGTATTCAACACTGCACGCGGGTAGTTCAGGTACGAACAGCCGGGAGCCGGGTTGGGAATGGTGACGGGAGATCCCATGAGGCACTCACTTTCCGAAGGTTGAAGGTTATGTTAGACACGCTTTGCGAGGGCACGGGCTCCGAGGACAGAGCCTGCTCCGAGAACGCCGAGAGTTGCACCGATCCGGGCGGACCGGGCCTTGTCCTGATTCCCGCCGATGGACCAGTTCTTGTAGGCGCCGCCGACTCCGCCGGCAATGCCGGCACCAGCGACGATGCCTGTGCCAATCGCAGCGTTCCTTGCAATTCCAGGTTGCGACACCCGGCCAGCCGTCCATTTGGCTGCCGAGCTGAGAGAACTCCAAATAGCATTGAGTGGGTTGTTCACTTTGTCTCCATTACCGGTGAAGAAAGTATGCCTCTTGGCCCAAGTAACGGCGGGCCGCCGAAGTGGCGCCGCTCATCTCATAGAAAGCCTGCATACGCAGGCGCTGGGCAGTCTCCGTGTCGGTGTAGTGCCCACCAAACTCCAGATGGCGGATCTGCCGGCCGAGGTCGGTCACTCCGCGTACTGCGCGACTGACTGAATTGCCAAGCACCACATCTGGATAGAGAGCTGCGATGCAAGCGAGGGGGCCCACAAGAGGAATCGAGAGGCCCATGACGGCTGCAAGAGTTGAAGTTCCGGCCGCAATCGTCCCGGCCAAAGCTGGATAGGTCACCAGACTCGCGCTACGCCCCAAAGTGGTGGGGACAACTTCGCCGCGCTGGGCGGTCGCCGCTTCATGCGCCACCATCAGGACGCCAGAGGCAGCGCCAAACGTACCGGCGCTCGCCCCGCGCCAGAAGGCGTTCGATGGCGCCATCCGTACACTTTGGGCGGCATTGCCGAAGTTCGTGCGGGCTGCCTGATTGAGATCGACGGGCATTAGTGGCGCCTTGAATGGAGACCAAAGACCACGTCTCCTGTGGCATTCATCGAAGCCATGCGCCGGCGAACACCGGGCTCTGTCTCGTAGCCTCCGGAACCGTCACTGACAGCGTGATCCTCGGCGGCATAGGAATCTTCGTGCGTAAAGGCGCGCGTCGCAGTGCCGGCCCCAATGGCAGCGGCCGCCACTAGGGCAGCCTTCGCATACCAGGGAGATCCGCCCCAGAGTTTCGTTGCTCCGCGGGCAGCCAGAGTCGTTACGCCTCCGATGGCCGCGCCGGCGGCAGCTCCTCTGACGGGGTCGTCACTCAACTTGGAACCGATCAGGCCCCCAGCAACCGCGCCGAAGCCGGCCATGGTGAGAGGGTGACTCAGCATCCCGGTAAGTCCCTTGGTCTGAAAGGCACGGCTCATGGACCGGGTGGCACTCTCGCCGATGCCCCTGGCAGTTCCCCAGGCTGCGGGAGCCAGAATGTCACGGCTCTTCCACGCGAACGCTCCGACGCCGGCGGCCACGGCGGCCGTGGCCCCGCCTTGAACAATCGAGAATCCAAGCCGTTCAGGAGCAGGATCATCCTGAGCAGCGGCACTGGCGCGCGAAAAGCCGAATGCCCCGCCAAGAACTGCGGAGCCGGACATGACGGCGAGTGTTGCTGGAGCAAATCTGGGCAAATGGCCTTCCGAATCTCTTGGTTACGCTGCAGCCCGGAGAGCGCGTTGGGCCCATACGGAGAAGCCCGCTGCACCCACAGCGCCGGCTGCACCTCCATACAGTGCCCCTCTTCCCATGGCGCTGACTTTGTGGTTCTTCCGTCCGACGATGGCACCTACCGCTGCGGAGCCGGCAGCAAACTGAGCACCTCCAGAGGCTGCGGCAAACCCGACAGCTCGCCAGTTCGTTGCCCTCAGTGTGCTCATGATCGGATTGAAGGGATTGTTCACTTCGGACTCCTGGAAGCTGTCTAGTATAGGGTTCTGTTGGCGAATCCCCGAACCGGCTTCTGCAAATTACTGCAAACGCCGTTTTACCAGCGTTGCAAAGCAGTGACCGTGATCAAAACGTCCGTGAATGAGTGACTTGGGCTGTTAACATCAACCAAGGAGCGTGTGTTGGCAGATCAGCGAACACGTGGCGACAGACGGGGAGTGATGTCGCCACGCGGCATATTATTGGCGGTAATAAGGAGAGCCAATGGTCAATCGAGGATCAGAATGGCGGCGCTGGGAGCCTCACATTCACGCGCCCGGAACCGTTCTGAACAACCAATTCGGTGCCAGAGATCCTTGGGGGAGCTACCTCACCAAGCTTGAAGGACTCACGCCCAGAATCGAAGCCATCGCTGTTACCGACTATTACGTCACCGAGACGTACGAAGAGGTTCTTCGGCAGAAAAGTGCAGGACGGCTCCCGGACGTTGAGCTCATCTTCCCTAACATCGAGGTAAGGCTTGATGCGGCGGCGAAATCCGGCTTCGTTAACATTCATCTTCTGGTTAGCCCCGAAGACCCGGATCATCTTGCCCAGGTCCGGCGTATCCTCACACGCCTCCAATTCATTGCGCATGGCGACCGCTTTGACTGTACTCGCGAGGATCTGATCCGCCTTGGCAAATGTGCCGATCCGAAAATACAGGATGAACGAGCCGCGCTCGCACACGGGGCCACCCAGTTCAAGGTCAGCTTTACACAACTACGCGAAGTTTTCGGCGAAAGCGATTGGGCGAAGAAGAACATCTTGATCGCGGTTGCCGGCGGTGCCGGCGACGGAACTTCGGGGGTGAGCCAGGCCGCCGACGCGACAGTGCGACAGGAGATCGAGAAGTTCTCGCACATCATCTTCGCGAGCAGTCAGGCACAACGCGAGTTCTGGCTCGGCCAACGCGCTGCCAGCGTTGACGAGTTGCGGACACGCTACAACGGTTGCAAGCCGTGCCTCCATGGCAGCGACGCGCACGACCAAACGTCAGTCGGCCAGACCGTTAACGACAGTTTCTCGTGGGTCAAGGGCGCGCTCACCTTCGACGCACTGCGTCAAGCTTGCATCGATCCGGGCGGCCGCGTTTATGTCGGAGCTGAGCCGCCGCGCCACGCCATGCCGTCGCAGGTCATATCGCAGGTCGAGATCACTCATGCGCCCTGGGCGGTCACGCCGACCATTCCTCTCAACCCCGGCCTTGTCGCAATTGTCGGAGCGCGTGGGTCCGGAAAGACCGCTTTGGTCGATGTAATTGCGGCGGGCTGCGACGCGATTACCAGGACGGCCTGGAATACCGACGAGACTATCAGCCCCTCGTTCTTGGTGCGGGCACGAACGCTAATCGGCAACGCCAAGGTGACCCTCACATGGGGTGGCGGCAATACATTCGCGCGCGCGCTGGACGGAACTGACGCAAATGATCCTCTAGCCTATCCCCGCGCCCGGTATCTTTCGCAACAGTTCGTCGAGGATTTGTGTTCTTCAAAGGGGGCTTCCGAAGGATTGATCCGCGAGGTCGAGCGCGTCATTTTCGAGGCGCACGCAGAAGATGAACGCGAGGGTGCGATGGACTTCGCTGAGCTTCTTGAGTCCAGGGTCGTGCGCTTTCAGCAGTCGCGTGTGCGTGAGGATGAGGCGATCGCCGCGATTTCCGACCGGATCTCCGAAGAACTGGAGAAGGAGGGTCTCGTAGCTTCCTACGACCAGCAAGCCGCACAGAAGCGGAGCTTGATCGTAGGATATAACGTGGACCTTGGCAAGCTCGTCGTCAAAGGTACAGAGGTACAAGCGAAGCGTCATGCAGAGTTGAGCCGTGCTGCACAAGTTCTCAACGGGAAGATACAGAGCTTCAGCAACCAACGTCGCACATACCTCACCATGCAGGACGAAGTGAAGAACATGCGCGCAACGAAGGCGCCAGAAATGCTGCGGGAGCTACAGGCGCGACACTCCGAGAGTGGACTTGCCACATCGCAGTGGGATGATTTCCTGCTTATCTATAAGGGCGACGTTGACAAGGCCCTCTCAGATTACATCGTCTGGGCCGACAAAGAGATTGCAAACATCAATGGTGTGCCTCCGCCGCCGGGCGATCCAAATGTGGCGCTAATTCCCCTTGGGAAAGACCTGACAACGGTCAACCTAGCAACGATCAAGGCTGAGATGACGCGGCTAGAACAGTTCATCAGCGCCGATACGGTCGTTCGCAATCAATATACGGCACTCTCCACGCGGATCGCTCAGGAGAACAGTGCGCTCAAGGCGTTTGAGGCGCGTCTGACTGATGCGCAAGGTGCCGCGGCACGCCGGAAGGCTCTCCAAACTGAGCGCGAAGCGTCTTACGGCCGAGTGTTTGATGCGATTCTTAGCGAACAGAACGAGCTCAAAGCCCTCTATGCGCCACTTATGGCTAGGCTTGCGAATTCATCGGGGACGTTAAGCAAACTTAGCTTTTCAGTGTCGCGTGTTATCGATGCAGACACTTGGGGTGGCCTCGCTGAAGACAAACTCATAGATTGTCGCAAGAGTGGACCATTCTACGGCCGCGGCTCGCTGATTAAGCTCGCGAACTCTAAACTAAAACCGGCTTGGGAGACCGGGAGCGCGGCTGACATTCAGGCGGCGATGGCCCGTTTCATCGCTGAATATTGGAAGAACCTACTCTCACACGCGCCGTATGTTCCCACACAGAAGCTGGAATTCCGAGCCTGGTTAAAACAGTTTGCACAGTGGTTGTTCAGCACAGATCATATCTCCGTTCGATATGAGATCGCCTACGACGGCGTCGACATTCGTAAGCTTTCGCCTGGTACGCGTGGGATCGTGTTGCTGCTGCTATACCTTGCACTCGACGATGCCGACGACCGTCCGTTGATAATCGATCAGCCTGAGGAAAACTTGGACCCGAAGTCGGTGTTCGATGAACTGGTTTCGTTGTTTATCACGGCCAAGACCAAGCGCCAAGTGATTATGGTCACTCACAACGCTAATCTGGTGATCAACACGGACGCAGACCAGATCATCATCGCCGACGCAGGCCCGCACCCTGCGGCAGGTCTGCCTCCAATTACTTACGTCGCCGGTGGCCTGGAAGACGTCAATATTCGCAAAGCCGTTTGCGACATCCTTGAGGGCGGCGAGGAAGCATTTCGCGAACGAGCGCGGCGTCTTCGTGTGCGGCTTGAGCGATAGCGAGGCGGAGGGTCTGTTTGAACCAGCTAATTGTGGTGTTTCGGCTCAAGATTACTACCGGTAAAACCAATGTCGCCTGGAGTGTCTCTCGCTTTACGCCAAATCGCCTTCCCATGAACGGAGCCGGCCGGTTAGTCTCCAGATGATCCAGCTTGGCACGCCCACAATATGATGCAGATCACCTTTAATCTCCATCTAAACATCTGGAAGAGTCAACAGGGACTCAGGGCTGTTTGCGTAAACCCAGGATTCCGCGGAAGCTGATCGGCGGAGCCTTGGCGACTTGGTGAGGATGTATCCGCCGTGATTAAGCACGTCAGAAATCACCGAGGTCGAATAGAATTCTGAGCGTAATTCCGCTCCAGAAAGGCAGGTCCTTAAGAGATGACGATTCCAGAATGGATTAGCGCCGTTCTTGCAGCGTTTGACATGAAGATAGACCCTCATAGCGAGACCGAGATCGCGGAATGCCTTCAAAAAGAACGATCAAAGCGAGGCGATCTCGAAGAAGAGGAGTGGAAAGCCTACCTAGCGGAGCACTCGGTCTTCTTTTTGATCGGATATCAGAAACCGAGAGAAAGCTTTTGGGGAACTCACTTTGGTCCGATGGCAATCTTTCCCGGCGGAGAAGGAAAACCTACCGTCGTAACCCCGGACATCTCAGCGCTTGACGCGGAGACCATAGCCCACTGGGAGCGGCGGGCGGAAGAAGCTAGTAATCCTTTAATGAAAGCACGCTACGCGGATACTGCATGGGACCTAGCGAAAATGATCTGTGGTGCGAAGCCAAATCACCAAATGGCGAGGGTGGCTTCTGACGCATACCTCTCGGCAGTGGATCACAGATTATTCACTATTCCAATCTTTGCAACGCATTGGCTTGTCAGGGCGCTCGATCTAGCCATGAGCGTTCGTGATGAGAACCGGACAAGGTCGGCGGTTGACTCGATTCTCAGGTTCTACGATGCAAATCTGTCTCCAAAGTTCGTTGGAGTCTGGATCACACTGTTTGACTTGCTGTATGAACACCCAGACCTCGTAACTGAGAAACAGCTGGGTTCTCTGGTCTCTGGCCTCGAAGATATGTTAATGAGGCTATTAACTAGAGATGAGGGTGGTGAATTCGACCCATTCAATGCTCAGGCCGTTGGGGAAAGGCTAGTTCGACACTACAAGAAGTCGGGCGATGCGGGACAGGCCGAGCGGGTGCTTAAATCGATCGGAGCTGCGTTCCAAATGATAGCGGAAGGCGCTGGGGCGACGCTCGCAACTGCTTGGCTTGAACCTGTCGCACAGCGATATGAACAAGAAGGAATGAAGGCAGACGCGGAGATAATCAGGAATAAGCTGGAAGATCTCTATGCCAAGATTCCTGGTGAGATGAAGACCTATTCCTTCCCAGTTGAATTTAAGAAGGACGATATCGATGCTCTGCTCGCATCTTTAGTGGCGGATGACAGCCTCGCGGTGACCCTTCGAAAGGTTGCTGCATATTTCACTCCCAAGGTGAGTGAGGCACAGAGTCTGATTGAGAAAAAGAAGGGCATCGCGCCATTGGCAAGCATGCTGCCCATCGAGATCGTAAGCGCAGATGGACGCCCTCAGGCACATTTGGGGAGCGTTGAAGATGACCTCGAAGGGCACCTCTACTATCAATTGAATCAGCTGATGAGTTTTTCAGATCCCTTACTCTACTTGGCTATGGAGAGGATTAGAGAACAGTTTGTACCGAGCGCAGAAGAACTCACGTCGTTCCTGTTCGAATGCCCAGTGTTTGACACGACTCGCAGGCAGATTGTGCATGAAGGACTCACGGCTTATTTGGGACGAGACCATATGAAGGCAATTCATCTACTGGTGCCGCAAATAGAGGGGGTGCTTCGAAATCTTCTTCCGCTGATCGGTGTTCCGCCAGTGAAGAGCGTACCTAGATCCCCCGGTATCATTGACGTGAAAAGCATGAACAATATTCTCGATGAGCCTAGAATACGAGAAGTATTACTCGAGGACGTCTGGCGGTATCTCACATTGCTTTATATTGATCGGAGAGGAGCAAACTTGCGCAATAACCTTGCGCATGGGCTCATCCCACCCCAAGGCTTCAATGAATATACTTCGAATCGTGTGCTACATAGCCTGTTTGTTCTCACTCCAATAGCTATCCATCGGCGTCAGTCATCCTGAAGTTGTTCGTATTTCCTGTTCTGCTAGCTGATCGCTGATCCGCTCGCCTATCATTTAGCTAAGATGATCGACGAACTCCTAGCTTCATACAATCCGAGACGTAGCAAGCGTTGACGGCGACGATCAGGAACGGCAAACGCCCATTGCGCCAGAATGGATTCTGGGTTTACGGTAAACCGCTGAAGCCCTCATCGAGCCTTGACCCTGGATGCTCTCCTGAAGCCCCTGCAAAATCCCGTTTCAGGCGACTTCAGTGAGACAGCCGGAATTCGCCAACAGCATCAGTATAGGAATCAAACCCCGCGGAGCCTGCGGGCGCCGGCGGTCCTGGCTGAACGCGCGACTCCGCTGACCACGGACCGGCTTGCGCCTGTCTTGATGACACGGGTGGGCATCGCGGCCAGTCCGGCCTTTTGTGTGGGCTTCTTGATCTGTGCGGAGAAGGGTTTCATGGTCCTGTCCTACCTCTAATGCGACAACAGCGCGCCGGTGGTAGGCGCGCTGTCGGTTGGTGTTCCTAACTGTTGTGGGTTAGGCCGCCCTCGACCGGTTCTTGATGTTGAAGCCGACGGTGGTCCGGTTCTGGCGCGCTGAGACGACGAAGTTGGTGGGACCTTCCTCTTCATCGAGAACGATCGCAGCCATCGCCTGGCGGTTGAGGTTGTAGCCGCGGCCTTCATGCCATCGATCTGCCGCCGACAGCGACGGGCAGGTGTAGTGCATGATGCCGCCGTCGTCCTCAAGCACCTCACCGTGAGTGTGGCCGGTGACGAAGATCTGGTGAGCGGTCTGGGCCCATTCCTGGCGGCGCTCATTGGCCATCAAGGTGGGCAGGTCGGCCAAGTTGACGTCGTTGCCGTGGGTGGCGCCGATCAGCGTGTTGTCGCAGACGTAGTAGTTGCGACTCATCAGGCTGTCGATGATCTCCACATCATCGTCATTGCGGTACCAGGCTTGCAGGTACTTCATCAAGGCAATGTCGGAGTGGTGATCGTGGTTGCCAGGACAAGGAAGAAGCACGATCGGTGCTACCTGACGAAGCCAGTCGCAGAACTCGACCTTGAATTCGAGGCCCTCGCTCAGGATCATCTCGGGTGTGCCATCCAGATCCTGAGGCGTGCCGAGCGTGGTGCTGCCGAACTGATTGTCCACATGGAACCAGTCGGAACCGAAGGGAACGACGATGCGAGTGGGGCGGCCACGCGCCACCAGACTGTTCAGGATGTTCTCGGTGTGGAACCTCAGAAGCTCCTTACAACTCTGCCGTGTGTAGCTGTGGCCGGCTTCGTCGAACCAGGATCCCTTTCCATAATGGAAGTCCATCGGCAGGAACACGGCCGAGAACGGCCTCGACGCACGTATGATGTTCACCAACTGCGGACGGTAGTCTGGAACGAAGCGGTTGGCCCAGTCGTCGACAACCCGTGACACCGAATGCTCAAAGTTATCCCACAAGGCAGCCCGTTTCTTGATCTCCTTCCAGGACTTCTCGTTCATGGCAGTGAAGACAGCACGGCGCTTCATGTTGTAGAGATCTTCGACCAAGTCGTCGGTGGTCCGCTCAATCAGCTCTTCGGCTGAGAAGGGTTCCTTGTCGTGGGTGATGCCGTGGATGTGCAGATACTGGATCAGCCAGGCTCTGGGCATGCCGAAGTCGCGCGCAATCTCATTCAGGGTGGAGCTCTTCCCAACCATGTTGGAATAGGCTTCACAGATGGCGCGGTGCTCGGCGCCGGAGGTCACGATCGGCTCGCCCACACCGCGGATCACCGTGATGTAGCGATCCTGGTCCTTGTTGTACCAGTACCGTTGGCGGATGTCGTTGCCCACCACCTTGGAGAGCAGCCACTGCCGTCCATTGACGGAAGTGGTGGGCTGCGCATCCGATTTCGGCAGATACTCAGCTTCTGCCTCGGCGGTGGTCTTGAAGGTTCCAATGTCGACAGGAGAAGGGGAAGGCTTTGCGGCGGAAGCGCCATGATGCCCTACACGCTTGTCTGTCCTGCCTGTAGGGTTCGCCCTGCGCTCGACTGTGTCAGGAGAACAGTTGTACTTCTTGGCGATCTGTTTGACTTTCAACCCAGCCTTGAGTTCGGCTGCAACCTGCTCGCTGGTAATGCTTGCCCTCGGCCTGCCGCGTCCTGACATTCTTACCTCTTGGGGGGATTCACCAGGCCAACCTTTCAGTTGGCCCGGCGAGTACGGGTGGATTTGGGTCCATCTCCGTGTGGGGATCCGTCTAATCCTCGTTGCTTGACTTGATCGCTCTGAGCTTGTCGGCCCGCGCTGATTGCTTGCTGGCTATGTCCTTGCCAGACCCCTTGCCTTCCGCCTTCTCCCTCTTCCACTTCTGCTCAGGAGTCAGCATCCAATCTTTCAAGATCATTCTGCGCTGGGTCTGCAGTGTTACCAAAAGCTCGACGTTCGGATGGATGACTTTCTCCCAGGAGATAGGAAGGAATGTCTCCGGGTGAACATCCTTGGGATTGGTCACCGTCAGGCGAGCTTCATCTCCTTTGCTCAGGATGTGCAACGAACGCTGCATCTGCAGGTCGATCCAACAGAGGTCGGAAATAGCGACCCGGTCAGATTCCTTCGCCAGGACCGGGTCGGTAGAAAGCTCTCTGCACCAGGCGTTGAAACGCTCTTCGACAATCAGGCGTTCAACGGGACACATCTTGTCCGCGAGGGCCTTGTGCATCCGGAGCAAGGGACACTTCGACGAGTACGGACACTTGTCCTCGTCCGCTACATTCTCCTGGTTGCCGGGACACATGAGCACAGCTCCGGCTGCCGGGCCGAGAATCCGTAGCGCAGACTGGTAGTTGTCGAGTTCCTGCTTTTCCTCAACAGTGAGGCCGAGATCCTCGCTGGTGGCGAGCAGGCCATTCACATTCTCGGTTGGGACGGGGAAAAGGGCCAGGTCTTCCGGAATCGGAATAAGACCAGGAGTTGCCATACATACCTCCCTAGTATAGGGATTATTGCGGGCAGTTAGTTCATTGACGGGAAGGCTGTTACAGAGAGGAACTCGCCGGCGGAAACCGGCGAGTCGGGCAGTGCAGATTACTTCTTTGGCGTCTCAGCGGGCTTGGCAGCTTCGGCCGGGGCATCGGAAACGATCGTCAGAGTCTTGAAATCCAGGTGGTGGCCTGGATGATCAGCGATGATCTGCTTAGCCAGCTTCTCGCCATCCTGATTGACCGAGTCTTCCTCGCGCTGCAGGTCCACCTTGTGCTGGGTGTAAAGGCTCAGCTTGAGCTTGAGGTTCTCGATCTTGAGATCCTCGATCTCGCTGGGCTTGACTGGCGCCATCGAAGGTTGAGCCGGCGCGGAGGCCGCGGGTGCAGGTTTCTGCGCGATCGCCGGAACAGCCAGCAGCAGAAGGAACAGAATTGAAAGCAGTGTTTTACGCATTGGTGCCTTTCTTCGAGACGGGTTCATCTGCCTGTAGTGTGGATGGCAAGCGGGGAGATACCAAAGGCCCGCTTGGCACTGACCAGGACGACAGGTGCCGGCTGCACGATCGGGCGCTGGGCCTTGATGCGGTCGAGCGCGCGGTCGAAGTCGAAGCCGCAGGTGTAGAGATAGGTCGCAACCAGCACCGGAGACCGGCTGATGCCGGCGTGGCAGTGGGCCAGAACGGTGCCTCCGCCGAGCAGCGCGCGGCGAATCCAATCGACAGCCGAGTAGAGCTTCTGAACATCCCAGTCGTGGCCGTCGAGCTGGTCCATCTGGATGATGCTGGTGACGAGTCTGGACGGAATCGTGAGCGGTTCAGTGGTGCAGTTGCAGATGTGGGTGATGTTGTGTGGGTTGCCGGACCTGAGATCCTCAGCGTCTTTGAAGCCGCCCAGAAAGAGGCGGTCAAGGACTTTGGTGAGCGGGAAGGTGTTGCGATAGCCGGTTTGATCGAGGGGCACGGATTCTTCCTAAGGGTTGTGGAACGGGAGGTCTGCGCTTGCGCGCCATTCCTTCCGTCTTGTACTGAGGCTTGGAATGGGGAACAAAGACGGGAGAGATACAACTGAGAAAGGGCCTCTGGCGTACAGAGAGCAACCCTAGATAGGAAAGACCCGGTGCTCGGAAACATCGGAAAGCGCCGGCGGAACGTGGATCAGACAGCGGTGGGTTCGCATCAGCATGTCCTTTCCGAAGGCAACCACCCACTCGGCAACCTGGTCGCACTGGATAGCTTCTTGGTTCTTGTACTCGCACATGGGAGCCACATCACGATCCCAGCAGCCTTCGATGGTTCCAGGCCGGTGGCAGAGTGCGACGTACTTGCCGGCCTTGCGACGCAGGCGGTACTCCGGCGCCTCGGTATCGTGGCAGTAGAAGCAGAACAGCGGCGTGTCCGGTGGCACCAGGACGGTTCGGAAGCCGGCGGCCGTTGCCGCAGCGAGATCGGTCAGCTCTGCAAAAAGATGACCGAACGGCGGATCGCTGAACAGGTCTGCCGGCGTCTCCACAGCATGAACACCCTGCTGGGTGATGGCGGGATTATCCCAGTTATCGAGCACTACACCACCTCCGCAGCAGCGAGCAGCTTGACGCCAGTGAGAACGAAGTCGGTCATATGCAGGCCAGCTTCAAGTTCCCGGTTGAGGACGTACTCACGAACCCGATCCAGTGACACCTGGGCATCAGGACCGCCGAGAACGATGATCGTGTCGGCAACCACCCGGGCGTTTTCCAGGCTGGGGTCATGGACCTCGCCACAATCGGGGCACTTCAAATCTTCTTCGGTGATCAGCTCAGCCGGCATCTTGACTTCAAAGTCAACTGCCCAGATGCGGTCCGCTGTGGACACGTTGTCAGCTGCAAGCAGCTTGGCGACGTCAATGGCTGTGGTGTGGTGGGCGCTCAAATGAATTCTCCTGTGGCCGGTTTCCGGCCTCATGTTGAGAATGCGATTCGAGAGCGATCTACCAAAGGGAGGGCGTGGCGATTCTCGGTTCAACCCTGCTGCTTTGAGTAATACTCAATATAAGAGTAGCTCTATAAGAGCTACTCTCTTTTAAGTGTAAACTCAATAGTAAGTATTACTTACAATTAACAATTGAGTGAAACTCACTATTAAGAAGCATCGCACCTCGACCGGCAGGTGTCAAAGGTTCAAAGGGTTTTCGGGTCAAAATAGAGGTCAATCTAAGGTGTTCACCCTACTGGACAGATCTGTGAGTAGACCTCAAGCATTGAGCATCCGCCCACCCATCCCCAGTTCCGCCGGCCCCTTCCCTCCCCGGCAAAAAAAGAACCCCGTCCGAAGGCGGGGTTCCAGGGATTTGGATAGTGGGTCTGCTTCCGAGGTGCAGACAAGACGCCCGGAACCTGTAACGGGAGGTCGATAGATCTTTCAGTGAGCGCTACGGTTCGCGTCAGTTGAGAATTACAGTGCTCCCGATTTCCAAACAGAAGCCGAGAGTCACCGGCCAGGGGATGACGGACTTGATCTGGTCGTATTCATGAAGTGCTGGAGACCTGCTCGGGGCTGTTGCGCTGACACTGGATCCTGACCTTTATGAGGAATGTATTGCAGGAGGAGCTTAGTCGTTCTTCGAACGGTTATCCTTTTTAGGATGGTTTCCAAAATGCATTTCCGAGCCAATCCGGGAAACGACGCTTTTGCGACTATCCGAGGATTCGTCTTTCAGGCGAACCTGACGGTGTTGCAGTGGCTGAATCTTTCTGAAAATGAACATCTTGAGCTCGAATGTGGGGAGGATATTGACGTCGTCGGGAAGGCGGTCGGTGATGTGATCGGGCAGGCCGTAGCGTCCGGCGACCCTCCGGTTGAGTTGGTGGAGGTTCGGCGTCTTGGTCAGCTCAAAGTACGATCTGCCAATTTAACCCTGAAGAGCGGAGAGGCTCTCCAGGCGATTGCCCGCTTTTGCGAACATCAGAAGCTGAATCCCCAGTGGAGCCTGTCATTCCGTTATGTGACTACCGCTGAACTGGGAGTTGAGCGGGACTGGATCGGTTCCGGCTCCGCAATCGGAACCTGGGAGGCGATCCGTCTCCACAAATATGGAGAGGCAGAAGAGGCCGCAGCCGTCAGCTTGATCGCCACATTTCTGCGGTCCTGCTCCCAACCGGGCAAAGTATCGAAGTCATCGTGGGATTGCATGCGCGGTATGGTGGACGCCGAAGACACCTGTCCATTGCTGAATCTCATCCGGCGATTGGAGTGGAGCTCTGGGCACGGCGACTACCTGAACGTAATGGCCGATATCAAGGAAGCGCTTGCCGGGCGAGACGACTCGCCATCCGCTGAGGAAATCGACCGGCTTTATGAGCACCTCTTTGCCTATGTTTTCCTCCTCCTGTGCCGGGCTGGAAGGAAGACGCTCGCGGCTGAAGATCTGACTGCTGAGTTGAGTACGCCGTCGGTTTCTCAACAGGCGATCATCGCGGTCCGAAGCTTCGAAGCTCAGCTCCAAGAGATCGAGCGGCGTCTCACCACTGTTGAGCGCGAGCTGGAAGATCACGGTGTGCGAGTTGAAGGACTCGAGGACGACGTTGCCGCCATAAATGCGGTCTTCGATTTGGCGAGGCGTAGCTCCGAGCCGAAGGGAATCTTAAATCAGCTGATCCAGAACCTTAGGACCATCAACCAACAGGCGAGCGAGGCTCAGGTGATCCGACAGAATCTGGCTGTCCTGAGTCAAAGCCTTGGCCAGGACGCCGGCTTCGCCATCGGATTGATGTCGATCTCAACCGATGCGCCGGAGTTGGTCAATCCCTGCCTCTCGCGAAAGGCTTTGGTTGATTCGATTAGCGAGCAGCTACAAGCGGGCGGGATCGTGGTTCTACGCGGAGAACTGGGCTCCGGAAAAACCCAGTTATTGAAGTTGATCGTCCAGCGGCACACGGGCAAATCCCATTGGCTCAATATCCCACGCTCGGCCGGCGAAGTTCAGGCCAGGGCGTCGCTCGACCTCCTACTCGCTTCTCAAACGGGCTTGCGAAGAGGTACCCCTTCGAATGTATGGGCTGCGGCTGTAGCGGAAGCTTTTCGAGGTTCACTGCTGGTCATTGACGATCTGCCTGTTGTTCCACCTGGCGGGGAGCTGGCGGCGCGGCTTGAAGCACTGGCAGAGGCCTTCCGCCACGCGGGTGCAAAACTTCTCTTCTCGACCTATCACACGCTCCCATCAGCCTTCGAGCAGAGACTTGGTTTCGTGCATGTAGAGGCTCCTCGATTCACCAGAAGTGACGTCAGCGAACTGTTCGGCCTATTGGGCGCGCCGCAGCGGCTGACGACCGATGCAATTCTGGACCTGATTGTGGCGATCTCCGAAGGTCTTCCCATTCTGGTGGCCGCCGCGGTTCGCTACTTGGCAGACCAATCGTGGGGCTTCACATCAGAGCATTTGGAGTCCCTTCTGAAGGGTGAGTTTGCCGAGGGAGTTCGTGCGGATGTCGGCCAGCTTCTCCAGACGATGGTTCCCGATGATGCGGAACGAGAACTCCTGATTCGTCTCAGTCAAGCCGTCGGCGCTTTCTCACTCGAAGAAGTCGCACGGGTTGCTCGCGTTCCGCGCCCGATATCGCTTCCTGGCGAGAAAGTGCAGCGCGCTTCCGGAATTTGGCTGCAGCCCCTGGGTTCGGATAGATACCTTCGTTCACCACTTATTAGCGCGAAGCTAGGCTCTTCGCTGGATCCGAAGACGTTTCGAGGTGTCCACTTCGTACTGGGACGGAATTTGCTGGACAAAAAAGTCCTGGAGCCCGCGGATGTTCTCATCTGCGTGAATCACTTCACTCTTTCCGGCTCGGTTAACCACGCCTATATTGTCCTGATTCAGGCACTCGCCGAGATCAGCATCCAGGACGAGCCTCTAGACGAGGGGTTCGGATTCATCCAGTTCTGGACCACCTATCCATTGCCTCCAGGCGGGGATTTGAACCTCCAGCTCTACTTGAAAGCCTTGCAGTTGGTCGTTACCGATCGCCAGGGTGCCCAAATCGATAGGCTGGTTGGTCAGCTCGATGCGCTTATCGAAGAGTCCGGTTCGACGGGATGGGGCGTAGCGATGGCTGCGGGACACGTCGCCATTCACATGGCTCGCAAGAATGCTGCGCTCGCAAATAGATTTCTTGTACCCGCTATCAACCAGTTCAACATCTCCGAGTTTCCGACCGGCGGCGCTCCGCTGCCGCGTCGGGAGTATCCCCTAGAAGGAGTGTTGTGGATAACGGCGGTGAGCAGCCGGTCCGACGAGGATGTCTACTCCTGGATCGAGACAGTGTCCCAATACACGCCGGCGCAGCTTGAAACGCTCAACTCGTCCGATCTTGCCGAGGACAACATTACGGTTCTCTGCGATGGGGTCTGGCGACGCGAATACGACAAGCCGGAGGCAGAACGCGATTGGGATCACGCGAAGGCAGTGCTTGCAAAGATCGAAGAGGTTGCGCAAGCGATTCCGTACCCGCTTCTCGAAGCTGCAGCGATCCGCAATCGAATTATCATCCTGGCAGAGTGGGAACATCAGGTCGCCGCGGCACTGGACTTGGCTCAGGCAACGGTAAGCAGGCTGCCTGACGAGGACTGCGCCTTCCTGATCGCTGAGGTCACCGGTAGGCAATTGCATTACGCCGGCAGATCGGCCGAGGGGGCGCGCTGGCTTGAGCAAGCCCTCGCCTGCAACTCCTACCGGCAGAGCCTGTGGCGCAGAAATGTTCTAATCACGCTTGCCGAAATCTGCGGTCCGACAGACCGCACCCGGGCAGCGGACCTCACCGGCGCGGCGGTCGAGCTTTGCCGGAACACCGGGTTGATAGACACCTCCTTGATTGAAGCTTTGGCGGAGCACTCGATGGCGCTGTGGAACAACAACCAACGGGCCGAGGCCTTTCGGGCGTTGGAGGAAGCGGTTTCAAAGAGCCTCGAGACCGAATCCCCTGCGGATACATGGAAAGGGATGTTTGCCCGGGTTTTCGGCGTAGCCGCCTATTACAGTGGCGTCGCTCTGAACGGACGACCTCAAGCTGGACATGTCGAGCCGACGCAGGGACTGTTCCTCGGCAGCAGCAGCGAGGCCCCGGGTGCCTTTCGCTCCACTCAACTGCCATATGTCTGCCTCCGGCTGGCGATGTATGCCGAGGGCATTGGAGATTCGGCATCGGCGGCGAGGTGGGCTCTCAAAGGAATGGAATATGCCGAGATTCATCGGGATGCCCTGCCTGCGGTCCGCGCCTCTCAATGGATGGGTCTCGCGGACAGTCTTATGCGGAACGATTTTCGGCGCGTCGCCGAAATCGCAATTGCAATGGCGACCATCGAACTGCCGACGCAGGCTCATGTCGATTCTCTTGGTCAGGCCGGTGAAGCTCTCTCAACCGTCCGGAGCATGCTGGAGGCGAACCTAACTCCTCAGGCAAGATTATCGGTTCTGCTGCTTCCCGTGATCTCTTCAACGTTGAAACTCGCGCTCCTCAAACTTGATAGCGCGGTCTCACCCATCAATGAAACGGTGATCGAGGATGCCATCCAACAGCTCGAAACCATACCTGCTGCATACCCTTCAGCGGAACCGTACATTCCGACGCTCCTAGTCTCTCTCCAGGGTGATGCGAATTGGGAGGAGTTGCATCGGTGGAGCGTCGATTCGGCAGCGAGAGCGGAGTACCTGTGCACTTTTGTCTACATGATTGGGACAATCCTTCGCGCCCCGCTTCGCGAGTCGCTGTATGCACAAATCTGGCTCGTCCGCGAAATGGAGAAGGGCTTCCGTTCATACCAAGCCATCATTCGTGAAGTAGCGGCTCCGTTCTTCATTCGGTACTGGGAACGGGCCTGTGATCGTTCTGGATTCCAGTTCAGCGTACGACCGTCGTACGCGAGACAGCAGGTTGAGTCAACCGAGAGGTCCTTTCCCGGTTTGCGCCGCCTGCTCAAAGAGATGCGCTTCTGTCTCGGCACGCCGCTTCCTGATGAAGTCATGGCTTGGCTTGATCGTATCTGACATCGGGGTGAAGCAGTCGGTATGTTGCGTTTACAACAAATCGCCTTCCCATGAACGTAGCCGGTCGGTTAGTCTCCAGATGATCCAGTTTGGCAAGCCCACGGAGTGATGCAGATCACCTTTAAGCTCCATCTAAACATCTGGAAGAGTCAACAGGGCTGTTGGCGTAAACCCAGAATTCCGCGGAAGCTGATCGGCGGAGCTTTGGCGATATGGCGATATTCCAGAATCCATTCTGGCGCAATCGGCGTTTGTCGCTAGCGATGCCTCATACTATTGCTGTGGATTTAAGCGAGCGGCTATCATTTTTGAGCGAATGACAACTGACAAAACCGAATGGATATGATGAGAATTCACCTCTGGGAACGCTTCAGTAACTACGACAACTCGATTGATGAATCTACATTCGCCAAGTTGATTGAAGACAACTTTGCATCTCTTTCAATGAAAGGCGAGAGTACGAACCATGAGCTAGTCGAACGGATTGCCGAAGTCTCCAACGTGCCTATTCCGGTCGAATCTTTGTCGGACGTCCTTGCCGAGACTGTACTTGCACGAGGAAACTATGTTTTCGGTTGCCCCGGAGACTATTTTGACACCATTGCGCGGAGCTACCCGAACATGCTGTGGTGGCTCACTGAAAATGGTCTCAATATGGCAGTCATGCCTACACTTTACGAGCGACTTGCCACGCGCCTTACCGAACTTGAGAAACTTCCACCACAAGCGCGTGGATTTGCATTTGAAGGCTTTCTCGACGCGTTGTTTGCAGTTTTCGGACTGTCACCGCGAAAGTCTTTTCGGTTGGTTGGCGAACAGATAGACGGCAGTTTCGAGCTTAATGCCAACACTTACCTGGTGGAAGCCAAGTGGCAGGAACCGCCGATCGGTAATCGTGAACTTCAATCTTTCGCCGGAACAGTACGAACTAAAGCGGATTGGACGCGGGGTTTGTTTGTAAGCAACTCTGGCTTTAGTGAGGATGGCCTGACGGCTTTCAGGCTCGGTGAAAAAACTCGAATAATCTGCCTTTCAGGCACGGATCTTCGCGATACATTTACTCATAATCTCAGTCTCGTGGAAGTTTTCGATCGAAAGACCAGACGCGCTGGTGAGACTGGACGCGCCTATGTGCCTGTGCGGGAACTCTTTGACATCACTATCGAGTGACGGACAATCCCTAAACTGCCTTGCTAACGGAGTTTGACATGAGGGTTTATGCGTTCCTCGCCGCCCACTCCTCGGCGGTGTAGTGAGTCAGGGGCGGCCCATTGTAGGCAGCCAAGCCTTGGGTCTGGCAGATCTCCTGGCACTCGTTGCTGAAGCGCACCATGACGTCGGCGTGCTTGCCTGTGGCGTGGAGCACAGTGCCATCGCTGAGGGTCACCTTGAACTCGACGATCGTCGGCTTGGGACCCTTCGGCGCTCCAAGGGCTTCGCCTGTGGCTGCAGCAGCGTTCAGGGTATGCTGCTGGCGCAGCTGGAGGGCCTTCCGTACGAGATCGCCGGCAGTAAACTTGGGTGCCTGCGGTGCTACGACTGCGGGTGCCGCCGCGGGCTCAGTTTTCGCCGTCGGTTTCACCGGCGCCGGCTTGGCCTTCGCCGTGGCTTTCTTGGGTTGGTTCTTGCGAAGTGGCATTGGGTTGTTGCTCCTTCTTGGCTCTGTGGGCATTGAACTCGGCGTCGAGTTCGGTGGTATCGAAGAGATCGATCTTGTTGAGAGAGATGTCAGTCAGCATTTGGCTTACCTCGTCGCGGCCGGACCAGCACAACTGACAGAGTGCTGTGACACCGGAGCATCGCTGAACCGGCCCTTTCCGTTGCACCGAGCCTGGCGGAAGGATTCTTCCGCCGGCATCTTTAGACAACGGCGGATCTCGCAGAGCTTGTTCAGCCAGCCGCGGTCATCGGTTTTGGTTTTGGTGATGGTGATGAGGTGGCCGTTGACACGCCAGGCCTCATGCTTGTTGTGCCTGATCTGCTCGCCATGTTCCTTGAGGAGCTTATAGGCTTCTTTCTGGGCATCCATGTGCCCAGAATGAACGGCTAGTAGGAAGTACCAAAGGTACAGAGGACTCCGCAGAGGAAGTCCGTTACTGCTTTACGCAACTTGTAATAGAGACCTCTCCGCCGAAATCGCGGATGGGGGCAAGAATCCTGGTCGAGTCGTTGAAGCGCAAAAGTATCGTCCCCACCTTCTCGATCGTTGCGAGAAAACGCTTCTTGGCAGAGGCTTCGGTCTTTTCGGGGACAATCATCTGATCCTTGATAGTCAGGACGTCTGTTCCCTGCTTGAACTTGACCTCGAACGTCAAAAGAAACAGCTTCATGTCCGGACTCCTTTTTGAGGACTGCAATCAGATGCTGGATGTAGCCACCACGGCGTACATCGATAGTGACGCCACAGGAACACGCCTTATTCCACAGCAGTCCATTCTCTTCACAGATCATGTCGCATTGGTGGTGGGAGAACAGGTGAAGCATCTGATCACGAGGGGTGAGCCAGCCGCGCGCTTCACACATCGCGGAGAGTTCATTGATCGCTTCTTGCTGAGCGGCAGACATGGTCATAAGGGAGGCATTACTTGCCCCCCAGAATCAGTGAAGACTCCTCGGTGATGATGCCGATGACGTGCGACTCGTCAGACAGGACGAGGCAGTCTTCGCCATCGTACTCGACGGTGATCTCGACCTTGGTCTGCAGGACGTAGACGCGATCGCCGGACGTCAACTGCGGAGGGATGATCTCGCCGCCGGCAGTGACGAGACCACGGCCAACTGCACGGACGGTGCCCATCCGCTTGGGGACGTTGTAGGCCTCATTGAGCTGGCCCGGTGCAATCAACTTGCTGTTGCCGATGTTCTCATCGGCCGGATCGAGCTTGATGATGAGGTAGTTGCTGATGGGTTGGATCTTCATTCCAGAATGCCTTTCCTGATCAACTGCTGGGACTCGGTTGTGGTTTAGTGCTTTCCAAAAATAAGGTCGAACAGGCTGATCACTTCCGTATGCGAGGTCTCCGGATCAAACTCTTCCGGTGCATGAAACGCACGGAGGAATTCGTGGAACTTGCCTTCCGTTACGAGGGAAAGTGATGTTGTGCCTGCCGGCAGGTTGACTGTCACGGGCTTGCCGACAATCAACCTGGCAATGATGCGCGGTGTGAGTTTGACTCGAGCCTGCATGACTAGACATGCACCTCGACGTGGACATTCACGGCCGGAGGCGGTTCAATCGCCGCAAGGCCCTGAGCCATGGCGAAGCAACCGTTTGTCGTGGTCTCGGGTTCGTCGTAGACCTCGGGGTTCTCGATCTCAAAGATCGCATCGAGACCTTCGTTGACGGTATCCACCAGCTCCTCGGCGGGGACAAAGGTGCGAAACGTGACTGCGTTGTTGTCCTCGGTCACGACGGTGCCAGTTACTTCCCAAAATGCCATTGCGGAATTCCTCTCAAAACGGGTTGATGATTGGGACAATGTCAGCAGACAGCTGACTACTTCGGCGCCTGAACCTGGTTGAGGGTCAGTTCATAGAACTCGCCCACCCGGTAGTCGTCGACGATCTCTTCCTGACTCACCAGGACAACCTTGCTGGTGCCCTTGGCGTTCGCGCTCTCAAACGTGACCGTGCCTACTCGGCCGGCTGCCCTGTCACGAACCTTGGTCTCGGTGACGGCAAACAGAATTGCTTCCTTCGACATGCTTCATTCCTTACAGCCCTGGCTGGGCCGTCAATTGCGAGTATGTGGAGGCTAGGGAATGTACCAAAGCTACGAAGCCCGCCAGGGCGGCGGGCTTGTAAGGCTTTCACAAAAATGTGCTGTTCTAGCTGGCTGCGGGAGCGGTCGCTGAGGAAGTCGGATCGCTAGTCGTGGAAGAGGTCGTCTCGGCGACAACAGGAGCAGCGGTCTGGGTCGATGCGGAAGGATCTACCGTGAGGGTCTTCCGTCCACGTCCACCGGGCTTCAGTGTCGAAGCGGAAACTGCCTGCTGAGTCGTGGTCGTCGTGTCAGTGACGGCCGTGGTGGCAGCAGGTGAGGCGGTCGCATTGATGACGGACGGAACGGCTGTCGTGGTCTCAGTTGCAGTGCTGGTAGCAGAAACTGGCGTGGCAGCAACCACCGGAGCGGGAACCGTAGCGGCAACAACTGGAGCCGCAGTGTCCACAGGAGCAGCAGCAACAACAGCCGGCGCCGAAGTAGAAGCGGCAACAGTATCTGGGACCAAGGTGATGTTGGTGACAGAAACAGTCCGGATCGCCCCTGGGACATTCGGAGCGGCAGAACGAAACAGGGTATGCACTCCGTTGATCATCTTGGAGGACATCCCGGAGCGGCCATAGAACTCCTGGATCAGGGCCTGGGCATCGGTCGCATTGGCAGCCAGGACAGCAATGACGAAGGTCGAGGTGGCGAGAGGGGTCTTGTTGTGCATCACGGCATCCGTTACCTGGACGTTTGCTGTGTAGTGATTGAGGCTGGAACTCATTGAAACTCCTTCAGAGGGTTGGGGTTCGGATGATGAACCGGGACATGGTGCCAGCAAGCATGATTGCCCCGCAGGCCAAAATGACATGGCCAGTGCAGAGCAGAACTACTGCCGCAACGACAAGGATGACGACGAGGAACTTCATCTTCCAAACCAGGAAGTGAAGAAGGGCCGTGCCAGCATTGCATCCCACCACTTCTGGATGTCCTCGACAAGACGAGCCATCCAGGAGAGCTGGTAGCGAACCCACTCCTTCTCATTGCACAGATCAGGAAAGAACCGCAGTGTCGGCAGCGTTTCCAGTTCCTCGGCAACGAACATTCCCTCGAGCAGATACCGCAGGGCATTGCTCTGGAAATATGCGGGCCAGGGATTGAGAGCGCCATCGTAGCTGTGTGGCAAGAGGATGCCAGCCAAGATCGCGCGCTTCACGCACTCAACGGCCGTCTCCTCATTGAGGGCCTCAATTATGAATGTCGTGGGAGGAATCCCGTAGTGATTGGGGTTCACGGCCGTGACCTTGAAGAAGATGTGCGAGTTCGGACTAGGTTTGACCATGTCCCCAGCATGGTCCCAGCCCTTGATGTACCAAAGGCCCCACACGTGAGGCCTTTTTGTTTGTGTTCTGAACAGGTTTCAGGATTCGTGTAAGAAGATTGCCACATTTATCTGACAGCCCACCCGGATCTAATTCAGCGACTCATAAACAGGGCAGCAACTGGTCATGTGACTCGTTCATGAGGCTTCGTGCGAGGTGCCGCAAGTGATGGGGATGAAGACACCAGGTAACAAGTAGTACAGGGAGGCTGGCCTATTTGGGTTTTAGCCCACCCGGTCCTAATTCGCTTGCTGCCATTCAAGGAGAATGAAATGACCACGAAGAAACAGCTCACACCAGAACAGCGTGCCATGTTGAACGAAATCGTCAACGGAGCATTCAGCTCCATCGCCATTCACTTCATCGGCGACAACCTTGCCAAAGGCATTCACTATGCAGCCGATGCCACGCAGCGCACCACCGATGTGACAGCCCGTGCGGCTGGCACCGCTCAGGTCTGTGCGATCCCAGCAGCCAAGCAGGCATGGACTGGGTTCACTGGCCTCTTCGCCAAGAAGACGGCCGCAACGCCTGCCTCCCTCTAAGACTACTCAACGACGCAAACAGGGCATGGGAACTGACTGGCAACAGGAAGCCCATGCCCGCGGCTTCTGCGCACAAGACCCAGCACAACTCATTCGTACTCAACCGACCCCGTGGAGGGGGAAGGAGAATCACCATGTCTAACGACAAGAATCTGTTGAGCGAACTGATCGCTCTAAGCCACAGCCCAATTCACAATCATCTCAAGGAGGAAGACGTGAAGGCATTGCGTCTCGAAGATGAGCAAACGGCAGAGGAGTTCATCTACTCTGACGGCGAAGCGACTGAGGTCGAAGTTCCCTTGTGGAACCACGACAGCCGAATGGCTTTCCACATTCTCTATGACGCAACTGACGTAGAGATCATCACTCGTGTACGCCGG